TCCATTAGATGAAGACAGAGTAACACCTTTTACTATTGGTAAAGTATATGAATTAGACTCTTATGACAATGATAAATGGTGTTTGGTTTTCCATGATGAAAAAAGAATTGGACATTATCCTATGAAGTTGTTTAAACCACTTTATGAACGTAGAGAAGAAATCTTAAATCAATTACTATATGAAAGTAGTTTGTGTGAGTAATAAAAGGTATAATCATTCTTTGATTCAAGGTAAGGAATATGAAGTCCTTACTGAAACGGGTGTTATGGGTTGTCAAAGGTGGTTTATAAATGGTGAACACGATTCAAGGTTATACTTAAATACTTTACTTGAAGATGGTGCTGTTTTAGCTCAATCTGTGGTTAGGGATGAGAAAATAGATACTATTTTAGATACTTAATATATAGTATCTATGAAATACTTGAAAAGATTTAACGAATCTCATATTGAAGATTACCTTGAAGGTCAGTCATTTCAAGAGTTTGATCCAGGTGATACTTGGAACCTATTAGATGATTTGGCTAAATATCCTGGTCCATCAGCACTTACTGAAAGTGATTACCCAAAAATAGAAAGATTATTACTCAAATATTTTAAACCGGAACTTACTGGTGTTGAATTAAAATATAGGAGTGTTTACTCACTTGGTAGATTAGACCCAAAAGATATAATGTGTAGGGTAAATTGGAAATTGGAATATCCCAACGAAATGAGATTTGATGTAACAGTAACAAAGTATGAAGATGATTACTTTTTCATAAAATCTGATGGGGTTCCAGTAAGTGGTAATACTCCAAGGAAAGCATTTGAGGTAAGATATCCAATGAAAGATAATGATATTTTTTTAAAAAGTATTAACTGGTTTATAGATGGTTGGGATGGTTTTACTGATTGGGTTAACTCAAGTCCTATAAACGAGAGTAATAACTATGACTTACTAAAATACGAAATTAATGATTATTCCAGAAACAAAAGGGCTTTGCTAGTTGGTAAAAAAACAAATGAGTACAGAACTCTAATGTATGGATATAGAAAAATTGGAAATGATGTATCATGGGATCTATTTGATGATAAGGGTTATCACTTTGGAACTATGTATAATATGGATGGTTCTTTTAAACACGATGGGAGTGTAGATAGTTTTGGTAGGAGAAAAAGTTAATTTTTCTTTGTAACTAAACATTTTTGTATTATCTTTGTATAACAAATCACTTCGGCGAGTATCCCCTCACTCTTATAAAGTGTCGAAAGGGTAATAGGTGCATATGGGTTCGATCCCCATCTTGCCGACACAATATCAACTTGGACTTTTGCGTTGATAATATTCCCCCTTATAATACTTCTTTATAAATCTTTTGGCTTGTGTATGTGATATTTGAAGAATATCTGCAACCTTTTTGACCCAACCAAATTCTGTCAGATCAATATCCTTAATCAATCCCAATCTTTTGTCTATTTCTATTTTTTCGAATTTGTTTTGTCCACCAAATTTGTAACCCATTTTTCTGGCATTTTCCTGCCTAATCTCGAGTGGAACTACACTCCAAACCTTAATTCTTTTTTCATAATTCTTCCAAGAACCTCCCTTTGATGCATAATTATCACTCAACCACTTGCCGTGATTTATTTTTTCTTCCATCGATAAGTTATTATTTACATAATCCCAGGATCCATTTCCACCAATAGTCATATTATAAGTTTCTTTATTAGAAATAAATTCTTCGTTCACAATTTTGGATTCCATATCAAACATATCTTCAGGATTATCAAATATTGCGAGATATTCTTTGACAAAATTTTCAACTCCGTATTTTTTTATTGCTAATTTAATTTTATTACCGGATCCCATATAATTATCATCCAAATTCTTTGTTTTATGAACACCAATATAAATTTTATTATTTATTTTGTTTGTAATTTTGTAAACAGTATAAAACATTGAACTCGCATTTATTTTTATGTATTAAAAACGCAAGTTCGAAACAATCATTTAATTTTAAATATAACAAAATAAAGGGCTCTTAGCTCAATCGGTCAGAGCAGCGGTCTCATTTTTGAATAGTATTTATTCACTTGGAAGAAATAAACCGCAGGTAGTTGGTTCGAATCCAACAGGGCCCACACACCAAAATCCCACCCTCATAATTTAATAAATAGATTATGAGGGTTTTTTTATTTTTAACATTATTTTTAATTACAAACACCTTATACTCACAGTGTTTTGATTTACTATCTAATAAATTGGATAGTATTGATATAATCCCTTATGTTTTATATGACAAAGTAGTTTTTCAAGTAAAATCTGGTCAAACGACTTACGTCAAATTAAACGATGTTAGTTACAAAACCAAATTAGCGTTTTTATTTCAATCAAAAGATTTAGGAGATACCTTGAAAGTTTCTTTGATCACTTTAAATAGACACGTTTTAACAAAAAAACTAATAACAAAGGATGATTATATGTTAAGATATCAGCCTATGAAAAGGACTGAAAATTACTTTTTAATGATTGAAACAAAACAAGTTCTCGACGAAGAGAAAAGAGTAGTCAAAGGTTGTTATGGAATAGCCATTTTAGAAAGAGTTACTAAAAAACCATTTAAGTCTCTTCAAAAAATTGAATGGAAATATTAAATTTTTTGTAACCATTATCAAAAAAAGTCGTATATTTGTATTATGAAAAATATACTAAACTTTATTAAAATTTACGGTCACTTTGTATGGCTGATTGGGGCTTTTATGTACTATCTTCTTGGTGTTACTGATATGGTCACAACTATGTTGTGCCTCTACATTCTTGAGGATTCTTTCGAAAAAGTGGGGCAGAAAATTAACAAATCAAAAAATGAAACAGACAATTAATTTCAAAAAAATAAAACGAGACCTTTTGATTAGGGATACGGGTAATGATGCTCGTTTCACAACGAGGGTTGTTGTTTCAAAAAAGAAATATTGTCGAAAAAAAGATAAAAAGGTCACCGATGGTGACCTTTTTCATTGTAATTAATTTTGATATTTATTTGTATATCAAAATAATATTTTTACATTTGTGGACTTATCCTAGATTTATACATAAACTTATTATGAAAAAATTATTTCTACCCTTTATCTTTCTAGTAAATATCTCAAATGCTCAGTTTAAAGTTATAGTCGATGAAACGTTTTCTTTGAAAATTCAAGCTGCGATTGATTTGATCAAAGAATCTGATGCTACATCTTTCGTGCTTGTGAGTGATTATTGTGATAAAATTTTGATTTCTGCTGATACCATCCCAAAATCCGATGATGGTATTATCAACATACCTTTGAGGACTGTTGGTGCCCCATCTATTAATCTTTTAGCATCAACAATTGTAAGAGAATCCTATAAATTGAGACTTGATGAAGTGGCTCAACAACTAAATCAAAAGGAAAGGGATCTACTTTGCCACGAATATGAAATTATTTTTCAAAAAAAATTACCTAAAGAATATGGCAATACCATGAAAGAAAGGATCAGAAAAATAGTTGATAGTCTAAAGAATGACCCATTTAATCAAAAAAATTAATAAAATTGTATTATTTTAATATTTTTGTAAGATTAAACTTATGTTTTTATTTTGATATATAAAATAAAAACATAAAAATAATCATATGAAAAACTTGTTAAAATCTATTTTCACATTCATTTTAAGTCTTTTGTTCACGCAAAGTTATTCACAGATAAACCTTGCTAATTCAACTCCCGTGGTTGAAAATTTTAATTCGATGTCTACTTTGACTTCGAATGCATTATCTACAAACTGGAGAGTTCAAAGAAGTACAACACCAACTTTTTCAGGTGGTACAAGATCTGTAAATGTACAATCCTCTTCTGGTTCACCGACAACTGGTGGTACATACAACTTTGGTTCTTCAAGTAGTGAAAGATGTCCTGGCGCTATGTCTTCTACAAGCCTGACTGGTCCTTTTAGTCTTATGGGGATGTATAGGAATACTAATACAAAAAATATTATTTCTTTATCAATCTCCTATAATCTAGAAAGATATAGAATACAATCAACCGCGGCCTCTGTACAATTCTTTTATTCTACAAACGGTTCCACTTGGACTGCCTTTACATCAGGTGACATTTCATCATCTTTGTTACCAACAGGTTCTTCTACTTATAGTTTCAATCCAACAGGTAATCCAAACTCTACAAATTGTGGAATAATTCAAAAATCAGCTTTTAATATTAGTAGTCTGAATATTCCTCAAAACTCTTCAATCTATCTTAGATGGCAATTAACTGTTGGGGCGGCTAATGGATCTAATTCACAAGCAATCGGAATTGATGATATTTCTGTTACTGCTACGTATCCATCACCAGTCATTACTGGATCTGCAACTACACAACCATTCACAACTACATATGGGACACCATCATCAATCCAAAGTTTTTCTATATCTGGATCAAATCTCAATGCTAATATTACAGCAACTGCACCAATTGGGTTTGAGGTTTCAAGTGATGGTAATAATTATGGTAATACCGCAACTTTCACACAGTCAAGTGGATCTGCTTCCGGCACACTTAGAATTAGGTTGTCATCAACCGCAAACGTGTCAGGAAACTACAATAATGTGAATATTGTTTTAAGTTCAACTGGCGCGTCTAATGTTAATATTACAACACCTTCTTCAGGTAATTTCGTATCTAAGGCAAATCAAACTATAACTTTTGATGATTTACCTTATAAGTCAATTTATGATTTGGATTTTCTACCAGAGGGATATTCAAGTTCTGGTCTACCAGTAACTTATACGAGTTCTGATGTGAATGTGGCTACAATAGTTAATGGGAATATTCATATAGTAGGTATAGGAATTACTACAATAACTGCTATACAAAACGGTGATGGTAATTTCAATGCCGCTGTAAGTATTTCAAAGGATTTGATGGTTGATGATCCTGTATCAAGATGGTCATTTGAGGCTTTGAGTTTTTCTGGTACTGGTCAAACACCAACAGTGACAAATTCTCAAGCAGATCTAGGTGAACAAACAACAAATACATCTATTAGTGGATTTCACAATTCATCATCAACAGTATGGTCGTCATTAGTTGGTAATGGTAGTACTAAATCCATCGGTTCAACTCATTGGGGAGTAGGAGATTATTTTCAATTTCAAGTTAATACTCAATATACTACTATCATCAAATTAACTTTCGACCAAACATCCAGTGGAACTGGTCCAAAGAATTTCAAATTACAATGGAGTATAAATGGTGTAGATTTCACAGATATATCAAATTACTCCGTTCCATTTAATAATACATCCAATACTGCTTATTCTTGGTCTTCAACATCCAATCAATCTGAATCCACAATTTCTTTTGATTTGACTGGTGTAACTGAAATAAATGACCAACCTGCGGTTTATTTCAGAGTCACAAATACATCCACAGATGCTTTATTGGGTGGTACTATTCAAACTGCTGGCACTTCAAGAGTTGATAACTTTACGATGTTTGGTAGTTTAGATATTCCTCTTCCTTTAAATATCATTTCATTCAAAGGTAAAACATTTGGTTCACAAAATAGATTGGAATGGACTTTAAGTGATTGGGGTCAAGTTAAAATTCAAAAATATATCAACGGAGTATGGGAAGTGGTTGGTCAGACTGAAAATAATGTTTGGTTTGATACAAATCCTTATAAGGGAATAAGTTATTATAGAATTGTTTCAAATAATACAATTAGTAATCCGATTTATGTTGTAAATGAAATGGGATTTGAACCAAGTAAATCTGAATTTAGATATTATGATTTAAACGGTAAGAAATTAAATACTTTAGAAAAAAATAAATTTTTAATTAGAAGAAACGAGTTTGAATGTGAAAAAGTTTTAATACTCGAATAAAAAGTGGGGGTTATTTTAACCCCTATTTTTTTTATATATAATAATATGAAATTTGCAAGTAAATACAGTGATTTTCTAGAGTTATTACTAGAGGAATATTTGAAATTAGACGCACCACTTTACTATTCAAAAGCTTTTAAAGACACTTTATATGCTTTATCCAATAAGGGTGATAAAGTAGCTAAGGTTTTATACTACGCTGAACAAAGTGATGAGTATAAAACAGATATGACTTATGTTGATTTAGGTACTGGTAATGATAAGGTTACATTTATCCAAGTCAATCGTGTCTTAAGAATGTTAGATAAAGAAGCAGGAGATCCTGAATCTAAAAACCAAGGTCAATTAAAAGGACAATTACCAGAAGACTACTTGAATAAAATGTACAGATTAAAAAACAGTCAAACTAACGCTGTTTGGAATCAACAAAGAACCGAACTTCAAATTGGTAGGTTTGTTACAAAAGTCCTTCAGAAAACAACTGATGCCCTAATTAAGATAGATCAAAATGATATAAATGCTTTTGTTGATAAGTTCAAAGCTTATAGAGATTTCCAAACAACTAAAAAAGATAAGTTCGAGGTAGTTCAAGGGGAAGATATTAGAAAGTGGTATGATGAAAATAATTATGAAGACCCTCAGTACCACTTAGCTAATTCTTGTATGCGTTATGATAGATGTCAGAGATATCTAAACATTTATACAGAAAACACAAACCAGGTATCTATGGTTATTATGAAAGGAACAGATCCTGATAAAATCATTGGTAGAGCGCTTATTTGGAAATTAGATAACGGTTCAACTTATTTAGATAGACCTTATGCTAATAATGATGAAGATGTTAATCTTTTCAAGCAGTGGGGTAAAGATAAAGGTTATATGGTTTATGGAGATAGTTATCAACATAAGCAAGTTACTTTGGATAAATCTAATTTCCAGTACTATCCTTATATGGATACATTCAAATATCTAAACAGAGATTTGAAAGTATTAAGCACTGATTCAAATGAATTTGATGATAACAATCAAGATTGGATTAGATTAGAAAGCACTGGTGGTGATTATGAAGAAGCACAAACTGGCATCTATTCGGAATACCTTGGTGAATATATTGATGAAGAATACGCTGTTTTTGCTGAAGATTTGCAGTCTTATATACATTCAGATGATGCTTATTACTTGGAATACAAAGACGAGTATGTAAGTAATGAAGCTGATGTAGTTTATTCTGAATATGACAGTAACTATTATTTAGAAGAAGATGCGGTAAACTCTGATTACTTAGGTGATTGGGTATATGCAAATGATGCTATGGAAGTATATTATAGTTCTGAGGATCAAACTTGGGTACCTGATAACTTTATGACAAGGGGTTTAGCTGATGAATACTTTATTGAATATAAAAATAAGATATGTTTATCTGCTTGTGTGTTCAAAAGTCCATTTGCTAATGAATATCTATTCAGAAATGGAACACTTTTAGTTTACAAATTAGAAGATGGATCTATGGTAACAGAACAAGAAGCAGATGAACAGGACTATGATATCAACAAATTAGGTGACTCTTTTTATGTTGATTTAGATGAGTATATGTCTAAGGTTGAAAAAATTACACAAGAAGACTTACTTACTAAATTAAAAGAGTTTAATTTTGCTGATACACAAATAAATAGATTCAAAGACATTGTATCATTAAGGGGTGGATTTAGAAGTGACCTTAGAAGATTCTTTGGGGACAATACAAATGAAACTATTGGAGAATTAATGAAAATGTTAATCTATTTCTCATATAAAGAATCTGAGAGAAATGAATTTGGTAAACCAAGAAGGAAGAATAGACCACAACATCTTAATGATAACCAATCCTTAGTTAATCAATTTATTGATAAATATAAAATTGAACCCCTATCAAATTCCACAGTTGAACTAATGTTTGAACTTGTAGATGCTCAATTAAGTAATCTTATTTCTGATAAAAACTTCTTGGCTCAGATTATAATGTTAAAATCTACAACTTAGAAGCAGCTTCCCTAGCTTCTTCTAATGTGTCAAAACATTGCCACTCATCTGTACCCACAAAACGAGTTGTCGCGCAATGGTCTAATGGTCCGCCAATTCCATAGGTATTAGTCATATCAATACCTTTCAAACCTACTATAATCTTTTTATCTTTTAACTTTTGATAAACTTCACCAGTTGCTAATACATATATTTTCGGACCACCCAAATTCATAATAAAGAATATTTATTATTATATATTAAACTAAAATAATGTGACAAATAACCATTTAAATAAATGAGTCCATGAATTAATATATAGTTTATGGAAATTTCAAAATTCAATAACTGGAGCAAGACTAACGAGGAAGTTGGTTTAAGAAATATAGCTAAATTTGCTAAATTACATAAAACTTGTGAAATTTATTTTCACAAAGACTTGGATGGTGTGACATCAGCACTAGCCATGAAAGGTTTTCTAAAAACTTACTATCAAATTGAGTGTGTGGATTGTCACATCATTCAATACGGTGGATTAGAGTACGCAATCAAACACCATCAACCCGAAAACTTATGTGTACTGGTTGATTTTGCACACGGAAAACCAATGTTCCAAATTCAGTCTGATCACCACGATAAACAAGTTGGTGCAGAAGATACTGAATCTACATATTTCAAATCTGCTAGGTCCAATGTTGAAATTATTTCTGGTGAAATTGCCTATTCTGACATTTTTACTCCACAAGATATCGAACTTATCAAAACGGTTGACTCAGCTAACTTTTTGACACATAACATCAAACCTGAGGATGTTCAGAATTCAATTTTCTCAGTATCAAAAGATGTATCAGGTGTCAAGAATAGATTTATGATGGGATTTGTGGTTAATAGACTACTATTAGCTTACAAAAATAAACGAATTTCCTGTAAGTCTTTAGATGGTAAAAGAACTCATAACAATAGAAATATCCTAGAGTGCTTAGTCTTGGATTCCTCACCTAGTTTATATTCAATGTTTAGTAATTTGAAACATTATATCAATAACGGTAAAACCACAGATAAACTTGGTAGGTTAGCTACACCACAAGAAATTACTGATAATTTGAATGCCTATATCGATAGAATGAAAAATTATAGTTTTATTGAAGATCCTGAGACTGGTGATGTATCAGAATTTGATCCCAGTAATTGGAGACATAAGAAGATGTTAGCTGCTGGTTCACAAATTGGTAAAGGTGTTAATTTTGATGAAGATTATAAAATTGTAACTCAATATGGTGGTGGTTCAATGATTAAACCTGGATCCTATGACAGATATGTGGTATTTAAAAACAACCCAGAAGCTGATTTCAATTGTATAGCTTGGCCAATGGGTTTACTCCAAGTGTCTTGCAATCCATTCAAAGAAAAGAAATTAAAATCAATCAATCTTGGTGAAATTGCTAAAGAAGTTTTAGCTAAATATGAACCAACGTTGAAGAAGTTTTTTGTTTCTTTGGAATCAATCAAAAATGAATTTGAAACTTCACAAGACTGGAAGGCTATGGCTAAAGCTGAAGGTGAAGATTATGAGGGTGTTGGTTTCAGATTTAGTGACTTGGAGGCTTTCTACAAAGATTGTTTATACACAAAGAAAGACGGTAAAATAGTGAGTGTTGATATTAGTGAACCTAAGTTGAAATCGTCAATGGACACACTACACGGTGACTTGAGTGATGAACAAAAAGGATTTTTGAGTAATATCAAAGTACCAGCTTGGGAATTAATTATAAGAAATTCTGGTGGTCACCCATCCATTACCAATATATCTGGTCTGAATTTTTTGAAATATAATAAACCAGCCTTGGAAATGGCTTTCAATACTGATAAGTATGTGAATGTTTTGAAAATGTTAGCTAAAGACTTTGTGAACAATCTCAAGGAGAAGATTGACATAGCTAATCAAGGTGGACCAATTGAATATGATACTAAAGGTGTAGAATTGTTAGGACAAGATACAAATGAGAATTTTGTCTTGAAATTCAATCAATTTATTTCTTAAAAGATTTCAAATCTAACATCTTTTTTCCACCTGAAGGTCTATCTTCGTCAAATGATGTATCGAAGAAATTATCGGTTTCCGAAATTATTTTAGTCTCTGAACTAACATTTGCGTATGGTCCAAGTTTACCACTTCTCAACACACCACCAATCATATCACCATTCATATACCCACCCATAAAATAACAGTTATGTAATTCGGAGGATTCCACTGATGAGTTCAACACCTTAGAACTTGTCAATTCAGAGCCCCATATACTTGATTTTATTGCTTGACAATTAGTTAGATTAGAGTTAATGATTCCACACTCTTGAAAAATGGCCTCTGTGGTAGTACAATTAATAAAATCTATACCTTTTATATTTTTAATTGCTTTGAACTGAGCATCAATTAATTCAAATCTTTGTGTTTCGGTAACGAAATTTATTATACAATCTCCTAAAGAGTCTATACAGTGAACTATTTCAAATAGTTTTGTATACATTCTATCATAATAAGCATTTATGGTGTTATAATCATAGGTTTGGTCAACTTGTAGAGTAATTGTTGGAAATTCTATTAGGAAATTATCATACTTTGAAAAATTCTTAAAATTAGTAATATTATCTTCTAAGTATGTTTCGATTTTTTCGATATCCTCAGTATTAAAACCAGCATCGATTGAATTGTAAACATTTTTGATAAACAAATCTAAAAAATAACTTATATCCCCTATGTTTTTCTCATAGTCCTTACCACCGATATATCTAAATTCTAGTCTTTGTGTTTCTCTTGGATTATTAACATGGAGAAAATTTATACCATAATACTTGTCATCTGGCAACATCAAATTGTTTTTGATAATTTCTATAGGAACATTATTGAAATCATAATCTTTGTAAGGAATAATGTTTTTGACACTTTTAGCATATACATTATTTTTCCTCATTGGATATACATAATAAATTTCATCCTCATCCATAGTCAAAATCAACTTTAATACATTCAAATCATTCAAATTTTTATCGGATTCTTGATTAAAAGAAACGTTAAAATGGATTGAGCATTTATCATTAGTGTATCCATAGGTCTGAATGAATTTCAGAAGTTTATTGAGATGAAATTTAGCCTCAAAATAATCAAGTGGACCAGTTACTAATTCAACCATGTTAGCACCACCTGATAAATCTGGTTCAATTTTGAAATTTTTCGAATCTGGTGTCATATCTGAGTGATATTTCCTAAACCCCCAAACTTTAACTGGTGATAAATATTGATTTAGCAATTCCAGAGTTTTATAAAAAGATAAATCTTTCATATAGAATTCAAATTCAAATCCTATACGAGCAAATTTTAAAAACTCAGTATCATTTAAAAACTTTTCAGAGTATTTTCTCATTTGAATGTATCCTTATTTTGGACAAATTTTTTCAAAAATAATTGAAGTTTGGGACAACCATCTTCAATTTCTTTTTTCAATTGGTTAAAACCATTTATTGTGGTTGGATTTTCTAGAATGTTTTTTACTGCCTCGATTTCCGCATCACAAACGACGTTTGAAGTTTGGTATTTATTTGTTTTTTTGAACATTTCAAGATATTCATCTAACAAAGCTTCGTCCAATTTTAGATTACCATTTATATAAAGAGGCATTATGAATGAAGCATATCGTTTTAATAAACTCGGATCTGGCATAAATCGTTTCGCTTCATCAATTCTAGTAAATTTTTGCATAATTTAAAATTTTATTTATAATATTGTATATATTATTTTAGAAGTTTTTATTATATTTGTACTTATGAAACTGACCTCGGAGATAATTCAGAATAATATCGATAAATTGGAAACCTTGAAAAAGGAATTCAAAATACTTGATGACTATTCTAAAGAAACTGATAATGATAAATTACGTCAGATGTATTCCGAAGGAAGAAATTATGGATTAATAAGTTATCTTATTTTCATAGATTTCATCAGACACACAGAAAAAATCAATCAACAAGTTTTTTATAACAAAAAAATTAAGTTGAAGGACTTTAAAGAAGTTCTCATAAAAAATGCGACAGATGAGTCGGTCAAGAAAATTTTGAAATCCAAAGGTAAAGTCTCATTTGAAAAATTTATCAATTCCCAAAGATGGGATTTATACTCCGGTAATAGACGCCGAAGAGGTGGTGTGAGATACAATGACAATTTTGTTAATTCTGCTGCTATAATTGCTAATTTTTGTATTCAGAATGAAATTGAAATAGAAGATAGTTCAAGAATTTCAGATTATTATCGTACGCCACTTTATCCAATTGATAATAGTGTTAGAAAAGAAATAGAATTAACTAATGATTTGGTGGGATTTATGTTTACATCTTTATCAAAACAAGATTATGACTTCAGAAAAATTAATGTTGAAAATATCACCAAATTCATTCAGTATGAAATTGAAAGGAAAATGAAAACGATTGAAGAAGGAGAATCTGTTAAATTGATAGAGACAACAGATTATTATAGTGGATTAACCCACAACAAGGTCTATACTGTTAAATCAAAAGAAATTAGCTCTGGTAGGTTAAATGTTCAGATTGAAAATGACTTAGGGTTTACAAGATCGTATCCTTATAGGATATTCGAAACAGTCAGTAATCTAAGAAATTCTGCTTTGGATGAACTATTAAATGACATCTAACGACTTTATCGGTGACTGTTCAATGAATAAATACTCGAAATTATAATTTCTTCCTTGATCGTTGTCAAAGATATTCATATCATTTTTTGCCAAAATTATCATAGAATCAAAATTACCAAAGAAAATTTTTCCGGATTGATCATCTGGGTTGATATAGATATTGGTGTTTTCTATTTTTCCTAGATGATAAATCAATTTTTCATTTTCGTCCTTATTCAATTCCAATTTTTCTGATTGGTAAAAAATATTCGACAACTTATATGGTATTATTGCCCAACTCATACCATTACTAACCTCTAAAAATTTTTGAATTAAATCTACATTTTTATTAGGTATAAAAATCTTTTGAATAAAATTTTGGTCAAATAATCTAAATTTATGTTGTTCTGTTTTTTCAAAACGATTTAATTCTTGAATGAACAATTTGTTCAAATCCGAAGAAACACATTTACAAATTGATTTATCAACTGATATTGTTGACCCCTCCATCAAGTCTGAAATTACGATGTCATTAAATTTCATTTTCTTCGATATTACTCTATGACCTTTTAATTCATATGCAATTTCAGTTCTGATAAATTTGATTGTATTCATTTCTCTGAATGAATTTTCAACCTCAATTACTCCATGATTGTGGTCTACAAAAATAGTTTGAGCAAATTGATCAAAGATAGTCATCTTTGATATTCTACTAATTAGGGTTTCTTCAAATGTTAATGTCTGTTCCATTTGGGTTATATCCAAGTTGAGTAGCCCTAATCAAGTATTGCCTAGCAATATTTTCAAGTTGTTTTTTAGGGTAAATAGAAAATTTAGTATTTCTCATCATTTCTCTCACTAGTAAAGAGCTTGAATAAGCCATTTTACCATCATCTAATTTTGCAACATAGTTTTCCAATAGTGTTTCAAACCTTTCATCTTCACCATATGTTTCCAAAAACATTTTGATTTTCTTTACTTGATTTTTATTTACAGTCAAATTTCTAACATTTTGAATTTTTTCGTTTACTTCATTGATTTTATTATCAATCGATTTCCAATCTTTTGTGTCAGATTTCATTGATTCCAAAAGTACAATTTGTTCTTTGTATGATTTATCAGCCATAAAATCAATCAGAGCCTCAATAAACATTTCTTTACCTGCTATTTTCACTGTATCTTCCAGAATATTTCTTCTAGCTGATCCATATGACCTAATAGTCAAACAACTATCCATTAATTTGAGTAGACCAAATTTTAATTGTTCGATTTCCATCTCTTCAGGTGATTTAATCAATTTGGGTAAATCACTAACTTTCTGACCCGAAATTTTACTAAATTTGTTCATTTTTCATATAAAAGTATTTGTTGTATATATAAAAAAAAACTCCACTAAAAGTGAAGTTTTAATTTTCAGAAATTTCTTTTGTAGTTCTGTACATCATTTCGGATTTCCTCTGCCGATCTTCTGAGGATTTGCATAACTTTCCTAATTCTTACGCCAGCAGTTTTATTTGACTTTATAAAAAACTTATCAAAATCATCTTTGAGAGTTGTTTTTTTTCCATCAATTTCAATCACTTCGGTCAATACTTTTAATAAGTAATCGTACTTATCAGAGTAATCCATATTTTCTTTTTCCATGATCAGAAATTTATTTTTAATTATATATCGAACCCACCATTCCCCCCTTTTTTTGAAATTTTGGAGAATTTTGGTTAAATTTCTTCATTTTTATTCAATGATATTTTACCTAACAATCTTTCTTTGAAAGAAAGTTTTCTAGTAACCAGAGATTGATATTTGATTGTAATCAGTTGAATTTGGTCATTTAGATGTTGTAAATCTTGTGTATATTTTGTATTTAATTGTTCGATCTCAAAATTGAATTTCTTTTTTTCTATTTCTATATTAGTTGATCTTGAAGACACAATACGGTAAAAAGTTCTAAATTTTGATAACAGAGTTTTGTAATCTTCTGGTGATAGATTATCCTCATAATCAGAAGTCATTAAATATTCTAAAAAGTCGTCGTTGGTCCAATTTTTCATTTCAATTAAATCCTAAATCAGAATTATTTCCAGATGTGGGTTTATTTTTGAGAACATCTATCAATTTGGTTGGAGATTTGAATTTTGTTTTCTTTTCCAAATGTTTTGATAACTCAGATATTTTTTCCTTTTTCAAGTAATCTATGTGAATTACATCTAACAAATTATTTGATTCCATCAAATGTGAGTCTATATCGTTTTCATTATCACAATTCAAAACAAGAATTAAATTCAAACATAATTCGTCAGAATCCAAACCATCGACTAATTGTAAGAGGTTGTTTGTAAATATATTAGATTTCGAATAAAGATCACTGAAATATATCTCACAATCATCTAAAACTATTACTGAATTTTTATATTTTTTTATAAAATTTCTAAATTCTGAATTATTAATACTTGAATCAAATAAAGTAGTAGGTATGAATATAAAATCTTTGGACGTGATTTTATTACAAATATATTTAATTAGAGATGTTTTGCCAGTTCCTCTTTCACCAAAAATTACTGATAGTCCTTTCTTTGATTTTGTTATTTTTTTTGATAATTTATCTACTTTTTTTAAAACTTGATCATTATAGAATAAATCGTAATTTTCATATTTATCATTATCTATGGATACCGGTTCCAATTCAAAACCAGATTGTCCTACAAAAACAGTATAAAGATTTGAAGTAGGGTTGTTTTTTAAATCATCCTTTACCTCAAACTCACAGATTAATTCTATATGTGATTGTACTTCCACATCAGATTTCAAATCATAATAGAATACAACTTCTCCTATGAAAGATTCTTCATTCAAAACATCATAAGTAGCAAAACTAATCCAAATATTATCTCCTATCTTACAAAAATTCCTTTCATTTACCATATCAACAGCATCGAATGGTATTATATCTTTTTGAATAGCTTTTTCAATTATGATTGGATTTATATAATTCAAAAAATTATTCGCTTCAAAATTTTTGTAAATTACAATTTTGGACGGTCTGAATCCAATTTCAGACCAAACTAATAGAAAATCATTTATATTCTGGTCGTCTTTATTTATGTTGATATTGATTTTATTTTGCTTGATCATAAAAATTGAAAAAAAAATTATATATAGAAATAGTTTTAATTTAAAAATGAATATGGAAAGGAAAGATATTAATTCTATTTTAGAGATGAACAAACTATTAGTTCTGAAAAAAAATGATCACGAATATTGTTTTTTTATTAGAAAAATTATAGAATCAAAAATAAATTCTGTAATAACAAATAAATCAAAACCCAACTTATTATTTTGGGTACTTGGATTTATATTTGCGGGCCGTTCAGTATTGTCGAGTTGATGATTGGTTCTGTTTGAGGAACAATAAGGGGTCCATTCATATTTGGAAAGTTGAATGAACTTTCTAGTGGTTTTGTAGAACCCATTTGTTCATTATAAATTTGGTTGAACAATTCTTGTGATTGTTTTTCAAATCTTTTACGTTCTTGTTGAATTATCCTATTTCGTTTAGCGACTTTTTTTCTGTGTTCTTTTGCTTTTTTTCCCATAATCCATTTTGTTTTTTTATTATATTAGACCTATTTCAAAAGTTATTGAGAAATAAGTAATTTATAATATATAAATCATGGCATCAGTAACCTATGATAAATTTCAAAAACAATTAGAAGGTCTCAGACAAGATCTAGCTACATCGGGTATAAATTTCGATGCTATACCCCCATTGCCAATTGATTTAAAAGGAGGCACAGCAAGTTTTTTTCCTAGTTTGAAAGACGCTGCTAAACAAATGTTAAGACAAAAAAATCCAGAGATCACAAAAGACCAAGCAGATTTAATATTTGATTCTGAAAAGGAGATAGAGGCAAAAGATGAAGAGAAGGAAAAAAAGAGAAGAGAAAAAGAAGAATTCAAAGCTTTACCAAAAGAACAACAAGAGGCTATATCTGAAGCTGAAAAACAAAAAAGAAGGGAAGAACGGGACAAAAGAAGAGCTAAAAGAAGAGAGGAGCGTAGGCGAAAAATTAAAGAATATAAAAAGATATACGATCAAAAAATTGAAGAGTGGAAAAAATATGCCAGAGAACAATTAAAAGCAATTAAAGATTCATTATTAGCTATTTTTACAGGTTTTATTGATATTGTTAAAAGATTAATTACCGCAATTGTGACCACAGCTTCAGGCATAGCTGGTATTATACAAATTATTGTAGCCCCACCTTGGAACGTGGCCAATGCCATCACACAAACGATGAAAATTATAGAATGTTATTTGAACATAATCAAATCAATACAAGATTTAAATCCTTATTTTAGAATATTTGATATAATGCCAACTTTTATTGCAAAAGAAAAATTAAAAGTTATTTCTACTATTTTTAATCCTATCATAGTTGGTTTACGTGCTTTTTTCATACCTATCAAAAAATTCAACGAATTGATCTTAAAATTGTTAAAATGGATACAAGATTTTTTGAATAAAAGGAAGCCAGGCATTTTTAGAAAAGCTACAAAACAATTAAAGAAATTGGGTCACTTATATAAGACTTGGTTATTACATCCTCAAATGAAAGGTAAAATAAGTATAGTTGGAATTGAAATACCACAACCTTTTTTTCCTGGTAGTTTAAGAGGCGATTTCTACCCATCAAATTCTGAAAGAGAATATCCTTGTTATGCTTTCGAAGAAGAAGATGTTGATGAGATACAAGGTTTATTGGATACATTCATAGTTGGGTTTGAGGGAGGACCATCAAATAGGGTTGTGGCTTACAGAAGGAAACCATCACAAGATGCAACTGACCTAGCGAAAGCATCACTATTAGGACTAGGAGAAGATTTGGATTTTGAAAGTTTCGATTTTGAATCCATAGCTGACCAATTCGAAAAACTACCACAAGTTGAAGTTGAGGTGGAAACTGAATCTGATGATGGTTTTATTTATGATATTGAATTACCTGATGGAACGATCATTCAAAATATAACTGAAGAGGGTGTGGAGTTTTACAAACAAAATTATATTTTGAAATATGTTAATGCCGTATCCCAAGCAATACAAGGAGCTGCTGGTTCAAGTTAATTTATTGTAAATAGATGTGGGTTTATCTACTTGGATACCCAATTTCCATTTACCCAACCTTAGACTATGATCATTTCTGAATTGTCCTCTTAATCTATTCGATGATTTGTCAGTCAAAAAAATGTGAAATTGTTCAATATAATCATCCTCATTTTGAGGATTTAAAAAATACTCCGTATTTTCTTCAAATTCATCAATTGAAGTCACCACACCCAATCCCCAACCATATGTCTTCATTAATTTGATTATCTTATCATAATCAAATCTATCTTTCAACATCTCGTTGAATTTTTTAATCCTCATTTATTGTTTCCCTCATTTTATTGGTTAAAATCAAATTAAAATCTGCCACGGGAATGAATTTAAACTTTGATGATAATCTACTAGACATTTCACCTCCAGTAAAATCAATTGAGATTATTAGGTCTAGTAATTTTTTCCCATCAAGATTTACAAAAACGTTTATCTTGAAATCATTTACATCATCATCTTCAGAATTATCAACAACCATCTTAACATGATAATTAAATAAAACTTCGAAATCATCATATGTCCTACGGAACAAATCTCTACTTGGTATAAAATCCATATTATTACCTTTATTGGAGAAAAAATATAATGGTCTTTCAAGACACCCCATTTTTTGAACTATTACTTTCATAATTCTCATTTTGATGTCACCATCAGTTTTCTTTAGACCGTCCTCCTGTTTGGTAATTTGACCAGAATAATTTTTTAATAACGATTCGGTAAATAAATGCTCCAAAATTCTGGAATTTAAAATAAATATTTTTTTCTCCATCCAGTCCTTTTGAACTCTTTTGGGATCTATAAAACAAGTTTCCTTATTCTTCCAAACTTCATTCAGTAAATCGGAAAATGTTAATATGTTTTTGTTGAATTCTTTGATGTGTTCACCAATGTTTTTAAACCTGATGTCTTTGTGTTTTAAATCGAAATATTCGAAGTACCCCAAACTATCTATTCTTTGTGGATCTATAAATTTTTCAATATGAATTTGAATATTTTTATTTGCATTTTCATATGTAATTTTAACCCAATTCTGAATTAATTTATCCCATTTACTACTATACTCTTCTTTGTACAGTTGGTCCAAATCAACTCCTAAAATTTCATCCCCAAAGGTATTGAATGAAGAGGTTTTTTGTGTAGATAACCCTTTATTAAGTACTATGCCAAGTTGTTTACCATTTTGAAGCTCAATTACAAGGTCTTCTGGATACAATTTATCATCAGTGATACCAACCCAATATACACACTTTACCATTTCTGGTGTCAGTTTTTCCTCTTGTAGTATTTTATCACAAATGTTTCTTGATGTAATCCTTGAGTCAATTAATACATTCCAATCTTTTTCTATTTCAAAATCAATATTATCAAAAATGTTAGTAAATTTTGATGTATCATCGTCTTGAACACAGGTCCCACCATCAAATTTTCCAAGTTGTAATCTGTTTTTATTGATTAACATGGTTTTCAAATCATTCAAAAAAACTTGTGAGTTTTCAGAATATCTAGCTTTGAGACCCCTATCTAATAAATCATCCAAAAAATTATTATTCAATAATAACATTCCGACACAAATTTCTCCAATCAAATTTTTTGGATTGTATTTGATGGGTGATTTGATTTCAATTTGACTTTGTGGTAAAAATTGATTTTGTTGCTCTAAAAATATTTCATATGGACGTAACCACTTCATTCAAAATGTTTTCTATTTTTAATATATATTAAAATTCTGTTAGTATTTTATAGTTCAAGATGAAATTCGTTAAACAATATAGATCATTCCAAGAATCCATACAAATTGACATTAGATTAATTGAGATAGACATCAATGAATCTTTGGGTTTATTTTATGATAGTATAATGAAATCTATTGGAGCAGAGGAGGTAAACTTCTTCAATATATTTGATTTATCAAAAAAAGAATTCCAAGACAAATTGAATTTAGATACCTTAACTTCAAATTCGGATTTTATTCAAAGACTATCTAGTATGGGTTTTAGAAAATCAAATGTTACTAATAGTGAAGATTTTGAAACATTTCTTAATAAACCTTGTAGATTTATGTTGATCCATAAAGTTGATTCTAGTGAATTAGAAAATCCGGATTTTATTCTGTTTCAATCTTGGAATGATAGTCTTTCAAAATGGGAAACTCTTAGGATGTTCAAAGTAAATGGTGATATTAAAAAATTCTATGATAAATTATCATCAAAGGTAATTGAAGTAGAGGATGGTGGACAAAATTACATTTACTCTACTACGAATGGAAACGAATGGTTTTTACAAAATCAAGAAAGTGAAACTGATGTTTATCAGAAATACTTCAGGAAGGATGATTTTCAAAATTTATTGAATGATCGTAAAGTAACGATTAATATTATTTAGATACTTGAGTCTCTAAATAGTTCAAAATAATTTTATTTTTTTCCTCGGTACTGGAAACTTGATACCATTTCCATGTATATGTTGATTCTAAGAATTTTATACGTTGTTTTTTTGTGTTTATTTCATCTTTAATAAGTTGAAATTCTTCATTTGTGATCTCATAATCTATTTTTAGTTTTTCACAAATTGACATTATTTGAACTAGGTCGTTGGAATCATAAGCCTTCTGAGCTTCCAGATAAACTTCTTGTAGATTTGATTGAGATGCCACATCTGGGTGTGTAGATCTGGCTATTTGTCTATATAATGTTTTTAATCTTTGGTCTTTTGTCTCAAAGACAATTTCGGTCTCATCTACCTCGTCTATTGGTGTGATGATAATAGGATCATCATTAATCAAATTGTATCTTTGATTTGTCCTATCATCTACTATCTGTTTAAGTTGGGGAAAAGTTTCTAGGACATCATTTACATTTTTGATGAAGTGTTCATCAGCTACCTTCAACAAGGTTGATTTATAAACCAGATCCGAATCAATAAAATCTAATTCTTTTATCAAACGATTGAATTCTAATTTCAAGAAAAAGTCCATTGAATTATATATCGAATAGATATTTTTCGTCCTAAAAAAAAGATATATATTGTATGAATAAAAATAAAATGAGTTTGGAAGATCTATTTGAATTACGTGGTACTCTATTGAATGAGGGATTGAACGTGGATAAATTATCCGAACTTATACTCTTAGAGGAAGAATTTTATGTTAATTCTATACTGGAAGATGGACCAGGTGGCGCAGCGGCTGCTGCTAGTATTGGTGTTGGTGGGGGTGGTGTAGGATACGCAAATGCATCGATTGGTGGTATGGGTTCAGTGGTTTCTGCTCAACCTTCGGCATATGCAGGTTCAACAAGTGGTTCTTCTTTTACCGCTGGTGGTGGTACAGTTGGATCAGGTGATATAAGTGTCCCTTATAATCCTGGTGGTAAGAAAAAAGTTTTTCAAAAATTGCCAGCGCCCCTATCTGATAGGAGAGGTACAAATAAAAGGAGAAAAAATAAAATTTTGAGGGGTTTAAAAAATATTTTCTCACAGAAACAAGATTATACTTCCAATCAAGGTAGTGTACAAAAGTCTAAGGTGATGAGTTTCGATCAGTTTGATAAAGAAAAATTATCACAAGTCACCAAAGTTAAACAATAATAAACTTATCAATATAAATATTTGATGAGTGAAAAACAAGAAAAAATTATAATTTTGGGAAAATCTGGGAGTGGTAAAGATTATCTCAGACGAGAATTGACAAATTTTGGTCTAAAATATGTACCAAAATTTACCACCAGACCAAAAAGAACTAATGAAATTGATGGTGAGGATTATGATTTTATAGATCATAATCTTTATAGTTTGTTACATCAACAAGGTAAAATTAAAACATCGGAATGTTTTGTAATAAACGGAGTCAATTGGTATTATGGAATAACAAAAGAAAATTGGGATAATAACCAAGTTTTTATAATGACAACTGAAGAATTAAAACAGATAAGTATGGAGGATAGAAATAAGTGTTTTGTAGTTTATCTCAATATAGATAAAGAAATCAGAACACAAAGGTTATCTGAGAGAAGGGATTATAATGATTCAATAATAAGGAGAGTGGAATCTGATGAAAAAGATTTCAATGAATTTTGTGATTATGATCTTTGTTTAACTGACCATGAGTTTGAACCTCAAATGGTTTACGATTTGATGTATTAATTCTCTGTTTTACCATCCATAGACATACCTTTTAATTGTCCATTTATTGAATCACAAACTTTTACTGAACCTGCTATTGTATTTTCTAAAATGGCTAAATAAATATTCAGTATAGAATATACTTTAAGATAATTTTTTTCTGAGTTATAAAAAGAACTGTTACATATACCCTCTATTAGATCTATCGTTAGTGATATCCTATCATTGTTTCTAGCTTTCATTTTTTCTATGATAATTCTAGGTATTCCACTGGCAGTCATCTCAGTTTCATAATCAAAAATTATTTCATTAATCAATGAAAGTAAGCAGTTCCACAATTGAGTATCATCCATTTCAGTAAATCTTTTATCTTCGATAAATTTTCTGAAACACTCTTTATGTTTTTTTAGGTATATAGTCAAATATTTTCTAAAAACAACAGTTCTGAATTCAGAAGAAAATTCTAGTGTTGGTATTTTTGAATAGATCCAAAAATTAAGGTAGTTAAATATATCGTGGTTATTGATGTCAGATTCACTTATGTGTTTCATATGTGGTTCAATTCCATCATCAGTGACTTTTCTTTTGATAACTACCTCAATTATAGAGTAAAAAATCCTACTTAAAATTTTAGGAAGACCAAATGTCGAGTCAATTATCCAAAAAATTATCGCACCAAGAGCAAAAATTATACCTTGTAAACTATGATCGGCGAGTAAACCAAAAATGTGTTCAAAATTCATTAATATTACCAATTTTAGTATATATAAATATAAACCCATAAAAACATTACAGATAATTATATAATTAATATATAAAATACAAATTATTTTACAAAATGAACTTAACCGAAATAAGTTTTGATAAAGTAAAAGCTGAAATCGAGCTTTATTTAAAACAAGAATATTCAAAAGCTGGTATTTTATTTTCCGCTGCTAGTCCATATGGACAAATTCTATTGGTGGTAGAAAATTTATATCAATTATCAATATTATACTTAAAGAATTCGATAAGACAATTCGATTTATCTGAGGCTAATTCTGCAAATGCTAGAGTAATTAGAAATGCTGCAATTTATGTGGGGCATTTACCGAGTAGAAACATAAGTGCGACCGGTACTATTAAATTCACTGTAAAGACATCATCTGATGTTGAAAGTGATATACCTGGTGGAAGAATTACTTTTTTTAATAAGGCTGCTTTGAAAAATAAAACAAATGGTTTGGAATATAGTTTGAATTTTGGAACAGATGTACAAACCTTCAAGATTAATTCTTCAACACAATTTTTTATACCCATCATTCAAGGAAAATGGGAGAAAACAACATTTACAAGTGATGGTAATGAAAACCAAACTTTCCAAGTAAACCTTAGAAACAATCAAAGAGATGTTGAAAACTTTAACTATGAAGTCACTGTGAATGGTGAATTTTGGACTGTAAAAAAACATCTATATGATCTTTTACCGGATGAACAAGCCTGTGTTGTCAGAACTGGATTTAATGGTGGTATAGATGTTATTTTTGGGAATAGTGGATTTGGAGCGGTACCAACACTTGGTGCACCAATCGAAATCAATTACTTGACTAGTGATGGTTCTAGTGGTTCAATATTTCGTAGAACACCGAATGATTGGACATTCAATGACCTACCTCAAGATGGTCAAGGTAATACAATTGATCCAACAAGAGTTTTTGACCTCACAATAGTATCAGATATCAATTTTGGAGCTGATAGAGAAAAATTAGATTTCACAAAGAATATACTACCAATAGTGAGTAATAATTTTGTGATAGGACTTCCACAACAATATGCTTATCAAATCAAGAGGTTGGGTGTATTTTCTCATGTGAATGCTTATACAGATGATGGTGGAGTAATTTATATTGTCGCAACACCAAATATCAAATTATTTAAAAGTACAAATGCAGACTACTTCAGTGTTGACCTCGGTGCTTTTGAGTTAGATGATGATGAAAAATCCAAAATAGATCAATATTTGAGGATTGCTGGAAATATACAATTGACAAAAAGATATGTTATCACCTCACCTAAAATTTCACTTTATATAATGAATGTATTCATTATGACTTATACTGATGCTATGGATGATGCTGTAACATCACAAATATATGACAAAGTATCAGAGTATTTTTTGAATTTCAATAGATTGGACCGTATACCAAAAAGTGATTTGGTCAGTCAAATATCCACAATTAAAGAAATCCATTCTGTAGAAATAAGTTTTATTTCGAAAAAAAATGAAGATTTTCATAAACAAGCCCTACTTCAACAACAGAATAGAGCTAGCAATAATAACAATACTTTTTCTGGAACCGAAACTGTGAATGTAGATCTTGATTATAATCCTATGATTTATACTGGTTTGGACCCATTATTGGGGGATATAGTCTTTGAACCTAACGAGATACCTGTGATCAGAGGAGGTTGGTATGATAGAAATAACACTTATTTTTCCAACCACATTGATGATGGTAGTCTCAAATCAATAAATATAATAAAGAAAGGTACTATAGACGTAAAGTATAGACAAACTATTTGATTATATGTATTATAAAGAACAACACTTAGATGAACTCTACCAATTAAAACATCGTCACGATGATGATAATAAGTTTGTGGATTATGAAAAAGACATATTGAATAGAACTCTAAGTCCCAAATTATTTGAAAATGATAGAATGTTTCATTTCTTATCCAAATTGCAAAGGCTTGTAGCCATATTATTTGACAATGTTAATATAATTAAAAATTTTAAAAATTATAACGTAGACAAATATTACTACAAACACAAAAACTAAATAATTTGATTATCTAAAATTAATATATAAAAAAAATATTTCAATAAATGCTAAAATCGTTTGAAAAATTTTCTGAACTTTCTAAAAAGTCGAAACTCAAAAAAGAGGATGATGCGCAACTACCAGTGATGCCTCAAAGTGAACCACCGTACGTTCCAAATTTACCCACTGAGAAACCGAACAGAGTTCAGAACGGTATGAGCACGGATTACATGAAACCGGAAAAAGGTGAATTGGTAGATAATCCTCTAAATATTTTGGAATCAAGTGTCGAATTTATTGGTAAAATAGCAAAACTACCTAAAGGAATTAAGGCGTCTAAAGCTTATAATTTTCTAGAAAATGTTAAAGTTTCTAAGTCTTCAATCTGGTATTTGATGATTGAAAAACAAGAGAATGAATTACAAATGGTTAAGTATAATTACAAAAAAGGTGTAGATCTTGGTCAATTTGTATCAGATTTAAAATCTTATTACATAACAAAGTATAAGAATAATAAAGATGTTATCAGATTAATTGAAAATATTCAAGTAGATGGTAATGATAAATATTCTTGGATTAAGAATATACCCATGATTGAGGTTGATGGTAGAAAAATGATTTCTAAAATCACTGAAGATTTAGTAAGGTTGTTGAGTAAATAATCTAAACTATTCTATCAATTATATAATCAGTCCTTTTTTGTAATGATACATCACTCAAATCGTAATGATGTATATTTTCAAGCTCTAAATAAGATTTAATTTTTCTATCAAGTGATAATATTTGATTTTTATCTTGATATCTTATACCATCTTCAACATTATCAAGAATTGGTGGTATGTAAAAAAGAAAATCCCACTGATTAATGGTTTTGAGAATTTCTTTTTGTAAATGGTTTATAATAGCAATATCCTTATTAGATAACTTATGGTCAAATAAACCCCTGAAATAAAAGTAATTGAGTATACCAGAAGAATCACAAATAATGTAGTCTTTGGAACCTATGAACATCTTCTCACGATTCCATTGTTTATAAAATATGACTATTTGGTCTTGCGGGGTATTGGGAACTCCATATTCTGCAATGTAGTCTGTTGCTACTTCACTTATGAATATGGAGTTCTTCCCCATTTTTTTAAGTTCGGTGTGAACCGAACTAGCTAAAGTTGACTTACCACTAGCAGGTGCTCCAATCAAACTCACCAATTTCGACATGATTAGTTAGCGAAAAAAGGTGCATTTTGTTGAATTTTATTGATATCCTCTTGAGTGAAATATTGAGGATGTGTTTTGATTTTTTCAAGAAGTTCTTGATACGCTTTCTTACCTTCATCTTTACGATTTGTATAAAAACAAGCAGCTGCGTGGACTTCTAAGAACCTCCAAACGTATAGAGACTCATCAACGAAAAGTAGTCTAGTTGGGTATGGATTTTTACCGTGTAAACTGTTAATAGCAAAGGTTGAATAAAGATAGGCTAAATTCCACTCACCAACACTTAAGTAATGGTCAACAATAACTTTTATTGGTTCTGCTCTTAATGTGTCCATACTATAAGATTTCAATAACTCTTGTTGAACAATGTACCAAGGTTCTTCTAGAGCTCTCATTATTGTACCAATACGGAATTGTGAATAAAATCTTTCTTCCTCATATCCATCGGTCCTGCTTACTCTCTCTTTATAGTATTTCAATGACCTTCTAAGACGCTCATCATTTTCAAATTTGTTATCTGGTATAGTAGCAGAATCGTGATAAGATTGTGCTGTGTAGAATACCCATCTAGCGTTTCTATCTTTATTATCGATATAGTCCTCTAAAATCATAGAGTGCTTTTTATACTTATCTGGAATATTGCCTTTCCAAGATCCACCATCCATTTTAACTCTCACTGTGATACCATCCATGAGACCTGATGTAATATCTCTATCATCACAAACAATAAATTCATGTACTGGTCCGTACCATCTAAATGCTTTATTTGTGTTCCAACATTCGTTCCTAGTATATTTCATATTACCGATATAAGTATTAAACATATAAAGGTCTTTATCTAATTTGTGTTTATCGAAATTAGGATCTATATCTATTGTTTCATCAGCATCCAACCAGAATGCATAATCCGATTTATCTTTAACCATTTGCATTGCATAATTTCGTGAATTTTCAAAATTATCGAATGGTCTATCATATACAAAGACAGGTATATTATTTTTCTCACCCCAATTTTTAATGACATCTTGTGTACCATCGGTAGAACCTGTGTCAACAAATACAGCACAATCTATGATAGTTTTTATTGAATTCAACATTCTTTCAATTACGTGGGCTTCATTTTTTACAATCTGTGAGATTGCTAATCTGTACGTTTTTTTCATTAATTGTTTTTATTTTTTATTATAGTCTAATGAATTTAGTATGTTTATTTACTATGTTCAAGTATAGTCCGTTCTAAATCTAAATTCCTGTTGATGGCTTTGTCTGTTGAAAATTTATCACCGTATCTGGCTTTTAATTTTGATATATTAGTATCCAAAATATGTTCTATTTCTATTGAATTAGCTTCACAAAAAAGACAGACTGTCTCAAAAAGGTTTAAAGTTTGTGTTGAAAAATCTTCAATTGATATTTGTTTGTTGTAATAAATTTTCTTCTTAAGATAATCTAATAGTAAACAAGTTGTTTTAAATGATTGCATTATCAAAGTTTCATTTGTCAATTGATAGATACCTTTATCGAACTTTTTTATTTCAAGATTTAAATCCAATTCTCTATCCAAAAGAGCGATATACCAAAAAATATCCGCGACTTCTTCTTTTTTATTGATTTCATCATTCCAACCGATCAATTCTTCTAATTCAGTTAGTACACCAATAACTCCATGTAATAAATTTTCTACTTGTTTACCGCAGTGGAATTCAGTAGATAGAGTTTTTTCTGATAATTCTTTATATTCGTTCCAATTCATAATAGTTTTATATGGAAACGTTTGTTTCAAGTTTATAAAATTGATTTTTAATATATAAAATAAAATTTATCTCTATGAGATTTCAAAAGATAGTAAGTTATTTGGAATTTATAACTAACGAAAATTTATTTTTTGAGGATAAAAAACAAGAAAAAAAATTTGAAATTGGTAACACAGTAATTTATCTCAGAAAGGGTAAAACTATCGAAGATTGGAATGGATTAAGTGATGATGAAAAGTCAAGTCCAGACAAAAAACCAGCTTCTGAGGTTATTGGTATAAAACCAATAGAAAAAATAGAAGGAAATAACTATTTCTTTTTAGATAAAGATGGAAATCCTACAATCAAAAAAACAAAAGATGAGATAGTAGGGGATGTTGAGACAGATGAGACCAAATAAACAAAAAAATAATTAGTTTTTGTGAATCAATATAGAAAAGATATTGAAAAATTATATGAAAGAATCATTAAAATTGTGAGTAAGGGAGAATCTTACTTACAAAATTATTATGATTTGATAGATGAGGTAATTGAATATGGTAAATCTGGAATGTTACAAGATGTGATGTACACCAAATTCAAAATCGACACAAGAACCTACAAATCTATTGATGATCTAAAGAAAACAACTTTCAAAAAAATATCAAATTTCACAGAATCACAAGCTAATAAAAATTTACAATCTTTATTTTTATCCAAAGGTGTTTATACACTTGGGACCCAATTTTTTGATTTGACATCAACTAAATATTTAGGTGATATCAAACAATATAACACATCCACCACATCGGATATTCTTGATGTAATTACATTTTATCCCGAGTATCTAAGAGTTGCTATACCTAAATTTATCTCAAGTCCACTTATGACTTTGGTATACAAAAAAGATTCTATCGTTTACTATGGTGATAAATTATTTCAATGTGTCAAAGAGTATACTTGGAGTAAAGAAAATAGAATTACTCCTACTTTTTCGAATTATTGGGTTGGAGTTTATCCAGGAACCGCATCTTTTCATACAGTAGATAACCAAAATATAAGTTTGATAGATAGATATTCAACATCAATAGATATACTACGTGAATATTACTTTATTGAATATTCAAGTAATAATTACACTGAACCAAACTATATTGATGAATATTTCGAATAAAAAAGAAGTTTTATAGATGCCACTTATAACAAGAACACTCAAAGGTAGTAAACTTTCGATAGAGGAAATGGATGGTAATTTGACTTACCTAGAAGGTCTCGCTACATCCCAACTCAGAGATTATGTTCAATTACAAAACAAACCTCTTGTTATAGATAATTTGGACAGATGGAATACTACAAAAGAAGTAAAATTCAATAGTCACCACCTGTATATAGATGGTCCATATACCATAAGATTTACTAATCACGTAAATGAGGGGGGTCCTAATTATCTCTTCAGAGCTTGGGATTGGGATGGTCCATCTTCAGCCCCAGCAACTCCATACCAAAATGAAGAAGTTGTGTATAATGAAAGAGCACAAATATCTTTCATTATGGAAGATCTTGAAAAAAGTTCCTTGTCTTTTAAATCATTTGATTGGACAAGTGGAACACAATCCGGTGTAGAATTTGATTATAAATTTTACCAAGGTGGTGTTATTTTACCATATAATACCATCGAACCTGTTGATAATGATGGTTGTATAGCCTTTTCAGATGGTGTGAATTGGAATCCGAATAATTTGGGACAACCAACTCTGAATGTTAGAATTGGTGGTGAGTGGAAACAGGTAAATTTTGGTCCTGGTGTGACTGGTCCTTCTGGTCCGGCTGGAAATGATGGTCCTCAAGGTTCGACTGGTCCTAGTTACATTATAAATAACTTTGGTCAAAATAAATTTGTACTTAGCGATGGAACCGAAAATGGACTAATTGGTCAAGATGATTTAACTTACGATGGATTAACATTTTCTATACTTGGTGATGTAAAAATATTCGGATCTCTCGATCAACCAATAATAAAATCTCCTAGTATCGACACCCCTACGTTAAATTATGCAATTTTACAAGGTGATACAACATTACAGAATATAACAACTGTCTTGGTTGACTCAATCCTTGTTACAAACGCTACGGTTAATTTTGATTTCAATCTTGGTTCAGTGTTTTACGTATCGTCACCATCTAATGATTTCACCCTTAATATTATTAATTTACCACTTGTCGACTCAAGAGCTATAAATATTACTGTTTTTGTAGATCAAGGTATTACGAATTTTACAATAATAGGTTTTGAGATAGATGGTGTACCAAAAGTAATCAGATGGATAGGTGGGACACCACCGACTACGTTACCAACAACTGTAACCGCATTCACATTTAATATATTGAGGTCTAATAATGATTGGGTTCAAGTTTTGGGGGCCGCTGGAATTTATGCTTGATTTTTGAGATATTCTTCAAGTAAATCCTTAAAATCATGACATTTATGAATTTGTGGATCTCCCTCTGGTCCGATGTATAGAATATATCCAACCTTTACATCTAATCCAATTTTACTTAGAATGAGACTATACATTGATATTTGGATTGAATATTCGTTAAGATGACATTTATCATAATCCTGAAATGGTTCTAGTAATTTCTCACCATAAGAATTTGAGGTGGCAAAATTTTTATTGGTTTTCCAATCTAAAATTACTAATTTATCTTTATAAACAAACAATGCGTCAAATGTCCCAGCTAATCCCCAATCTACGGAAAATACTCGCTGTTCGAATTTAATTGGTTCCAATTTGTATAAATGTTTAGCATAAATTAGATTGAATTTGTTTATTCTATCAACGACATCTAAGTCACTTGGTATATCTTGATGTATTTTATTGAAATAGTTTTCTATCCAATTATGTGTTGATGTTCCTATGAAATTAGCCCTTTCATTTATTATTTTCCACTGTTCTAGAATTTCCGATTGTTCAACACCTGTTTTCTCAGCCTTCTTCTTTGACCAATAATCTTGATCAAATGGTTTATGAAATCTCTGTATAAATTTAGTTACAGATTCAAACTGTTTACCATCGTAAGTGTATTTATGCCACTTTGGATCAAATATGAATTTTGAATCATTGAAAACTTCCAACTTATTTAAAACAAAATCCCTCATATCAAATTTATATGAGGGATTTTAATTTTGTTTAAAAGGGTGAATATTCCTCTTGTGGTGGTGGAGGAGGAACCTCTTCGTTGTCTTCCTCCGAAATCAGATGATATTCAATTGGAACGTTTGATAAATCTACCCAACGTGAGTTTGACTTAACTTCAGATTTTTTCTTTTCAATTAAAATATCATTGTTTAAATCGTCATCTTGATAAATCCAATCACCCAAATCTTGATCATATCTAGCATCTTCTCTCAGAATATAAATGTCATAGATATCCGAATAAACAGTCAAATCAGCACAAACTCTTATTCCTCTATTTGGTACATAATTAATATAATCACTTGAATGGAAAGTTTTTGTTTTTTCACACATTGAATAAATACTATCTGATTGAACTTTACCTTCTGCTGAGGAAATAGTATTGAATTTTACACCATTTGGCTGATAGTTGTATAATACACCATTCTTCAAATCGACAAATTTGAAAGTATCCATATATGGGTAATATTCAAAATCAAAATTCTTAAGTTGTATTTCAAGTTCTTTATAGTCTACTTTTCCCTTCTGCTCGAAATAAAGTGTGTTATTCCATCTTTGTTCTTTTTTATACCAATAACCGTTATCATCAGCCCACTTTTTAAAGTGGTATTGATAGTTTTCATCATTGACTGTATAAATTCTATCCATAATTTTAGTGTCTCCAATTGACCAGAGTAAGGCTCTGCCTATGAGTTTATTTCTATTATTCAACAGAACTAAAAGACTAACCGTATTGGAATTCAGTGTATATAAGTCTAAGTAGTCTTGACATTGGTCATACTTCATACAAGAGGCACCTAATGAACCATTTTCATTTAGGTAGGATGAATGATGATAGTAGGGGTAAATATACGATCCACTCACCACACGGAATTCCATTTCTATTTTAGTTTGAATATTTCTGAATAAAGTAGAAAATAATTCTACCTCGCGTGGTGGGATATTTTTAAATATTTTACCAATAAAGGCACCTGGTTTGATATGAAATCTTTTACTAGATGTCCAAAGATCTTCACCATTGGATAATAGGGCATCAATTCTCTCTGATGTTAAGTAAGAAATTTTAGTACAATCAGAACTTGATATCGAAATATAATTAATGTGATCATCAACTAAATTTTCAATCGGGTGTCTTTGCTTAATAAGTAGTCTAGCAACTTCAGATTTATCCTTCATTTGATGAAGGATATAATCCAAATCGTGTGAGGTAATTATATCAGATGTTTTTCTTGTGTATGCCATAAGTCTTACAAAGGTACAATTTTAATCCAACATATCCAAAAGCTGTGCTAACTTTTCTTCACGAATGAAGCACTGTGTGATTTTCAAAATCTTCTCAGTTTCTTTCCTAACAACATACGAATCTTGGTTTCGGAACACGTTCATATAAGCTAGAAACACAGTGAAAGCATCAATAGAGAAGTCATTAGATGTATTGATAGTTAATTTCTCACTAGGTGTTAAAATTATACCAATTTGTTCTTTAGTAAAACTTTTAGAATAGTTCCAACGTAGCACATTCTTAAGTGCGTCAAACTTATTATGGTTTACCTTTTGGTCTTTATCGATGATGATATTTCTAACTTGGGACATCATCACTCTTTCCCCTACCAATGAACGGATGGATTGGATTTGTTCGTCAAAAGTTTCAACATCAATGTGTGTGGAAGCAACTTCAGCTTTATCGGTAATACCCTTGAGGTGTTTGGTAGTAAGTGAAAAATTCTTAATGGAATTGACAAGGTAAACACCATTATCAGCTTGATAAAGACCGAGGTTCATATTGAGACGACGAGATTTGTCTGATGAATTAAGAATAAAGAAAGCTTTATAGTAATTAGAACCAGCGATTTCTACTTCATCTGAGAGAAGAATGAGTTCTTGGATACCTCCTTTCATACGGAAATTATAGAAACTGATGTTGAAATTTGCCTCCAACAATTCAATTTTAGATTTCATAAAGGAACGAATGTCAAATACCTCATAACGGTCAGAAACCGGTGTATTATTCACTACACGATTGAAATATTTAGTGATGATTTGGCTGCCTTCACGAAAGATTTCAACTGCATCAATTTTTTTGAACAGATCTACTTTGTTATACTTTTTATAACCACGAGAGAATAGGAATGTTGACATATTGTATTTTGATTTAGTGTTACAAAGATATAACAATTTTATACTAAAACAAAAAAAAGTCCGAAAAAATTCGGACTTTTTTAGAGGGTCGGGGCTCAATTGAATTCTGAGGATTAACGGCATTCACCTCAACTTTACCGTTCTTACAAGCATGATGTAAGATCTATTGCCAGGGTCAGGCGGTCTGTGCTTTTTATATTCCGTTAGTTTCCGAGAACTATATTACACTACTTCAATCGACAAGAGTTATAATAAGTAGAATAACCAAAGTTTAAATTTTTACAATTCTTTGTAAAAATTTTTCATCCAAAAAAATAAAATACGTTCCATTGGGATAAAATTTCAGATCTATCTTATGATTGTCAGATATAATCGTTGTCTTAGATAATTGTTTACCATCAGTGTTTCTCAAACTAATAATTTTATTTTTGCAATTCGTGATTGTAAAATAATCAATAATCGGATTTGGATATATTTTTATATCATTCAGTTTATTTTCGTGACTATGAGTTGTAGTCTCACAATCAAAATCAAGTCCAGCATTACAATCTAGACCAGAATAATTTATCTTGGTGGTGATTGATGACTCAAAACAAGAAAGAGAAGTTGTACTTGGAATTATCCATTCAGTTATTGGACCCATCAAAGTGTTTAATTTGATAATATAATTAAATTTTGTGGTATAATAATTTATTGGATTGCCTAAAGAATCTAAATTCGTAGTTGAATAAATCCATTTAGTTTCCTGCCCTTGTATGATTTCGGTTGAAATAGAATCTACCCTCGAATAAACTTTAATATCGTTTTGAGAGATAAAATTTTTGACCTTACCAAGATAATATAATTCACCAACACTTGGGTTTTGAGACCACCCAAATCTATCCTCAGAATACTCTTCATCAAAAATAAAAATTGTGTCAAAGCTTTGTCTCAAGTAAGTTGATTTTTTTTGATGAATATAATAATTTTGTGTCCCATTCATTTGGTCCAAGTATACAGAATATTGTTTATTTTCTATTTTGGAATAGGAATTATTGTTGAATAGAGTGTCTCCTACATACCTGTGGTGATCATACCCTAAACCTGGACAAGATACGAAGTCCCACATACGGTGCCAGTGGCTGTTGGGTTGGATAAAAGTTTGACAATTTGAATTTGTGGTGACAAATAATATAACTATCAGAAAGATTGATTTTACCATATACAAATGTAAGAATATTATTCAATATAACAAAAAATATATATAAACTTATGATAAATAATTTTGATGGGTTTATTCTTGAAAAACAAGTCATTTCTTTGATACTAGAAAACGATTTGAATGCATCACCTGAATTTTTATCAAGATTAAATAAGATAAGAGATAAAAGTAAAGTAGCTGAAATATTATATGTTCTTTTTGGTGAAGAATATTATATTGTAAAAGACCTTCCACAAAACTGGATTGATGTTACAAATGAACCAGAAATGGTTTCATTTTTATCCGATCAAAGAGCTAAAAGAACACCCATGCAGTGGGATGAAGATAATTCAAAATATTATGATGTTTCAGGCAGAGGCCAAATTAGGATTGGTAGATTTGCTCAAGCATTACTAAGTGACCCCAATGTAATTGAAGATTTAGATTTGTCTTTTGTCGAAGATCATATTCAAGGATTAACTCAGAAGGATTATGAAGATTTTGTAAATTTATACAAATCAGAATTTGTTGTAGTTTCTAATGAATTCAAATTGATAAGTGGTGATGAAATTCCTTACTATTATGATTTTATGAATTATGCTTATCCTGATAAAGGTCAGTTGGGTGCTTCTTGTATGAGGTATACAGTTTGTCAGAGATACTTCGGAATTTATAAAGAGAATCCAGAAGTATGTCAATTATTAGCTTATGTAAATCAAGATAATAAAGTTTTAGGTAGAGCTCTTATATGGAAACTTGATAAAAAGGTAGATGGATGTCCTGCTGAATATTTTATGGATAGGATATATTGTGCAAATGACAGTGATATGATAAAGTTCAAAAATTACGCAAAAGATAAAGGTTGGGTGATGAAAAATAAAAATGTTTCAGATGGTTTGGAATCACTATTTTTCAATTACAATGACAAGGTTTATTTGTCACACATAAATGTTCAATTAACTAAGTGGAATTTTGCCTTTTATCCATTTGTGGATACATTAGCTTTATTGAATGAAAAAAACGGTAAATTGCATAATGCACCAGGTAAGAATTGTATAGAGTTAACCTCGACCAGTGGAGACATTTATGATCCTGGTTTTGAAAGTAGAAGGACGTTGTTGAAGGCTATGTTAAATGACATACTCAATGATAATGATTATCAAGGTTATAGAGATTTGGTTGAAAAAGCCTTAGAACACTTATCGTCCTCCTAAATAATTCATCAATTCAATAATGTTCTTGATAGTATATCCAAGACTTTCAAGATTTTTTGAACTGTTTCTCAAAAACTCAATATGGTTTTCGATTAGTAATATATTTCTATCATTTTCTGCAAGGTGAGCATCTATCAAAATTGATTTTTCACCAGTGTTTGTTTTCAATCCAAATCCGGTTGCATAGAAAACAAACTTATCTTGTCTGATTTTTTTATTTTTTACTTCTTCTTTACTTCTTTTATTTAAAAAGAATGAAATTTGTTCGTTCAAAGCTTGTCTATAGCTTAATGCAAGTGATTGAACTTCCAAAATTTTCTGAGAATTTTCGGTAGTTAAACTCATTTTTATAACATCAAAAAGTGGTGAAAGATTATTATTCCATTCTTCTCTTCGTTGAAGGAAATATTCTTCTAATTTATCATTAGTTTCTTTGACTTTATTAATCCTATCAATTTCCTCTTGGGTATAAGCGTTCATAAAATTCCAAATTTCTAATTATATATAGGTATATAGACGAAGTTATGAACAAAATTAAAACACTTTTCATTAGTGATATTCATCTTGGTAATCCAAATTCTCAAGCTGATAAATTATTAAAAATTTTAAAGGAATATGATTTTGATAATTTATTTATCATAGGTGATTTTATCGATATGACTTATTTGAAACGTAAATTTTACTGGAATCAAGATCATTCAACGGTTATACAGAAGGTTTTGAGATTATCAAGAAAAGATTGCAATGTCGTGTATATAGTAGGTAACCACGATTTCTATATAAGAACAGTAATTGATGAAGAGGATGTACACTTTGGTAAGATACTGATTTGTAATGAATACATGTATACTTCTTTGAAAGGAGAAGTTATTTTTTTAACACATGGTGATTGTTTTGATGGTTTTGTGAGAATTAGTCCTTGGTTATACTGGCTTGGTGATGTTTCTTATGAATTATCAATTTCAATCAATAAGGTTTATAACTGGTTCAGACGATTATTCAAATTGGAATATTGGTCATTTTCTGCCTATATGAAATCGAGGGTTAAATCAGCCATAAAATTTTTATCAGAATATAAAAAAATATCAGAAGCAACAATTAATGAAAAAGGATGTGATTCAATTATGATAGGCCACACACATAGTCCAGAAATAATTGAGGGTAAATATTACAACACTGGTGATTTTTGTGAAAGTTGTTCTTATATCATCGAAGATTTGGATGGTAATATCGAATTAAAGTTTGTAAAATGAAGATTTTATATGGTGTACAATCTACTGGTAATGGACATATTACAAGATCTTCGAAAATTGTACAGAGACTATCCAAATCTGGTTGTAGGGTTGATATAATAACTTCAGGAAATAATTCTAAAGTGAATTTTCCATTTCCAATAAAATACAACTTCAAAGGTCTTACATTTTATTATGATGGTGAAGGTCAAATTGATTATTGGAAAACTTTCAAAGAATTGAGATTATTACAGTTGATGGGGGATGTAAAGTTGGACATCTCATCATATGATTTAATTATTAGTGATTTTGAACCAATAAGTGCTTGGGCCGCTGAATTTCAAGATAAAGTATCTGTTGGAATTAGTAATCAATATTCTTTTTTGTCAAAAAACACACCGAGACCAACTGACAGGAGTTTTTTAGGGGAATTTTTACTTAAATGGATGGCACCTGTAAAACATCCTATAGGAATTCACTTTGAAGAGTATGATAATTTTATTAAAACTCCTATTTTGAGAGACAATATTTATAATTTTAATGTTGAAAATAGAGGTCATTATACTGTTTACTTGTCAAATTGGAACAGTACAAACATTTTGAAGTTTCTAAAACCAATACAATATAAATTTGAAATTTTTACAGACATCAAAAGACCAATCAGATATGGCAATTGTTTTCTGAAACCAATAGATAAATCTTTGTTTGATGAAAGCTTGAAAAACTGTATGGGTGTCATCACTGCTGGTGGTTTTCAGACTTGTGCTGAAACACTTTTCTTGAATAAAGAATTGATAGTAATACCTATTAATAACCAATACGAACAAATTTGTAATGCTGAGTCTTTGAAAGGGTTAGGTGTAAAAGTTGGTAGTATGCAAGATATAAATACACTTATTAATTTACCTAGAACACAAAAAAATATTTATTGGAAAGATCCTACAGATCAAATTGTGGAGGAAATATTAAATTTTGGAATCAAATAAAAATACTTCAAATATAGTATTTCCTTTGACACGTTTTATTTTTTTCAAAGTGTCACCGGATATCGAATCTAAAACCTTATAGATGCCAAGATTAGATCCTTTATCAGTCATAACTTTAACAGTGTTGCCTGGTTGACCAAGTGCACCAACAACAGCAATATATCTATTTCCGTATAAACTCTTCAAAAAAGATATTCTAATATTAGCTATGTCTTTCATATTATTAACATAAGCGTTATCTAGTGGATTGTTCAAATCAATCTTAGTTTCTGTTGGTTTCACTTTTATTGAAACCATACTTTTATTTTCTTCAGCTAGAGTAATTTCTTCCTTATTTTGAATTTCTTGTGTTTTTAGAAGGGATTGTTGATTTTTTCTAATTTCATTGAAGTCAGCTTTAGCAATAATCCCACCTCTCATACCTTTATCATTCATGTTATAACCTTGTGGTGGTAATCTATAAAATGAACCAGTAAATGTCATCGATAGAATTCTGTCAAATCTAAACATCCTCCAAATTTTATTTACGTGTCTATTGGAAGAAACTGACCAACCGTTTAAGTGATATCCTCTTATCAAAAATTTACCCTTTGATGATCTACCCAATACCATTGGATATATTACACGTTCATGACCAGCAAAGTGAGTATCTTCTTCACCTTTATAGTTGATAAGAAAAATCATACCATATTTTATAGCCTTTACTAAAAGTTCTTGTGTTGGCTTTATTGGTTCATTGATTGGTACACCAACAATCTGTGTAGTGTCTCTTAGATTGAATCTTGGTACATATGAATTATCTTCATTCAATTCGTGTTTTCTTCTTACTACGAATTCAACAGGTTTTGTGTTATAAAAGGCTCTAAGTTCTTTTAAATTCATACAGTATATATAAAAAAGTAAAAGCCAGACACAATTTGCGTCTGGCTCAAGAGGTCGACCGATTTGGTCATTGTTCCACCAACTTGTTTTAAGAAAAACAAGTAAACTTAAAATTTTAATGACTTACTTTTGAAGTGTCAACTGCAGTAGTATCAGTACAAACCTTGGTAGTGTCACATTTTGTAGAGTCTTTGCAACAAGCTTTTGTAGAATCACACGCTTCTCCAGACTTTGTAGCTTCACCACAAGATACTAGAAGAGCTGATACTGCAAACATTACGAATAATTTTTTCATAGTATATTTTTTTTTGTTTCTTTTTATATATGAAATTTAAAAATCAAAGTTTAGTCAGTTTTGAAAAAAAATATATATACGGTATGAGAAAAATTACAAATTCATCGGAACTCAATCAATACTATGGTAAAATAAATAAACATATCGATGAATATATTAAGTCTTATAATGTCACTCCTAGTGAAATATATCGTTATATAAATAAAAATATGAGTAGATTTTTGGAAAATATCGGAATTAGTGATATAGAAAATATTCAAATTGTAGTGAAGGACGTTGTTGAACATCGTAAAAATATGGAACGAGATAAAATTTTCAAGTTTGAACAATTTTCTAACGGTCTCAATGAATCACTTATATCTTTAACTCCAAGTGGAATTGATCACGAAAAAGTTTTATCAGACTATTACAATACAAGTCTTGGTCACATCAACATTTTAGAACCAGATTTGCACCTATATGAAATAAGGGATTTTGATAATATAAAAAAATCTATAATTTTTTCAATTGAAGAAATTGGATTACTGAAAAATAAAATTCAACAAAAGATTTCTGATGAGATTATGGAAAAAGAAGTTGAATTAAACTCACTATATGGACAAATTCTAGATACAAAAATGGATTTTTTACTTAAGTCAATTGTTTCACCAGATTTATTAAAAGAAAATATAAATTCAAAATTGGATGATGGTTTGTTGATCAAAATGATCACCACATTAATTCCAAATTCGATGTTAGATGTTGGCAATGCATCAAATGTAAAGATGAAGGAAATTTATAAAGGTTATTACATTTGGGAGGTATAAGTCATGTAACATCATGATATCATATTACTCTTGGGACTTTGGAATTTTATATATACCTTAAAATTATTTGAAGTTTTGGCAGAATTAGGACTATATGGATCAGCTACATATGCTGTAACACTCTCAGGTATATCCGAGATGATGGATGTGTTACCAGATAACACACTTAATGAAATTTCGGCTCAGGATATGCGGAATGTAGTCCTTACTCTATATGATGATATTCAAGGTGCAAGTTTTTCTGAGTTTGTTTATACCGACACCCCTTCAAATTTAAAAGTGGGTGGTGTCCCAAAAGGTCAGAATTTTGCTAGTATGTCACTTTTCACAATTTTCAATAAATTGTTTCATGATGTTTTTGATCCATCCGCTAGTCTCAAATTTGTACCATCTCAAGTCACTTTGGATTACAAACAACCAAATACACCAATAGACTATCCATACGATACTGGTTTTGATGAATTGGTATCATATCAATTGGAATGGACTGCTACTAAAGGTACTTACGATTTCCAACCTACTGGAACAATCACTAGGACAGCACCTTTACCATCTACTATATTATATACAGTACCGGTTCCTGCTGGTGGTGGAAGTGAAAAAACACCGACGATTAAACCAATATTGAATGTTACTAACTCTTACACTTTCAAATGTACAGATGATAAGGGAAAACCTGCTACATCTGCAGAGATTTCTGTTTCCTATGGACATAGAGTTTATTGGGGTAGGAGATTAAATAGGTCAGACCTAACATCTGCTGAGATAAGGTTACTTGATGGTGCTGATGTTTTAGGAAATGGTTTACATCGATCACTCACTTTTACTGGTAACACTACCCAAGGTATTAAATTATCATTTCCAAACATTGATGGTGAAGGACAATATCTTTGTTGGGCTTGGCCTAGTAGTTTTGGAAATCCTGTGTTTAGAACTGCGACTGGTATTGTCACTATAGCTCAAAAAATTCAATCGAATTTTAAATATAAAAATATTTATGGTTATGAACATGATTATGATGTTTGGGTAACTTTCTCAACATCTGCTTCACCTATAGCCGAATTGAATCTTTATTAAATCAATATAATAAGAAATGGCACAACCACAAAATGCAACTCTAATAACAAACCCAGTTAGGCCCAATGATTTGAATGACCCAATTCCATCGGCTCTTGCAATTGATATACAAGGTGGTCACCATATGTATGATACTCTTGACAAAAGAGATGCAATAATCGAAGCAAGAAGGGAATGGGGTATGTTATGTACAGTCTATAATAACACAACAGATCCAACTAAAAATGGAACATATCAACTAGTATATAACTCATCGAGTACTTCTATTACAGACAATTTGAACTGGGTGGTTTTCTCAGGATCTCCCCAATCTATATCTGTGAGTGGAGAATGGTTACCATCAGCTTTATCAATTGTGGATACACCTCCAACTGGGATGACCAATGGTGACAGGTTCCTTATCACATCACCGAGTTTCGCTGGATTTGCTACACAATCCTACAGAGTTGCTGAATGGAATTCTTCAGCATTATCAGGATCAGGTGATTGGGTCTATACAACACCTACAAATGGAGCTACGATTAGGGTGGATAACATTGCTAATGCAATTTATAAATTTTCTGGCACTTGGAGTGAGGGTGGATTTTGGCAAAAGGAATATCTCTCACAGATAAGATATATTCAACCAACATCCACAGATGGTACGACATATTCATTCACAACTTCTTCTGACTTAGTTGCCTTAGATGCATATAGCTATAGTGTTTATTATGCTAATTTTGGATTTACAAATTCAGGTTCATCTACATTGGAAATAGACGGTCTTGGATACTATCCGATTAAAAAATTAAATGGTGGTTCATTAATTGATCTAGGTGCTCAAGATTTAGTCCCAAATGTCCAATATCATATGAGTTGGAACATTGATAATTTTTTAATTCATAATCTTGGTGGGGGTGGAAGCGTTTCACTGACAATAGGACCCGCTGAGGATGGTACGTATGAGGATGGTTTATTTACTGATTTTACCTACAGTACTCCGATAGGTGTGCCTATTGATAGATTTAATGAAATTTTATTAGCTCTTGTACCACCACCAGCACCTGATTTAAACTCTTGGAGTTTGGGTGGTCCTAGTTTTGTGGGTGGAAAATTATCTTTTGATAGTTCAATCGCTGGTCTATCAGCTTCACCTACCGTTGGAATAAATGGGGATTTTAATCCAAGTGGATTTAGAAAGGGAATAAATTCTTTTTTCAATCAAACTCTTACTACTGGTGATACTTATTATAAGGATTATGTGGGGACACTAAATTTTGGTGTTCAAGAAGGACCTGGTGATCCAACACCTGCTTATGCTACAAATGCTTTTGGGAATGGCATTACAGGATCTTTAGTATTGAAACTAAATGGTGTTACTATATCAAATGAAAGTTTAGCAAATAAATCAGCTATTAATACTACATCAGGTGGTGCTCAAAGTGGTTTAATTATATCCGCTGCTACTTCATCAAAGTTTCCATCTGGAGTACCTTTTGAGTTTTTCTGGCACCGAACCGGTTCGTTTTTGATCAAAAGAGATGATGGGAATTTGCGTCAAGGGTTTAATTACTTGGATTTATCACATATATTACCATCACAAACTTTAACACTGGCTAGTTATTCATGGGTTGCAGATCCAAGTACAACAGCAACTACGTTTACATTACCAATAATCAATACAGTTGTCGGAAGTAATCCAAAAACCTTATCAGGTATTAAATATTGGAAAAACTTTGGTTTAAATTATGTAATTACTCTACAAAACCATGTAAGAAACACATATAATTCTTCTTCTAGCGCATTGAGTTCTTCCAGCGTGGTTCCTGGTGGAAACAATGGTATAAATTCAAAACCCACTACAACTACACTCCCTGTAATGGGACCACCTGATGATAAAGTTATACCAAGTGTTACATCACCTAGTACGTCACATTTAATCACTTGGAATTATGCACTGAATGCCAATGTAAGAAGACTAAATGAGTCAGTTTCATTTTCCACTTCTGTATTAAGGACTGTCCAGGGTGTGGATCCAAGTGGATCTACTACAATAACAAATGTTTTTGTAGATAATTATCCAGAAACCTCATCATTATTGACAGAGAGTTTTCTTTCTGAAAATTATAGATTAAGAAATGGATCAAGTAAATATGATCTCTCTACCGATAATATACAAAGTGTATTAGCTAACTTAGCTTGGAATAGTGCTTCGAGTTTGAACCAAACATCTGGCTATACAAATGCTTTACAAATATTGAATGGTCAATTGGTTTACCCTAAGTTTAATTATAGTGATCCTGGTACTACAGAAACAAATCCAAACAAAGGTGTTGGCCTTGCGGTAAGATATGATTTTTGTAATACAACAACTGTTGGATTTGGAACAACTGATACATCTTTTGGAAATTATAGAACATTTACAAGATATTTTCAAGTCGATGCTTCATCAACTTTTGCTATTTTGAGATTTAGTTTTACACTTACAGATACTACTTTTGTACCGGTAAATACAACATTGGAGGGTAATGAGTGTTGGTGTGAAGTAAAATTACCAAAAAGTAATAACAGAGCTAATCCTCCAGCTGGACTTATAGGTGGTGCTGTTACAGGATGGTTAGATTTATCAAAACCAGCCTTTGATAATCAACAATTCAATGGTGGTGGAGCATTCAGAGGTAGTCCGAGTTTGGTCAATCCATCAGTAATTGAGGTGGATTTCAGATCCGGTAGGAGCACACGTTATTCCGAAGGTTATATTTTATTTAGAATTACAGCTCCATCGTCTTGGACTGGACACATTCAGAACATAACTTGCACTGGACTGACAGTGTAAAAAAATATATATACTAAGTCAAACAAAATAAAACACGATGCCTTTAAGTTCTGATAGACAATCGCAAATAGCATTTAAAAACCTACTTGGAAAATCTCAGGTACAAAAGAATTTTGGTGTTGGTAACGAATTCTATGGATATTTATTCAACGTACCTTCAACGAATGTTTGGAGTAGTAAGATTCCAACCAATGATCCTGCTCTAGCAGTACAAAACCAAGTAGCTGTTCAGATAGTTGCAGATTTAGTTGGTATACAAGATAGTGCTGCTAGTGGACAATTTCTTTCATATCAGACAGTTTGGGGATCCACACCGTCTGTACAAGGTGATTTGAAGGACCCAAAGACAAACCAACCATTCAAATATGGTGAGGGAACTCTTAAAGATATTACAGCGGGTAATAATATTGTGGATTTGGTTCCAGATAGTTATGGTCTAGATTACGCAGTCAAAGTTTATACAACCTATCCCACAACTCAAATATCACCAGGGGATCTTAGAGAATGGGTGTTCCAATATAATTCGGGAATTCTTTATCAAGATAACGTAACAGTTGGTGGTTACCAAGCTCCTACAAAAGTAGTTGGGTATTATTATATTGGAAATAGACTATCATCCTTGGATTCAACAGGACCGGAAATTATTAGAGTTTCGGCTACGGGTCCAGATACAAGTCTTTCTTATTATGCAACAAATTCTACACCATTTATATCTACATATTCAGTAAATCATTTATATTTGATTGATTTTGCTTTTGGTAATACATCATCAGTGAAGTTGAATATAGATTATTTAGGTACAAATAGTATATACAAATATGGGCTGACCGGTCTTAACGAATTGTCCTCAGGTGATATTAGAGGTGGTACTGGTTCGACTGCGGGTCCCTTATACTATTTGACTTGGAATCCGGCGGTGGATATAAATCCTGGATATTTTTTATTTTTTGAATCTAATCCAAATCAAACACCGGGACTTTTCAAAGATGAAACTCCAACAATAAACACTGTCGGTGGAATTGATCGTGGTTCATCATTTAATGATGTTAGTCTTCAGGATATGTTTTCCGATTTACTTTATCCGGAAAAACTAGCAAACTTTACCTCTTTAAATTTTGTTCATCCTAATATATCTTCAACAAATGACAATCAATACAAATTTATTGATGTGGGTAGAACATTGATTGGTACCCTAACATTTTCTTGGACTTACGATAAAGGAACTGATTTTGGAGCCACATCTGTTACTATAGCTGACGTGACACCAGTATCTAGTCCAACTAATGTTTGGCCTGCTCCGATGACAGCAAATTTGACTTATAATTATACTGATTTAGGGGGAACTTTTTCTTATACACAGTCAGTAACATCTATTGTTCCAGATAAAAGAATTTTTTCAATCTCTGGACTTCGTAAAAATAATACTACTATAAGAAAGTATGGTGAGATCCAATGGACTTGGAGATCTTACTATGGATCATCTACATATTCAACTATGACTGCTGGTGGTGTGACAAATTTGACAAGTCAATTGGTAACATACTCACTTGGTTCTTATAATATAGGTGGTTCTCAAGGATATAAATATATCGCTTTTCCGGAAAGTTCTAATTATAATTTCAAGTCAATTAGTTATTTTGGATTACCGGTTGTTTTAGCTACAAACAGTTATACATCTATGGATAGTTTTGGTAACAATTTTGGTACGTTGAGTATTACAAACTCTTACAGTCAAAATACTACGTATAAAATATATAGAACATTGAACCAAATTTCTGGTACATTAAGTGTAAATATTACAAATTAAGATGAATAAAATACCTGTAACCGGACTGATAACTCCTGTATATGAAACGGATAAATATCCAGTAATTGACCCGAGGTTGGGGATAGATGGAATGCGTGGGTTGGAAAACACACAAGAGATGTATGATTTACCACTGGAAAAAAGAAGAGCTGGTATGGTTGTATCTATACCAAATACCTCAAGTAATACAGCTGTATATTATGCTTTGAAACCTGAAGGTAATGGTGTGACTTGGTCTGTTGGCATGACTTCAAATTGGTATGGATTTTTCACATCTTTTACCGGTTCAAATGCCATACCTGTCAAATATAACATCACTGGTGAAACAATATCTGTGCCTGTAAACTATGAATATTTGATATGGGGTAATATGACAGTAGGTGCTTCTGGTTCATTTGTTAATGACGGTAAGGCTTATTTTATAAATGGTACAATTTCTACTGTATCTGATGGTACTTACTCGGGAACTGGTGAATATAATTATGTTACAGTACCCACCAAGTATAAAGAAACTTTTGTTTGCACACCGACTGGTTATACCGTCTCACATAATTTGAACACACAAGATATAGTATATTCCGTAAGACAAATTAATAATTTTGTGACTGTGAATGTTGAAATCTTAAATTCAAATCAAATACTGGTTTCATCACATACTACTTTTACCGACGCTAGGATAACAGTCATTGGTTAATTTCACGAAGCCCATGAACTATTGATATATAATTTACTATAAAAAAAAAGTAAATATATCATATGTCTGACTCAAAAGTTTTGACTGAAGAGGATTATCTTAGAATTCATTTAGAAAATCTTGACAACAATATAAAAGTTGAAAAACTAGATATCCCACCATCCCCACAATATACAAATAATTTCAACACAAATAAAACAAGTGATTTACACTATTTTTCATTTGATGTACAAGAATTTCCGTGTGGTTATTTTTACCCGAAAGGAACAATAATTCAAGTCAGATCTGCTCAAGTAAAAGAAATTCAATCATATTCTATGGTTGATGATAATAATTATTATGATATTATAGAAAAAATGAATGACATGCTTTCATCTTGTGTTCGAATGAAACATATTGATGGTACAATCAGTTCATATCTTGAAATCAAGGATCCAGATAGGTATTACTTAATTTTTTTAATAAGAGAATTAACTTTCCAGAAGGGGACAATATTATCTACTAATGCGAAGTGTTCTTGTGGTGAAGAAAATTCTATAGAATTAGTACGTAATCACTTCAAAAAATATGACATCAATGAAAAGTTGATACAATATTTCGACACACGTACATCTTCATTTAGGTTCGAGTTAACAAATGATAGGATATTTTACTTGATACCTCCAAGTATAGGTATTCAAAAAGCTTTTACCGAATATGTCATTCGTGAAAATATTCAAAAAAGAAAACCTAATCTTTCTTTTCTCAAAATTATCCCTTTTACATTGATTGGAAAAACATCAATAACTCAAGAAGAAATTAAGTCTGAGTTGGAGAAGTTTCAAAAGATAGATGATGTATCTTTTCAGTTTTTGAATTCAGCAGTAGAAATGATGACTTTCGGTATCGAAAAATTAATAAAATATTGTCAGTGTGGTCTTGAGATCCACACTCCTATGTCATTTCCCAACGGACCGTCAGCTATTTTCGTTGTTCACAACGCATTTGACCAATTTATTAAAAAATAAATTACTTTTACAAAAAAATTTCAATACACATGAACCCTCGATGGATGAGTGGCCATTTTGGATGTTTGAAGAAAATATTAAGATAGTAAATGAAATATTTGAAGAGGAGGAAAAATCTAGAAAACAATTAGAAGAGGAAAGATTGGGAAAAAAAGAAATCAATTTAAATAAAAAAGGACCTTTTTAAGGTCCTTTTTTCATTAATATCCTGATACAAGTGGCGGCACAATTGTGAAGTTCTGATCGATGTATTCATCAATCCAGTAATCAGCTATAAATGCTGATTCAAAATTCCAAATTTCACCACCATCCCAAGTTAAGGCTGGATTACCAATTGATTTGATTTGACAGTTCTGAAAGGTTAATCTCCTTAAAACAACCCCCTTTTTATCATGTTGGTTAACGATGATAGTTCCAACAATATCTGCTTTGTAGTGCAAATATCCGTTTTGAGAGTTCCAGACTAAATCATACCATGATTTAAGAATGTTCCAAGTCTCCATACTACCAGTATCATTAACGTTAACATTGAATCCAAGAGTTAAGTCTGTAGTGGTTTTTGTTGGGGTTTTCATAAAAGCTCTACCAGAATATTTGAATTTCTGTTCAACTGATTCCAATGATGGAGTTACGTCAAAAGTTATTTTTGTAGCTTGTTGTAAAAGTAGACCCGGTCCAGCATCTGTTCCATAACGAGCTGCAACAATTGTTGGAAGGACAAATGTACACTCAAACAGGTTCAAATATACTGGTTCTTGTGGTCTAGACCCAGGTCCACCAGGTGAACCGGTCATTTGAAGTTGGGTAAAATGTGGAAGTGCCATAACTTATTTATATTTTTTTAAATCTTTTTGTTTAATTATATATTATTTCGGTTTTTATTCCTATTAATCTATTTATATATTCTTTTGATAAAATAACTTTTATTACATACCTGGTACATAAAAATAGTATTTAGTCAAATTTGATCCCAAACAATTTTGTGATGAACATCTGACATCTATGCTGTACCAATATCCACCAAAACCAGATTTTGTCGAAGCCGTCGGTTGAGGTATCATTTCTTTTTGGATGTACCCATTATTTGTTTCTTGGATTGTTGGTACATAAGCATTCATGCTATTTCTTACTCCACAACTTGTTGGTTGTAAATTTGAAGGTGGTTGACTATTAGGATCTGTGTAATTATACCTACACACATTTACAGAATATGTAGCACATTTTAAATTTATATTGTAATTAAATTCCCATTTGTTCGTTTGATTTAGATAGGATGTTAGTCCAGATATTTGACAAGTACCTCCAGATTGTGGTGAAGTGGTAAATGAAATCTGTGATCCATAGGAAGTTCCCAAAGAGTTTGTAGCATAAGCTCTGATAAAATATGTTGTGGAGGAGGATAGTCCTAATATATTTCCGGAAAAAACTCCAGTTCCGTTTCCACTTGGTACTATATTATCACTTGTTGTTGGGTTCTGATTTATTGACCAACAAATTCCTCTCTGAGTTACAGGTGCATTTCCAGAAGAAGTTACATTCCCTCCAACACTCGCTGATGTTATTGTAATCCCACTTACCGGATTAGTCAAAACGATTGGGATGCCTAACGAAGTTGTAAATGAATACTGTACACCATAACTAGTTCCAGTAGAATTAACAGCGTAAGCCCTTACATAGTAAGTGTTGCCGAGGGTCAAGTTGGATATCTGACTAACGAAGGGACCCAATCCACTACCGTCCATAGTTTTTGTGGTAAGGTCGATTGTTGGGTTCTGAGAAGTCGACCAACAAATCCCCTTGGATACCACAGGTGTTCCACCATCATAAGTAACATTACCACCGGATGTCGCTGATGTTGGTAAAATATTTGTGACAATATTTGTTATTACATTTGCTGTAGTTGGACTAGGCAAAGTAGTGAAATTAATTTCATTACCATATCCAACCCCATTATCATTTATGGCATAAGCTCTGACATAATATTTCGTATTCTGTACCAATCCAGTGATTGCACTTGTGAATATGCCAATTCCGCTACCATCTACTGTTTTTGTAGACAAATTTATTGTTGGATTGGGATTGGTTGACCAAATTACACCCCTAGATGTAACAACACGTCCACCCGAAAGAGTTATTTCACCACCTCCATTAGCAGTGGTTAATGAAATGTTGTTGATTGAGTTTGTTATGATTGTTGGGATATCACCACTGGTTGAAATATTAATTTCTGAACCATAAGAAGTGCCGGACTTGTTGGTAGCATACGCTCTAATATAATATATTGTACTAGGTACTAAATTGTTTATAGTTACAATATATTGACCAATCCCCTGACCTGATACAATAACTGAATTATTTATAGTAGGATTTGGTGCGGTTGAATAACAAATTCCCCTGTTAAATACAGGTGATGATCCAGTTGACACAACTTCACCTCTAACTACAATCGAATTTTTTGTTTTTGTGGGTGATCCCAAAGTACTAACCGATGGAGTACCAACAACTCCCGTAGTTTGAAACTGTAGTATATTAGTTGAAAAGAAATCACCAGAAGTAAATGGTATTACCCCTCTAGCATAGTAAGTCGTATTTGGAAGTAGGTCTTGTCCAACAATTGTGCCTTGTCCTTGTCCAACATATGTCGATTGAAAAAAGAACTGACTGTTTGCTCTAGTTGGTGTTATGTTGGTTGATAACAAAACACCTGATGATGGTATGATAGATGTAGTTGGACCAATAGTATATTTGAACGTAGCTTTAGTAGCTTCTATTCCACTAACTTCATCCATCACTAGTATACTCCTAAGTGTAGTGGATGTGAATTCGGGTGTATAAAAAGTACCAAATTGAGTGGTCGCAAAACCTTTGATATAATAAAGTGTATTGGGTGTTAGATTTATTATAGCTAATGCCATAGTAGTGGCTTGTCCCAAAACCGCAACTCTTTTATTAAGTATGTTATTTTCAGGATTTGGTGTAGTTCCTATGTAGAAACCTCTTTCAGATATGACCCCACCATTACCAGTAGATGTGATAAAAACACTAGGGGTTATTTGTGTACTACTATTGACGGTAGCTAAAGGTACTCCAAAAGATACCGACTCATTTGGTAAAGTTTGAAAAGTTTGTACATTTCCGTAAGAAAAAATTGACGGACTATTTCTAGCAAAAGCCCTTATGTAATAAGTGGTGTTGGGAGTTAGACCCGTCAAATTCTGAACGAAGTTTGTGTTATTTGGTGATGGTGTGATCACTTTAGTGTCATCTACGGTAGGAAGTTGATTGGAAGTGCTGTACACTATACCTCTTTCTTGAATTGAAATATTACCAATCGATATGTATGTGCCACCAGTTTGAGCCGATATATTTGTAATTAGAGTTACAGGATTTGTCGTCAGACTTGGTACAGACGTTGAGACCAATTGTACCCTTACTGTATCACTATAGTAAACTCCAGTAGCATTTTTCGCATATGCCCTAAACCAAAAACGTCCTCCTGCAGTTAATGTTGTAATTTGTGATTGAAATGTTCCACTACCTGAGCCGACCGCAATTTTAGTTGTCAAATTCAATGTAGGCATTATGATTTGTGAATTTGTCCACACGAAACCTCTTTCTTGAATTATAGTTTCTCCAGTCATTACAATATTTCCAGTCATTAAAACAGAAGTAGCTGTTTTTTGAGTACCAGTATCAATAGTTACTGTTGGAACTTGTGGTGTGTCAAATGGCACCTCTGGTGCATCATTTAGATTAGATCTTATTGAATATCTTGGTAATCTACCAAATCCAGTTGTGAAACTTATGGCACCATTCAGATGACAATAACTCATTACAGAGCCTCTGTTGTTTGATTTAACTACTGTATAAGTAGATGACGTGCAATTATCTGGCCCATCTGTGCTTTCTCCTCTGTAACAACTGTCAATTCTACCTATGGCTTGATTGGATTCATTTTTCCATCCACACCAATGAGTATGTTTTGAACCAAGATTGTGTCCCATTTCATGTGTGAAACACATTACTGGCCAAGAATAAGTGACATTAGAATTAACTACTATATTTGAACCAATTCCTGTGACCGCACAGGTATAGTATGGATCAAGATTTGCAGATGTGATGTATCCATCTGATTCACCATTTATCCAAGCTATACCACCCAAATTCTTATTGTGTAATAAGTGTTTAAAATGAGATTCTGGTGTAGTTGGTATATTTTTGTTGATGTTATCTGTAAATTGATTTAGATACTGTGTATTATCGAATGGGTTTCCATAAGGATCAGGTGTGTCCCAAACAAAAATTTTATTCAATGTGACATTTATACCCTCTCTGTCATATAGAGCTATAACATTTGTTAGTATAGTTGTAACATACTGTGTTACTCTACCAGTATCTGAACCCCAAAATTTATATAAATCATTTGTTACTTCCACATAAACTCCACAAGTTTTATTAATTCTGATGTAAGGATCATAAAAATTTGGATTGTTTTGGATTGACCTTCCTATCTTTTTATTTGATTTTGTGGGCGCGAGTAAAACATCTCCTTCACCAAAACTGAATTTTTCAGCATCCATTTTGACATTAGTAACCTTTTCTTTCGTCAAGTTACTTACATTGTATCCATCCTCTGTATGTATACCACTCCAATTTTTACCGTCATATGTTATTACACCAAAATCTGAAGTAGATTGATAAATAATTGGTTTCTTTGTCCATTTCTTACCACTAGATGTTTCTATCTTGATATATGGATGTTCCACACGTTGGTAAGTCAATTGTTTACCTGATGGTGATTTGGAAACAAATGTTTTTGGAAATGTAAATTTTCTTTGAGAAAATATTTTTTTGTTGGATTTTTTCCAAATATCAACTTCCGTCTGCCCAAAGGACAGAACGGAAGTTAGTGTCAATAGAATTAGTAGAAGAAACTTTTTCATTCAATTTTAGTTTTTTTATGGGATTGGATTATAGAAATATGCAGACCTAGTAGTTTTGGTACCTGTACAAGTACCATTACAAGTTACGTCAACACTGTACCACACACCGGTATTGGCTGGTGGTGGACTCATCACTCTTGTTATAACACCAGCGCTTATTTCCGAAGAAGTTGGTACATAACTAGTCATGTTATTTCTAACCGCACATGCTACTGGTGTTTGACCTGCAGTTGGTGGTATTGCTGGGTTAGTATTTGAATATCTACACACGTTCACCGTATAACTTGTACAATTTGGATTTATGTTAAATGTAAAGTTCCAAGCATTATTAACTCTTGTAACTGTTAGACCACCAATCGCACAACTTCCACCACCACTCAATGAAGTTGTAAATGTTAACTCTGTACCATATGCAGTACCTGTACTGTTTGTAGCGTAAGATCTAACATAATAAAGTGTTGATGGGGATAATCCGATTATTGTACTTGTAAATATTCCTGTTCCTGTTCCATTTGATGTCTTGGTTGATAAAGATACAGTTGGATTTGGAGATGTTGACCAAACAACCCCTCTAGAAGTGATTGAAGATCCGCCAGACGATGTTACATTACCACCAGACGTCGCACCTGACGAGCTAATGTTTGTAATTGTGGTGGTAGATACAGTTGGAATTGAACCAGAAGTTGTAAAAATATTTTGTTGTCCGTATCCTGTACCACCCGATGTGGTCGCATATGATCTAACATAATAGGTAACACCAGGTGATAAACCAGTTATAGAAGAACTAAACGAACCAATTCCCGAACCGTCAAACGTTCTATTATTTGATAAGGTTGGATTTTGTGATGTGGAATAAACAACTCCCCTTGCTGTTATAGTAGACCCCCCATCTGATGTGATATTTCCACCGGATATAGCAGATGAGTTAGTAATTGAAGTGACGCTATTTGTTGTTAGTGTAGGTACAGACACTGATATTGTAGTGAACGTAACTTGATTTCCATAATTTGTACCAGTTTGATTAGTGGCGTATGATCTTACATAGTATAACACACCAGGTAATAATCCTGTAATTTGACTAGAGAAGAAATTCGGACCACTTCCATCAGTTGTGAATGAATTATTAAGTGTAGGATTTGATGAAGTTGACCAACAAACTCCCTTCGCACTTATAGACCCACCACCCACGTCTACTATAGTACCACCACTACTAGCTGTAGTTGATGTTATTTCAGATATAGATGTGGTTGTGAGTGTTGGGAAATTAATCAATGTTGTGAAGGAAAGTTCTTCTCCATATGAGGTTCCAAATTCACTTGTTGCGTAGGCTCTTACATAATAAGTCACATTTGGAGACAATGGATTTATGAAAGTAATTGTATATTGACCGATCTCACATGGGGTCTCAATTGCACAGACTTCTTCTACCTTCTGATTAGATGTTGTGGGGTTCGGAGATGTAGAATAACAAATACCTTTTAATGATAATGTTCCACCACCTATTGAGTTTATACTATAAACAACTTCAGCATTAGTGGATGTGACGTTATTTATAATGTTTGTTGATACCTCTGGTGCTTGACCAGGTATTGTTGCGAATGATACTTGGTTTCCATATGATGTACCTAAGGAATTTGTTGCATACGCTCTTACATAATATGTGACGCCGGCAGTCAAATTTGTGAGATTACTTGTAAATGTACCAGTACCATTATCATCTACTGTAAATGAATTACTAAGGGTTGGATTTTGTGTTTCAGACCACACCACACCTCTCGATGTCACTGTTGAATTACCGTCTGATACCACATTACCTCCAGATATAGCACTTGTGAAATCTATAGATGTGACAGATGTTGTATTAACAGTTGGTAAAGATGTGTTTGATGTGATGAATTGTAATTCTGTCCCATATGCGGTACCAGATGAGTTAGTTGCGTATGCTCTGACATAATAGGTTGTATTTTGTGATAAATTAGAGATAGTACTTGTAAATGTACCAGTCCCACTTCCATCAGTTGTCTTTGAGTTCAATATTGTAGGATTAGGTGATGTTGACCAACATACCCCTCTTGCTGTGACTGTTGCTCCACCAGTTGATGTTACGTTACCACCAGAAACAGCACCTGTGAGTGTGACGGAACTTACGTTTGTTGTTGTCACAACAGGTAAGTTTGCAGTGGTGGTAAATGATAGTTGATTACCATATGATGTCCCTTGAGAGTTAGTCGCATATGCTCTATAATAGTAAATTGTTGACGCGGTTAAACCGGTCATAGAGCTTGTAAACGTACCAATTCCTGTACCATCTTGAGTTTTAGTTGTTAAAGATACTGTCGGTGAAGGAGATGTAGACCAAACTACCCCCCTCACAGTCACAACAGTACCTCCGTCCGAAGTCACATTACCACCTGATACGGCCGATGTTAATGTAATTGATGAGGCGGTTGTGGTTGTGACAGTAGGAACCGTAGTTGATGATAAAGTAGTAAATGATATTTGTGTTCCATAACTAGTACCATTTGAATTAGTAGCGTAAGCTCTAACATAATAAGTAGTACTCGCAGATAATCCTGTGAGATCGCTAACAAAACTACCAACACCAGATCCATCTATTGTTTTTGTACTTAGACTAACAGTCGGATTACTTGATGTTGACCAACATACCCCCCTTTCAGTAATTGTTATCCCACCATCACTTGTAACGTTTCCTCCTGAGATTGCTGAGGTCTGAGTTATATTTGATGCTGTAATGGTAGAAGATAATGTGGGTGTAGTTGTTAAAGTGGTGAATGTGAATTCTGAACCATAAGATGTACCAATTGAATTTGTAGCATAAGCTCTTATGTAGTAAAGTACACCCGGTAAAAGACCTCCAACTGAACTTGTGAAACTACCAGTTCCACTACCATTAACCGTTTTAGTTGTAAGATTGATTGTTGGACCCGAAGATGTTGACCAAACAACACCTCTTGATGAAACCGTGGAATTACCATCCGAACTAACAGTACCACCACTACTTACCGTGTTAGTTGTGATAGATGTTGGATTAGTTGTTGTCACAGTGGGTACTGTTTGTGCTGCGGTGGTAGTAAAACTTATTTGAGTTCCGTATTGAGTTCCTACAGAATTTATAGCGTATGCCCTTACATAGTAAGTTGTGCCTGGTGTCAAGTCAGTTATGTTTGATGTAAACGTACCTGTCGTGCCAGTTGATACTAGTTTAAAATTTCCTGTAGTTGGGTTCTGTGTTGTTTCATAACAGACACCTCTTTCCGTAATAGTCGAACCACCATCCGATGTTACATTACCACCAGTAATTACTGTTGTGCTGGTTACATTACTTGCGACGGTAGTGGTTATTGATGGTAGTGTTAGTGTAGTGATTTGTACTTGATTACCATAACTTGTACCGGAAGTATTTGTAGCAAAAGCCCTTAAAAAATAAGTATTACCTTGAATCAATCCAGTGATATTTGTTGTGAACGATCCTGTACCAGAACCACTCGCGACAACTGTGCCGTTAGTTATTGTTGGGTTAGTTGATGTGGAGTAACATACGCCTCTTGCAGTAACATTTGTACCACCACTGTTTGTAATGTTACCACCTGATGTCACCGATGTTGTAGATAAATTTGTGACTGATGTAGTTGTTAATGTGGCTAGTCCGGCACTCGCATTTGTAGTGAATTGTACTTGAGGACCATAAGATGTTCCAAAACTATTTACAGCGTATGCTCTTACATAGTATAAAGTATTAGGTGTGAGACCTGTCATATTACTTGAATAAGCTGCAGTGCCTGTTCCATTAGAAGTTTTTGTAGAAAGTGATGTGGTTGGATTTGGAGATGTAGACCACACTACTCCCTTTTGAGTGACACTTGCACCACCCTGTGAAGTTATAAATCCACCACTTGTTGCGCTCGTGGTTGTGATACTCACAGTAGTGTTGGTATAAAGTAGGGGTGTTGTTCCAGTTAATAATGTTTTAAATGTACTTGTTGCGGAGTATCCGTAATTGTTTTGGTTATTTGCGAAAAAATTAGTGGCGTATGCCCTAACATAATAAGTTGTATTTGCTTTCATCAATTGATTGCCTGCCTGGAAATCCACTTCAAAAGCACCTGTTATACTTTGAACATTTGGAGTTTCAACAAATGACCAACATATAGGATCAAAGTTTGCATCTACTCCACATCCACTCGATGGACTATTTGTGACTGCACTTATAACTACACCTCTACATCCACTACTCAATACACAATCAGAACCCCCTCTGTTTGTCACTCGACCATAAAGTTTAGCACCAACAGTTGAGATGTTTCTGATTGAGTCAATAACGACTATTGGTGGTCCTTGATAGACATAAATCGGTGTTGTGAATGATACTTGATTCCCATAACCAACACCACTTGGATTTATCGCGTAGGATCTTACATAGTAGGTAGTACCAGGAGTAAAATTAGCCACTGTGTTTGTAAATGATAATAAACAATCATCATCCGATGAACAAGTTGTTGTAGTAACTTTACTATTTGATGTGGTTGGATTTTGTGTTGTAGAATAACAAAAACCTCTTTCTGTGATAGCCCCACCTATTGATGTAACTTTACCACTCAATTTAGCGGTCGATGCATTTGTAGTCGGGGTACTAACTTCAGTTGCAACATACGTAGTACAGACAGGTAGAGAAGGAGCAAGCGTAGTAGCTTGTGTTATTGGTCCGTAATAGAAATTATCATATATGTCTGTTGCTATAGGTCTAATAAAATATGTCGTTGAAGGTTGAAGACCTTGTGAAGTCGATTTTCTACCGAGAAGTGATTGGTATGTTCCTGATACAGAATTAAAAGTATAAGATGATGAATTCAGATTATAGGAATCCGGTGGGTTTGTCGTTGAAGCACCCAAAGCATGGCTGGAAAACGATTGATTTGGAAAACTTATAGTGTAATTGGTTTTTATAGATGTTTGTGAGACATAACTAGGAGTACCATTAATGAATGTTGGAACAGATGTGGTTGTAAAGGAGAGTTCATTACCATATGTTGTACCACTAGAGTTTGTAGCAAATGACCTCAAATAATATGTCGTAGATGGAGATAATCCACTAACCGTACTTGTATACGTTCCTGTACCTGTTCCAGTATTGACCTTACTATTCGATATAGTTGGTGGGCTTGTTGTTGACCAACACACCCCTCTTGCTGTCACTGCAGAACCTCCGTCTGAAGTAATTGTTCCACCCGTCGTCACGTTTTTGGGAGCTAATCCCGTAAGAGCAGTAGTGTTTATAAGTATTGAAGATGCGGAAAATGTTGAGAATGTTATCTGTGGTCCATAACCCGTTCCTGCACTGTTTGTTGCGTAAGATCTTACATAGTATGTTGTACCAGCTGATAGACCCGTCAAACTACTTGTGAAAGAGCCTGTACCTGTACCTACAGCATCATTAGTTCTCGAATTTGATATTGTTGGGGTTGTTGAAGTTGACCAACAAACACCCCTAGCGGTAATTGAACCACCACCATTTGCACTCACATTACCACCTGATGTTGCGCTGTTATTGGTGATAGATGTTGCGGCGGTTGTTGACGATAGTGTTGGTACAAGGGGTACTGATGTAGTGAAACTAACTTCATTACCATAAGCAGTTCCGGCTTGATTGGTTGCATAAGCTCTGACGTAATAAGTTATTCCACCTAAAAGACCTGTGATGTTACTAGTAAAACTCCCTGAAAAGGAACCATCAAGAGTTCTTGATCCCGATATTGTCGGGTTTGGTGATGTTGACCAACACACCCCTCTCGAGGTTACATTAGCACCACCATCACTTGTGATGTTACCACCCGATGTAGCAGTTGTAGCGGTATAGGTAACTATTGGGGTTGTGGTAAGTGTTGGTATCGAAGCATTTGTATAAGGTATGTCTGATGAATTGGCTAATCCAGTCCTTATACTAAATCTAGGATACTTTCCAAAACCATTGGATAAAAATTGTGAAAAAGCAGGAGCATTCTGATGGAACTGACAATAACTCATTATGGTCGGTTTATATGATGGGTAGCTAGTTGCTCCACAATTAGGTCCTAGTGGATTTGAAGTTTCACCATTTGTACAAGAGTCTAGTCTACCAATTAGTGTACCAACATCACTTTTCCAACCACACCACTGTGTGTGTCTTGAACCAAAATTATGACCTAACTCATGAGCAACTACAAGTAAACACCATCTTCTATCGTTGTAAACACTTAAATCTGTTGGTGTTGATGCTATCTCTAGTTTGTTACTCATACTAGATAGACCTACTCTACTGGTCGGACCGAATAAATCGCTTGCGGGAGTGTATCCATCTGATGGTGTGAATGGTCCGTAGTAAGCAACTCCCCCATAAGTAGCATTAGTAAGTAAATGTTTAAAGTTTGAATTTGGATTGGTTGGAAGATTATTTAAAATTTTTCCACCGAATAGATTGAGTACATTACTTCTAACTACATCCTGTGTACCTGTTTGTGTGGTATATCCATATGGGTCTAACGCTTCCCAAACATAAACTTTATTCAAGTATATTGTTATACCCTCATTCAAATAGATTTGTGATATACCTAGAAAAAGTCTCGTAACCCAATCTTCAGTTGTAGCTAGATTTCCACCCAACGCAGTATGTAGATCAAAAGCAATTTCTGCATAAACACTACAAGTTTTATTGATTGGTACTAATGGATTATAAAAATCACTATTAGTTAATCTACCGACCGACGGAGTCTTTTTTGTGTCTTTTTTTTGATCAATATTTTGGCTACTTGGTTGTAAACCTGCACCTCCACAATATTCTTCGACTGATCTCAATGACGATGTGTCCTCATTAACCTTTGAAGGTGTCATTGAGTAAAATTTACCACTCCTACCAGAATGTAAACCCTGCCACCCATTTTTGGAATAGGTTAAGACACCAAATCCATTTCTTGATTTGTAAGCCACTGGTTTTGTTGTGTATGACTTACCTTTAGATGACACAACTGTTATAGCTGGAACTTCCCATCTATCATAGATGGTTTTTTCACCATCCGGTGTCAACGACTCGAATGTTTTTGGTAAATTATTCGGTTTTATATTATTGATTGTTTTAGATACATTTGGATTTTTGTCCCAAACGTTCAATTTCACTTGACCAAACGAATTCAACGTTAAAATCAAACTTGTTAGAAAGAACAGAAACTTTTTCATTTTGTATTTGATATGTTTTTTTTGTATATATTCAAATTTTATTTGAGGATAATTCCTTATTTACCGATTGTCGATGCTGGAGTAGTACCTACATAGAAGTAAGGTGATCTAGTAGTGTTTGAACCACTACAAGAAGTTGCATTACATTTTACATCAAAACTGTACCAATATCCAGTGGTAGCAGGTTGGGGATTCATTTGTTGGTCAATAAATCCTTGAGAAATTTCATTGGTCGTGGGAACATAGTTGGTCAATCTAGCACCTGTAGCAACAGGTGTTGCTCCAACTGGAGGTTGGACAGAAGAACTCGTATAATTATATCTACTTACAGTGACAGTGTAGCTGTTACAATTCGAATTCAAATTCCATTTAAATCTCCAAAAACCATTTAATTGGTATGGTGCAAAAGTAGTCACTGTGCAAGATGCTGTAGGTGATGATGATGTTGTGAATTGAACATTATTACCATAACCAGTACCAACAGAACTCGTAGCATAAGCTCTTACATAATAAGTAGTAGAAGCTGATAGTGATGTTATTGAACTAGTGAAAGTACCTGTTCCACTACCATTGACAGTTTTTGTAGTCAATGACACTGTAGGATCTATTGAGGTCGACCAGACTACTCCTCTAGATGTTACAGATTGTGAACCAGAACTTGTAACATTTCCACCTGAAGAGGCACTGTTCGAAGTCACAGAAGTCACTGCGGTAGTCGTTACAGTAGGTAAAGTCTCACCAGTAGTAGTCGTAAAACTGATTTGACTACCATAATTTGTACCAACTGAATTAGTCGCATAAGCTCTTACATAGTAAGTAGTATTCTGAGTTAGACCAGTTAAACTACTGGTAAATGATCCCACACCGGTACCATTTGATGTGAATGAATTTGAAAGGGTTGGGGTTTGTGTTGTTGCATAACACACACCTCTAGCGGTTACTGTAGCCCCACCATCTGAAGTTACATTACCTCCGGTTGTCGCAGTTGTAGAAGTGACACTAGTCGCGGAAGTAGTAGATAATGAAGGAAAGACCAAAGTTGTAAAAGATTGTTGGGTTCCATAATTTGTGCCCGCTGAATTAGTAGCATAAGATCTAACATAATAGGTTACACCACTTGTAAGACCAGTGATCGACACTGAAAATGTTCCAGTACCTGAACCACTTGTAATCACTGTATTTGAGGTCGTTGGATTTTGTGTTGTGGCATAACAAACCCCCCTTGCAGTGACAGTAGCACCACCATCACTTGTAATATTACCACCAGAAGTTGCTGATGTTGAAGTTATGGATGTCACTGTATTTGTTGTTAAAATGGGAAATGTAATTGAGGATAAAGTCGTAAAAGAAACTTGTGTTCCGAAATTTGTTCCATTTGAATTTGTAGCAAAGGCTCTGATATAATAAGTAGTGTTTGGTGTCAATCCAGATAATGAACTTGTAAAAACACCAGTACCCGAACCACTATTTACTACCGTATTTGATAGGGTTGGATTTTGTGTGGTTGCGTAACAAATTCCTCTTGCGGTGACCGTTGAACCACCATCAGCAGTCACATTTCCACCAGAAGATGCAGTAGTTTGAGATATACCACTTGCTGCAGTAGTTGTTAGTGATGGAAAAGATCCAGAAGATGTCGTAGTAAATGATAATTCATTACCATAACCCGTACCAGTGGTGTTAATTGCGTATGCCTTTACATAATATGTAGTAGAAGGAGATAGTCCAGTTAGACTACTTGTAAATGTACCTGTTCCAGTCCCATTACTTGTGGTTGTGTTTGCGGTCGTAGGATTTGGAGATGTGGAATAACAAACCCCCCTAGCAGTAACTGTTGATCCCGAACTTGATGTAATTGTTCCACCAGATGATGCTGTTGTAGTTGATATAGATGTTATCGAAGTTGTTGATAATACTGGTTCACTTGGAGTGGTCACTGTTATACGAGAACCGTAACCAGTACCTACTGAATTTATTGCATAAGCTCTAACATAATAAATTGTACCAGGTGTTAAACCCGTCAAACTTATTGTATAAGATCCCGTACCTGTTGGTGTTGCTGCTAAAACCTTTGTATTGGATGTAGTTGGATCTTGTACCGTTGTTGAATAAACAATACCCCTTTCAGTGACTGATAAGGTACCACCTCCTGCTGAAGTTACATTACCACCAGTTGTGAAACCTGTCTTAGACAGAGCTGTTGAAGCCGTAGTAGTGACTGTTGGTACAGTCAGTGTCTTGACAGTGATTTGACTTCCATAAGCAGTACCATAAGTATTAGTTGCATAAGCTCTCACATAGTATGTGACGCCTTGTGTCAATGCAGTGATGTTTGTTGTGAATGTGCCAGTTCCGGTTCCAATTGATAACACAGTACCATTAGTCAGAGACGGACTAGTTGAGGTAGAATAACAAACACCTCTAGCAGTAACAGTAAGACTGCCACCACCGGCAGATGTTACATTACCACCTGTAGTAAATGATGTTGTTGCTAAATTAGTAGCTGCGGTGGTTGACACAGATGGGATAGTCAATGTTTTGAAACTAACTTGAGTGCCATAATTAAGACCAGCTTGGTTTTCTGCAAAGGCTCTCACATAATAGGTTACACCTTGACTCAATCCAGTCACACTTTGTGAAAAAGTGCCAGTACCAGTACCTATATTTACTACAGTATTAGCGATTGTGGGATTTTGAGTAGTCGCATAACAAACACCTCGTCTTGAAACTGAGGCTCCACCGGACGCAGTTACATTACCACCCATAGTTGCTGTTGTATTTGTGAATGTAGTAACTGAATTGGTTGTTAATGATGGTGTAGTAGCAGTACTAGTTGTGAATGTTAATTCACTACCCCAACCGACACCATACTCATTTTCTGCATATGCTCTCACGTAATAAGTTACACCAAGAGTAAGGCCTGTTATTGAACTTGTAAAGTTCGCAGTTCCAGTACCATCATTCGTATTACCAATCTCCGAGTTTATAGTAGTATTATCAGGTATGGGGAATATACTCCAAACAACACCTTTTCTAGTAATAGTTCCCCCACCACCGCTTGAAATTGTACCACCTGATTTTGCTGTTGTTTGTCCTACGGTATTGATAGGCACTGTTGTCAAAACTGGTGGTACTGGCGGACCTGGTGTGAAAAGTCTTAATCCTCCGTATGAAGTTCCGGCAGAATTAGTTGCATACGCTCTTACATAAAGAGTCACCGCTGGTGTCAAATTAGTCATAACACTAGTGAATGATCCAGTTCCTGTACCATCGAGGGTTTTAGAGTTGGCGGTTGTAGGCTCTGTTGGGTAAGGGGCCCAACATACTCCTCTTGCGGTTACACCTGAACCACCACCAAATGTCACATTCCCTCCACAAGTAGCTGTAAAAGATGTTATAGAAGTGACATTTGCGGACGCGACTTCTGGTAAAGTTGAGATTGGATTGAGTATGTATGGGGTCCTATCCACAGAACTTCTCATAGCAAATCTTGGATATTTACCAAATCTTGATGACAAGTTTACAGAACCATTCAAATGACAGTAACTCATTATTGTACCATTATTATTTGGTTTAGTGGTTAGATATGTGGTTTGAGTACAGTTGGCAGGACAAGGTTCTACAGTTTCTTGAGTACAATATCCCGTAGAATTGTAATTTTCTCCTTTATAACAGCTATCTAATCTACCTAAATAGGCACCTTGATCATTTCTCCACCTACAAAACTGTGTGTGTGAGGAACCACAATTGTGTCCCATCTCATGTGCGGTGACATATACTGGCCAGTTATAACCTGTGGTAGCTTGTGAAGGGATTGTCGTGCTCGTGAAACCTGACACTGCGGTTGATAAATTCGTTCCGACTACATTCCAAGTATCAGGATTGTATCCATCAGAGTTGCCTCCTAACCAAGCTATACCACCTAAAGAACCTCTACCATGTAATAGATGTTTGAAATGAGATGTCACATTAGTCGTGGTGTTATTTGGATTGACTGGTAGATTATTTTTAATATTATCAGTAAAACCGGTACAGAATGCTGATCCATAAAGGGACCCACCCCCTAGGATACATGACGAAGTTGTTGTGGTTTGATAACCATACGGATCAACAGACTGCCAGACATAAATTTTATTCAATGTGACTGTCAGACCTTCCTGAGCGTAAATATTGGAAACTGCAAGAAACAAATTAGTGACCCAGTTTTGTGTTGTTGTTAAATTATTTCCTAGTGAAACGTGTAAGTCATTTGTCACCTCTGCATACACTGTTAAATTTTTATTTATTGTTATAGCAGGGTCATAATATTGAGTATTTGTTAATAAATTTGATGTTTGTGGAGTTCTCTCTGGTATTTTGTTTATCGTAATATTTGCCGGAATCATCGTTTCACAACCACCTAGAGTTCCTTGTGGTCTTGTATCATCTTTAGTAACACTGGTGGGATTCATTGAATAAGATGAACCATCAGGTGATTGATACATACCTTCCCAACCATTTTCAGTATATGTCAAAATACTTAAATTTTTTCTTGCTTTATAAGCATTTGGTTTGAAAGTATATTTTTTCTTTGTTGATGTTTCTACTTCAATGTCAGAGACGTTCCATTTATCATAAATTTCTGTTGAACCATCTGGTAAAGTCGATTCGAATGACACTGGTAATTTGGATGGATTTATTTTTGCTATAGTACGAGATGTGTTTGGATTTTTATTCCAAACATCCATCTTTACTTGAGAAAATAAGTTGGATGTAATTAACAAACAACTAAGGTATAATAAAATGTTTTTCATTACTTAATTTTTTCTTTTTTTTTATATATCGTTTTCACAAAAAACAAAATGTAAAAATTAGTTTTTTATAACAATTAATCATATCAACATATAATTGTTATATGTCTAAAATTTTAATTATAGGTGATACACATCTTGGTTTAGGTTATCCAAATTCAGTGGATAAATGGTTTAAAGTCCATCAAGAATATTTCGAGAAGTTTCTACTACCTCTTGTCCAAAAAGAACTGAGTGAAAATGATATCATCGTTCATTGTGGTGATTTATTTGATAATCGTTCTGTTGTGCCTATTAACATTTTAAACTACGCTCAAGATTTACTTGAAAAATTGTCAAAGATTTGTCCTATACATATTTTAATAGGAAATCATGATTTATATACTAAAGCATCTAATGATGTAAATACTGTTAAACTATACAAATATATTCCAAATATTACTGTTTATGAAGAACCCACAAAGATTGACTTCTGTGGAAAATCAATTTTGATGTTACCGTGGGTAGAAAAAAAACAAGAACAGATTAATGTCTTGAAAAAATTCAAAAGTGCTGATTATCTATTTTGTCACTCTGATTTGAATGGTGCTAAGATGCACTTAACATCTGTTGCACATAAGAACAATGATAAAATTGATGTTGAGGAATTTTCAGGATACAAAAATGTTTATTCTGGACATATACATATCCTACAAGTTTCTAAAAACTTTACTTTTGTGGGTAATAATTTTGAAATGGACAGAAATGATACAAATAATCAAAAGGGAATATTTATTCTCGATACATTGACAGATGAAGAAAATTTTATACCAAATAATGTTTCCCCAAGGTATAAAAAAATATACATCAGAACACAAGAAGATATTGAAACACTTGAAAATGTTTCAACAAAAGACTACATAGATCTTTTTATTTCTAATTCCCTTTTAATTAACAATAGGAAATTAAGGAGGAAACTTGAATTGATGTTGGAATCTGGAAACTTTGCTTCCGTCGACTACATAGATGATTTAGTTTTGGAAAAAAATGATGAAGAAGTAAAATCTATCATAGATGACATCACTGATGATGAATTAAATAATGGTGTTGTGCCATCAATTCAACTTGAATATACTGATTTGATCAGACAATACATTAATAATCAGAAATATGAAAGTGAGAAGATTAAAAATGGTGTTTTACAAGAGTTTAATGAGATTGCTAGAGTATATGACGAGGGTTATTTAGAATAGTTTGGTTTTCTACTACTACCTTTTGATCCTTCACTCTCAGCTTTTCTTTTTCTAGCTACTGATGCTTTTTTCTGTTTCTTTGACATTTTAGCAGCTACTCTTACTTTTCTACATTTAGGATATCCACCTTTATTAGTATCGGATCTACCACAAGGTGGGTGTGAACCATCTTTATTTGTTTTGGAAATATCAACCCACTTTTCTTTAAACCACTTGTCTAGTCCTCCGTGAGAACCTTTATAAGATTTCTCTTCGTTGATAAAATCCTCAAATAAAAGTAAATGATCCATTACTTCTTCTTGGATTTTTTCTTTTTCCAACCACCACCCTTAGATTTATATCTTTTAGCAGCAGCCCCACATGCATAAGCTGAAGGCCAAACATCATATCTAGATTTAGCCCAAGCCTTACAAGCATTCCAAAGTTTGGAATTAGTTGGAGTATTTTTTTCCACTATAAGAACTTCTTGGAAATCTTCAAAAATTAGTAAATGGTTCATATTTAATTATTATTTTCTAACAGCTTGTACTACACAAGTAGATTCGTTGAAGAATAAGTATGTATTGCCTGATGGCATTGAACTATAAATAGAAGCAGATGCTGTGTCATAATCAACAAAGGAAGGTAAGTTACAATTTGAAATAATAAATCTATTACTTTGTGTGTTGCCGATACCAGCACTTGCTCCCATTGCTATGATATGATTACCTGAATTCGTGCCGCCAGCACAATATCCAAAGAAAATGGAATGTGATCCTGTGTTTAGATAACCTGATCTGTATCCTATAGATGTAACATGACTACCTGTGTTTCCAAGACCAGCTTGATATCCCATAGAGTGGACATTGGCACCATTATTATTAGCAGCAGCATTTATACCAAGAGCAACTACCAGATTTCCCTTGTTACAAGCACCCGCACCTTGACCGACTCCGACTAAAGAACCACTATTACAAAACCCAGCTTGAGAACCAACACCAACTATATAACTTCCTGTATTGCAATAAGCAGCTTGATCACCCATAGCGACCACACCATCACCCTCGTTATACCAAGCAGCCTGTAGTCCGATCGAGGTCACAGTGCTACCACTATTTCCATAGGCTGAGCTATCACCAATCCCTATAACATTGTCACATAGGTTACAATATCCCGAGTTTGGACCAACAAAAGTTGTACAATTTCCTAAATTACAAAATCCAGAATTCAATCCAATTGAAATAACACAATTTCCTGTATTTTGATAAGCCGCACACACCCCAATTGCATCGACATAATTACCAGAATTTAGTGATGTTGAGCATAAACCAAACGCATTCACACAATCACCTAAATTTCCCCACGCTGAACAAAATCCAATTGCATTTACAATACTTCCGGTATTACCTAAACCAGTTCTATATCCAATTGCATTCACATAAGATCCTGTATTGATGTTACCAGCGTCCATACCAATAAAATTGTTACAATTACCAGATTGAGTTATGCCAGCTTGATAACCTATACTGACTATATTACAACCATAGTTAGAACAGGCAGCTCCAATACCCACACCAACAACACAACTTCCTATATTATCTGCAGCTGCAAGATATCCAACAGCTACAACATTATCACCAAGGTTATTACAAGCTGCGTCAAAACCCACAGCACTAACATAACTTGCACTATTACCACATGCTGCTCTATATCCCACACCAACAACGTAATATCCACTATTACACATTGACGCTAAATTACCAATACCTACTACTAAATTTCCGGTATTACAAACTGATGAACGATCCCCCACCCCTACTACACCGGTGCCGGTATTTTCACACGCTGATTCAAATCCAATCCCAACTACTCCATCACCAGTGTTATTAACTGTTGAGCAAAGACCTATTGAGTTAACACAATTACCAGTATTGTTTGTAGAGGATCCTACACCTATTGCAATTACGTTATCACCGATATTATTTTTTGCCGATTGGTAACCCAAAGCACTTACATTACTACCACTGTTACCATATGCACTTTGATATCCTATCCCATCAACATAATCTCCTGTGTTTCCACATGCAGCATTATTACCAAATGCGTTAATATATGAAGCGGTATTTCCACTAGCCGCATTTGTTCCAAAAGCATTTATTTCAATTCCAGTATTAAAATTTGTTGATCCTTGACCTACTGAAATTATGCTTGAGGTCAAAGTAAATGGCACATCATTGATTTTCTCTATTAGGGGATTATCTATTCTCATAATTTAAATTCTTTTTTATAGATTTATTACTATATCTATATATAAGAATTTATTTTTTTAATTTTATCAATTTAATCTTTAAATCCCCATTTCCTTTTATAATTCTATGCCAAACACCGATTGGTATAATAACTTTTTCATTTAAAGATTTTGGTAATTCATTGTCAATTTGAATTTCCCAATCCGTTGGGTGTAGTGATTCGACAATTCTATCTTCTCTGTCACGGTGCCAAGTAAAATCTCCGGAATCCGTATTTTGTTTAAATTCTCTGATGAAAGTATTTTCACCCATATTTTCTTCTTCAAAGGGTAAGTACATAAGAATATATTACCAGTATCCAGGATAGGTTTTTCCGCCCCAAAGATTAGCATATCTATTAGCCCTACAAGCCCAGTAACCCGGTTTTGTGCGGTCCTTCTTCAAATGACACTGATGTCTAGCAGCAAAAGCTTTTCTAGCTTTAGAATCAGATACTTTAGCACTCAAACCACCTTTAGCGTCTCCAAAATTTACTACTTTTACTTTTTTTGTCTTAGGGTTAATAACATAAACTTTATATTTCTTTGGACCTGAGCTTCTCATAGGTTTACCAATTGGTACTTTTTTCCCATGATATTCAGCTTCATTAACCTCATCAATTACCTCTAAAGGTAGATCAAGTGGAACAATCACTCCATCAAATTCTCCAAATTTTCCCAAATCTGTGGTTTCGAATAATTGTTTATCGATTCCTATTAGTTCTATATTACCATTATCATATAATTCTCTAGCTTCCTTAATTAAGTTAAAGAAAGAATCAGAACCAGGTCTAAAAATATTTTCCAATACGGGTAAATTGTTATCAATGTGATATTTTAAATTTTCACTTATTGGTTTGTAATTGTCGAATAACTTGATGTATTTCATATTCACAGATTATTTGTTGATTTATATATTCAAAACTATTTGATTAAAAGTATCTATTTTAATATATAAAAAAACTGTTGAAAATTTTTAATGCAATCTCTCATATTTTTTAATAAAGAAGGAGACAATCTCAATTTTACTTATAATTTAGATAAAGAAAGGTGGGAAGGTGATTTATTGTTTGATGAAAATAGTGATGATACCTATAAAACAATTGGATTATATACTTTCGAAAGAATAAGACCATTTGAATATGAGAATCCCGGTAATCTAAAATTAAGAAAATTCCAACTTTTTAATGAATATAGATTTCAATTCATAGGTAGTACAAGTTTTACCCAATCGATAGTCAAAATAGAAACTACAAACACAGATCCAAACTTTTATTCTAAATGGATCTTTGGAGTAAACTTTGAATCTAAGTTTCCAAAAGGTTCCCAAATTAAATTTGATAAACTATTATTTGAATTCACAAATCCTCTACAAACTTACACAGTTGTCGAAACCAAGAAAAATGCGATAATGATTTTGTCAAATGTTGATAATCTATCATTTGAACAAGATTATGGACTTATTCTTGGATTGACAGCAACATATGAAAACCAAACGATATCAGGTTTAAATACAATAGGTATTTACAATTACATCACCGAGGATTTCAAAGAAAACTTTTCCGAATGGTCAGAACCGGATTTTTATGATCGATTTTACAACAAAAGGAAATTAAACCTAGTCAATACTGAAAAAAATGATGGGATTGTAACAATCAAAAATAAAGACCTTTTTGACAGAGTTTATTATAAATACGAATTTCCAAGAAGTTCATTCACCCAAAGTGACGAATTCACTTTAAAAATTACCTTGAAAACAGAACCACCAAATGTTTATAGTGGGGGTCTGAAAGCAGATGGTAATAAATTATATTTTACGGGTCCAATACCAAGGGTTCTTAGACCAGGTGGTGTTTTCACCATACCTACATCTACCGTAAATTATAATTATCTAACCGTAGACTACATCCCAAATTTCCTTGGTAATAGTAATCTAATTTACTATGCAACTCAAAGTCAAGTCATTTGGAATAATTTAATCTATGAGTGTGTACAATCACATACTTGGAGTGCCACATCATCAGTAACTCCAGATGATATCGAGTATTGGGGTAAGCCAAATTATTTACCTTTAACAAGCCAATTAATAAGTGAGGAACTTTTTTACGCTGAGGTTCATTTATCGAGTAATGTAATTTCTTACACACAATCATTTACTCAAAGTTCCGCAGTGACATTGGGATCATTAATAGAAAAGTATAAAGAAGAAGTCAAATTATTTGACTTAGACTTATATTATAAAAATAGTGCTCTGAACGTAGATCTAATCTATCCGACAAACTATTGTGAGGTTGATTTCCAACTATCATCGACAGGTACTCAAAGTTACGCGAGCAGAAGGACTATCTATGAAAGAAATACTGAAATTTTAGAACCACTGAAGACCGAGATGAATGTTGATATTTGTGAAAATTTCAAATATAACATAGTTTTTACTGATCTAGATGATTTTGGAATAAAAATTACAATCAACAAACAAGTTTATCAACAAGAAATTCAATGGGTTTATGAATCTTCGACTGTAAATTTTGAAAGAACTATTGACAAGACACTCAGAAAATGGTACGAAAAATGGTATCTTAGGTTATTTGTTATAGGATATAAAGCTAAAGTCGGTTTCACTGGTGGTTTAAATTCGATCTATTATAATAGTATCAATTTGACTACAGTCTATCCAAATGTTCCAATTGATTTTGATGTTGAGGTTGGTATAACAGCTGACTTTTATATCGAACACTCAGAGATTATTTTCAAAGATATTAGTAACTATATTTCATTGACTATCAATAATAGGAGTTATGGTATCTCTTCAACACCAATCCAATCACAACCATTTACCTTTGATATCGACACAACACTTGCTAATTGGGTAGAGGAATATCAAGAAGAACTACTTGATTATGGAATAATCGTATTAAATAAAAACAATATTCTTATATTTAGGACTAGATCTCAATCTCAAAGACTGGAATATAAAATACAAGTAGGTAAATCAAGTTTACCACAAGAAGAATTATACACCATAATACCGAAATTCTTTGGAAAATTTGGTGCATTGATTACTTCAAATGAGATACTCTTACCCGAAGGAAATGAAAACTCATCAATTATAGATAATGATCCAGCTGGTTTGAGTTTATCTTCAGATCAATTAATTATTCAATTAGCAACTTGGTCTTTTGAAGCAGAACAATTTGCTACTGGCCAAGTTTTGGGCATAAATAATACAGTTTATCCTTGGAATAATCAAGAATATAATCTGATTACACTTGAACCACAAAGTATGATTCTTGACTATCGTGGACCATTCTGGTCTACAATAGACCCAAAATGCGATGTTTCGCCTTATGTAATAATTGGATTTAGTGACGGATTTGGTGCTACAGGATGTATTGTTATTACACAATCTGTTGATCTAGGTGGAGAATTCACTAGGGAAGAATATCAGAATTCATTTTTGATCAATTTTGGAACTACAAACAGTTATACCGGTGAAGAATATACAATCAATGGGAATACCAAACTGCAAGATATAATTTATACACCAATAACCGAAAATTTATATATTTTGGGTGAAAAATTAACAGTCATGGATGGTAATACTGCTATAGTAACCAGCACAATAGATTTACCAGGGTTGACAGGTCCTGTACAAATAGGTATAAACCCAGTCAATGAGTATATTTATTGTTTATCAGAATATGGACTACACATCGTAGATCCAAGGTTAAATTTGATTGAAAACTCATTTACGTTCTCATCCACAAGTATACCGAAAAAGTTTGACTTCAATACAATCAATGGAGATTTTTATTTGATTTACAACAATGACACCGTATCTGATATTTGGAAACAAAATAATTTCACATCAACTTCGGATTACACATTGAATTTTTCATCCGTAATCACTGATATATCTTTCAACCCGAGTGAGAATGATATGTATTTTTCTCTAGTTGATAATAGTATTCAACGTGTAGAAGGTTCAACTAGGAATGTGGTTATATCCTACCCGTTTGAAGGTTTGGTTGGTCCTCTTTTCTATGAACCATCTGAATCTTCAATCTACATATTTGACGCATATGGGATTAGGAAAATCAATAACGGTCTTTCTTATTCATTCGGAGTTTTAACAGCTCAGACAGACAATTACTATGTTTATAATAATGTACTCGAACAAATAGTAGTTTCCCAAACTAGTCAGTTTGCTGCAATTAATGTTAATGGTGGACTTATTACTAGTGTTGGTACATTAACACCCGGACCCATGATTGTTAATCAATATGACGGTGATGTATACCAAGCATCCGGTCCAGAATTAAAGGTACTTGATACGCTAGAAGGAAAATTCAAATGGAGTGAGAGATTTCAAGGTAATATTAAAAAAATAGTTTACAACCCATCAAGGAATAGTGTTTTTGGAATTGTGCCGAGTATATCGGGTGTTTTCGAACAAAGTTCAGTCATTGAATTGAAAGTTACGTTGGGGTCGTTTTTGACACCGGGTCCCACTGATTCCGTGCCAGTCGAAGATAATTTATATGGAACTCTTGATCCAAATCATCAGAGAAGAAAAGATACTTGGCTAAAGGTAAGAGAATATATTAGGGGACCAAGATATAATTTCGAGGGTGATGTACCGATGGACTTGGTTTGGAGATGGGTGGATGACCAAACACCAGAAATATTTTTATATGATTTTTCTGGTGACCAACTAACAACCTCTGGTTCATATTCTTATTTGGGTATTAAACCATTGAAAGATATTAGGTTAAATAATTCTCCAAACAAGGATATTACAAAAAGATACGATTCAATAGTACAACAAACTATTTTTGAAGAGATAGTAAAGAGGATTGACTATATTGACTCAGAAACTAATATCAAGCAAGATCCATCTCCTATGGAAGTTTTTATAGGATATAATTCATCAAACGAGGGTACAAATAATTCCGTATTGAAGTTATATCAGAGACAAAGTATATCTTTTACAATAACAACAACTCCATCAAATTTTGATATTCTACAATTTTATACGAGACAAGATGGATTTCTAGTTATAAATCTCAATTTGAATTCGGATTTGAATTTTGTAAGTGATGATGAAGGAATGAATCGAGGTTTAAAACCTGGTCAGATACTTAAAGTCTTCATCACTGATATTACAAATACTAGAAACAAGTATATCTCACTGAATAACGGTATTACTATGAAGTTGAAATATGTATTTAACAAAACTATCATAGGCCAATTTATTGATCAAAATTTTGTAAATGAATTTACAGTAATTGAAAATTATCCAAAATCGGGAAAAAATACTTATCTAAGTGTGATATTCCAAATATTGGATAAAGAGATAGGAAGTTTTGATGTCTATGGACAAACAGAAATCGAAGACATAAGATTTAAAGTCGAATTGGGTAACAGTGGACAACTAATCGCACCAGAGGACACCTACATTTTCAAAACATATGATATTAATGAACAAGGAATTGATTGGACATTTTTGAATAAGAAGAGAAAGGAACTTCTAATGGTTCGCGATGTAATTTATTCTTATATAGGTTCTTACAAAGCTATAATAAACGCAATAAATTACTTTGGATATAATGATTTGGAATTATATGAATATTATAGAAATATTAATGTTGAATCTAAAGATTATAAGAAACTATTCAAAGTTGAAATTCCGGATATATTCGATAACACCGTACCAGGATGGACACCAAATGATTTTATAAAACACACACTTCCGAATCCAAATTTTGAGGATACAAATTTATTCAATTTGACATTTAGAATTACAGATAAAGAAGGTACTAATTTACTTTTTTATTCTTTAAATGAAGTGTTGATTAAACTACAAGGTCTGAAAATTTGGTTACAAAAAAATGTTATTCCACTTACCCATAGGATTTTGGATATCACAGGTAGAGCTGATTTTGTTGGTAATACTACAATAGTACACAGAAATTATGACACTAGAATTATTAAGATCAAACAAGATTTTAGTCCGTATGATTTTCATTTGAATGAGGCTTATTTAATGCCAATAAACAGTGGTTCAACAGTATATAACTGTGTCATAGATTTTTCGGTCGCCGATTTAAGTTTAGCATCTGAATGTTTCAGATTAAAAATCCGTACTTATCAAACTCATAAAGAGTGGCAACCATTTAAATTTTATAACCAAGGTGACAAAGTACAATATTTTCAACAGATTTATGAATCTGTTTTAGATAATAATAGATTGAAAAATCCAAGAAAATACGATAAAGTTCAAGATTGGTCATCAACAAATAATTACAATCTAGGTGATTATGCTAGTTATTACAGAGATATCTACCAATATATAGGAACCCAATCTTCTTACTCAATATATGGTACGTTTTCAATATCACCAGTAACTGATATTTTAACCAATCAGTCGTTTGCTCGATGGATTATCATGACCGAATGGAAAAAAGTTGATTATTTACCAGTTCAGACACTAACCGAATTTAGAACAGCAACTCACTCCTACAGCTTTACAGTTGACTCCAATCTTGATCCCTTTGTACTTATCGAAGTGACAAGTGATAATGGGTATGGACAAGTCTATACAAATAAAAAATCTTACGAAATTAGAGGAACAAAAGATCTGATTGACGATCCAGGCAAAGGAGATCCGATGGGGCCATTTAACCCAATAGTGTTTGTAGAAAATACTAGTGTCTCCTATCCAACTTTTAGTTCGTCTAGTACATTTGCAACAATAAATGGCGGTGAGAGCTATGAATATGTCCTCACTGCGGATCAGAAGATATTAGATTGGGAGATTGTAGAAATTGCTGAATCAGTTTGTTTGATTGATGTCAAACTTATAGCTAAAGATAGATTTACAGTTGGTGTTGTTGTCACTGCTGATGCAACATCAAAGACAGGATACTACGCGGTAGTCGTAAAAGCAGTTGTCAAGGGAGGTTTCTCCACAACATCATCTCCGTTGGTTGGATTAGTCAATGAAATAGTTTGTCCAATTATTACACTACAAGGTCAACCATTTGTAAACTTATTGCCACTTGGTAATATTAATGCAAATAGTAATACAAATATTGCAGCGATTGCAAATGATTTGGTTTACTGGGAAATAATCAACTTGACAGTCCCACCCGCAGATGTTGATGTGGTATTTTCAATAGACGGACCTGCAAATAGTGTAGTACAAATACAGGCAAACCAATATGCCTCGGGTGAAGTTGCATTCAAATTGCAATCAACTTCACAACTTTATCCAAGTTGTGTTGCAACTTCCGGTACTGTTTCCGCAATGATTATAAATCAGAATTCATATAAGGCTAGAGTGACGGTTAATTCAAATCCATATAGCACAGATGTAAATCTAACCACAAATAATTATACATTCACTACTACAAATGTGTTCAATCCATCAAACAAAACTGTAACTTTCTTAGCACTTTATTTTACGACAAACCAATATGACTTATATGTTTCGACTACACTTACTGATGATATTTATTCAGTTCAAATAACAAACTATAATTCAACAACTGATGGTGAATTTGAGGGTATCATAGATAATGCTGGATTCAATATACAAATATCAAAGTACAAATTATCTTGGAATCAAAATGGATCCCCTATACAACCCCCACCATGTCAATTCGATATTGAAATTATATTTCTATAAAAAAACCCTCCAATTAGGAGGGTTTTTTTAATTTTTATAAAAATTACATGAACTGTGGGAATCCACTGTTATTGAATTGGTTATAGTTTGGTTGTTGTGGCTCGAATGAAGCAACCCAATCTTGAATATCTTTTGAGAGTGTTTTTGCATGACTGTCATAAAAATTCACAACTTTGATGACCTCATGAATTTTCTTCAATACTTGAGAAAATAAATAAGCCTCCTCAGTAAGACCTTTTACTTTTACAGTAGATACAAGGTGATAAAGATAGTTAGCGCTCACGGGATCGATATCATAGCTTTTAACTTCTTTAGAACCTTTTGATGATTTATCTGTAATCCATTTACCCAAGGTATCTGTGAGTTCGATTGCGAAGAATATAGTATTAACATCATATTCAATTTTATCTCTAAGAATTTCTGTAAAGTAATCAAATTGTTTTTTATCTAAATAAAATTTCAAAGATGTCTTTCTGAAATGTCCGACATAAACTTCCCAAAGTTCTTTAGCTTGTGAATACAATTTATCTTTTTCTGTTTCGGATTTACCAAGTCCGTGATTGAAAGCCATAAAATTTTCTAAATTTTTTACAGCAGTGTCCAATTCGTTTTCACTTTCCTCTGACATAAATCGATAATCCTTATCATCGAATTTGGTTGTCATTTTTGGTTTTACAACCTGAGTTTCAATTTCTGGTTTTTTGTACATATTTAATTTTTAATTTTTAATTTAAGAAATCAATTTCTTGATTATCTTTTTGTTGTTGTTGGTACAATTCTTCTACTTTGTTAGCCTTAGCAATTTTTTCAATACCATATTTATTAATTAGACTAGAAAAAGTTGTTAGATCAGGTTTTATCAATTTAACTTTTCCTGTGTCCATATTGATGGAAATTTTATCCAATTCTTGTTCAATTAAGATGTTGATAGATTCTTCATCGAAAACATTCATCAAACTTTCGTTGAACATAACCAACATCTCCTTTTCCAAAGTGAAGGCGATTGGATCTGATAACTTTGTAATTTTGATCAAGTTTTTTTGAGACTCTGAGCCAATAAACTCAAAACCTATATTGAATGGAAAGGATTTCCTGTTATAAATTTGTTTAAAAGTTCCTATGGTTTCGTCTGATAATTTATAAAATTTACTCATATTATATTCGATTTTAAGTTATAATTTTATTTTATCCTAAAGTTTTGTATAATAAAATACCAGTACCCATAATAATTATTAAAAATAATAAAATTATACCAAAAGATATCAAATTATTGGCTACTTTTTTTGTGTCAAATAAAGAATATCCCATGATAATCAAATAACTAAATTTATCAACTTTTCTAACTTCATAAGTATCGAAAAGTTCCAAAAGTCCCTTACTGACTAAGAATGAAGACATATTTTTTCTGAACTCTAATATATAGTTCCTTGAAATATTATCAATATCAGCCTTTCTCAAGTTGTAAGGCTCTTCAAATAAATTTTCAGGCAAATTGAGAACAGTATACATCCTGTAAATATTATCAATTCTCGTACCATATTCCAACTCCAATTCTTTACCAATAGATTTTAAAATAGATCTATAAGTCATAAATAAATTTATTTTACGAAAAAACCCCATTATAATTATATTTTTTAATTTTAAAAATGTTTATATGGTCTAAGACTGGTAGAGACATTTCGGTTTACATCAAATTTTGATGAGATCGAATTCAGTGATAAAATCATGATGCTCATTTTATCGTCTAAACTAGACATAATTTTTATCAACTTATCAGTATTGTCTTTACTCTTTTCATTTTTATTCGTAGGTTGAATTGTCACAACATTTGTTGTTGAACTATTATTAGTCTCACTTTTTGATTTTTTCAAACTCTCAGATATCAAATTAGAATTTTTTTCTAAATTATTCATCAATAAACTAAATTGTTTGTTGTCCATGGTTGAAATCATAGATTGTGAAATAGATTTTTTTCCCAATTTATTTAATTTATCGAAGTCAACACTCGATGTAATTTGTTGATTTATATTATTTATATTATTAGTGGATAAAGTCATTCGATCCAAAGGATCTATTAAACTATAAGATTCAAAATTATCTACTTTTTCAACAAATGTGTTTAAAAATGAAGACATATTGTCAATTAATCCAATAAAACCATCTTCAAAATTTGAAGTATTAATATCAAATTCAAGACTATTGACGTTGTATAGTTTTGAAAAATCTATATTTTCAAATTCACTCTTTTTGTATCCATTTTCTTTTTTTATTTCCAAAAACTCTAAGTTTTTTTCAATGAGTAAGGATGGAAAAGTCTGATTATTATAATTAATAATTTTTGATTCGGATTTGTCGATTAAGTAGTCATATATGATGTTGCTCTTAATTTTGTCCGATATATTTTCAAAATTTTGTAAATCACTATTTTTACTTGGTAATTTAGGTGGGTTATTAATATCGTCGTACTTATACTCTATGGGAATTTGAATTGTACCAAATTGGGGGGTGATTAGATTTTCAAAAACATTGTCAATTGTTTTAATTTGATTGTATTTATCAACATAATCATTTTGTGTTTTTATATTTTGTGTATAAATACCCTCGTAAAAACTTTTAGTAGTTATTTTTCTTAATTCATCAATATAGTTAAAAACTGGTTGTATTATCGGATTCAAGTTAAGAATTTTTGGATTTGACAAATAGTCATACTCTATTGGTAATTTTATAGATTCAAATGCAGATTTTTTAAATTCTGAAATTTCATCATATATTACAGGTATAATTATTTTTTTTGTGTCTAAGTTTGGAAAATTATCATTTATACTATAAATAACAGAAATTTCTGAACTCAAATTTTTACTAATATTCGGTTGATTTTCATATTCAAATTTTGTTAATATACTTTTTTGGATTACATCATTTTTCAATACATCTTTATATAATTCCAAATTTCCAAAATTAGTTGAAATATCAATAGAACTATCTAGTGATTTTAAAATATCAAGATTGCTAAAGTCAATTTTTAATTTTTGTAATTCCAAATTAGTTGGTATTATTGATGTCTGAGGAGGATTATTAAATATTATAGGGGTTTCACTATCAGTTAAATTTTTTTCATCTTTTGTAAAATCTTTTGTTATTGGATCAAAATTTTGTGTTATTGGTGTTACCAATATAGTATTTTGATAACCAAATATACTTGTATTTTGTTTCTGATCTTTCAAAAAACCATTATTTATATCCAATCTTTCTGTAATCGCATTTTGTAATTTCAAAATTTGTTTACTTAAATCCTCTATAGAGAAAATTTTATTTAAATCATTTTTTTCTACAATTTCATCTGAATCTTCTTTATTTAAGTCAGAATTATCGTCTATTGACAATAAATCTATGAAATTCAACTCTTTTGGTATATCATAAAGATGATCTTCATAACTATTAATAATTTCCTCAAGACTTTTGGAAAAATTATTTAATCCTATTGTTATATCCAACACTATTGATAAAAACTTAATTTGTGAGATATATATAAATTTCGGTCAAAACCCTAGAATATATACAATATAACTTTATGATAACTATGGCTCGTAAACTTGGAATTAGTTTCAAATCCAAAGATAATCCAAAAATTAATGAACTCAATCAAATTTTGGACAAAATATCCATGCGGAATAATTTATCCGATAGAGAAATTGAATTCTTGGATAAGTTCAATTCTATAGACGATAAAGATTTAAAGGACTACAATTATCTAAGTTTACTTGATTTATTTTACTTAGTAACTCAAATTGACAAAATTATTTACTGTGATATAAAAGATAAAAACGGTAAAATTAATGATCAAATTGTCTCAATTGAATATAACCACGATGATTGTAAAATAGAACTTGGTTTGAAACATGGAAATTTGGTACTAACAGATAATTATCTTTATAAATTGATTTATGAATTCAAACATGATAATTATTCATTAGATATAGAAAGCGAATATTATGAAAAAATAACTCTAGATAATGATTAAAAATTGGACTAAATTTATAGAATCTATAAGTGGTTGGGAATTAGTTGGTAAAGATATGGGACCAAATTATCCACAACAAAAATCACCACAAACCATTACGAAGGATCAAACTACTTTAATAGAGGGTTCGGATGGTTTATTTTATTCTATGTCGGATTTTTTGGAATTGTATAATGAAACATCAAAGAGGGGACCTATAGATCCTAATCTACGAGATTTCAACAAGGACAATCTTGAATTACTCTTACAAATTAAAAATAAATAAAAAAACCCCTCAAATTTGAGGGGTTTTAATTTTTTGTTCATGTTGATTATGATTGTATGAAACCACCAGCTTGGATTGCTCCAGTTCTAAGAATTGTGATATTATTTACAATAATACCCATACCCTTAATTGGTTCTACATATGTATCAAGTACACCAATTTGATTATCTATTATTTCTGGTGTGTTGTTCTCCTCATCACACTTATTGAAGTAGTTATAGAGACCATTTCTATTTACATACTTTTCACAAATACTATCAGCTCTCAACTTGATTTCAGCTCTGACATCAGCAGTATTAAATCTCCATTGGAATTCTAGTAACATCGCTGATAGCTCTCTTTCAAGTTCAATGAGTACCTCTCTAACGTGTAGGTAAGAAAGTGCAGATTTGTAAAGTGTTTGACCAGTATTTTCGGTCTCAATTACAAATCCTCTATTTCTCTTGAACACAATCGGATTGACTTGTGCACCGTTCAAGTTTTCGATATCAGTTGGACTAAAGTTGACTTCAACACCAGCGATATTAGTAACTCTACCATTAGTAACACCCGCAGCAATTGTCCAAGGAGTAATTGTTGTAAGAGCAGATGTTTGTTTTCTCATGTAAGTTGTTGCCACGTAAGCTGATGGTGGGACGTTAACAGGTCTTCCATTATCGTTCACTGTTACATATGGATAAAAATATCCAACACAACTAGCTCCTCTTCCATCACCAAATGAGTAAAGGAAAGCTGGATTTGATTCTGGATCTCCACCTACAGCTATGAATGATGTTTGAACCACTCCCTCACTATCTGTGAAATTTACAGCTGTTGAGTCTCTAAACATCTTGTTACTTGGCATGTTCAATATACCCATAGCATCTAATCTTTCACCACAAATATCCACTAATTGTTGTTTTGATCTTTCTGTCAAACCAAGACCAAATGCATCTACAAGATATCTGAAATCGAATGCTTCCTTATTGATAAGTGCTCCAAATAGAGATGTACCACGTGACACAAGGTTCAAGATAGCGCTTTGTCTTTCCTCAGTACCATCTGGTATTGAGTCTTCTCTAACTCTAAATCCTTTAAGGGTAATTCCTTTGTAAGTAGACGCATAGTCAGTAATAGGGACATATCTTAGAGTTTGTAGGTCACCTCTCCTGCTCACTTTATTGATTGCAATATCTGTGCTTATTTCAGTCAGAGTTGGATCAGGTGTGTACGATCTTTTTCTCTGAATTCTAGCTAATTTCTTTGGTACCTCACCGTTCTCTAACATTGTTTCATCAACCGCAGCCTCTAAGAAATCACCAACTTTCAATTCAGTATATCTTGATGCGTTAATTAAAATTTTATTTGCTACTGGTGTATATCCAGCAGGCATTTCGATTTCGACTGTCTGTTTGTAGTTTGTTTTATCAGTTCTAATCCTCAATCTACCATCTTTATATTGAATACCATCAGTTGAAGGTTCTATATTATTTGATGAATCGAGAGTGTAATCTGTAAATCTCAAGTCCATATTCCCAAAAGTATCAAACTGCATATCTAAGTAAACTTTTTCAGATGTATCCTCTATTCTAGAAACATTGTACAATGTTTCATCAGTTACTAAATCACTAGTAATTGTGTAAGCATCAAGACCAGAGGCAAAATATGTACCGGTGATAGGATTTTCAATTCCTTGTGAAGCTGTCTCACCAGTTAAAGTGAAAATGCCCGAATTATAAATTGAGCTTGGTATCCTTAATGATTCATTACCATTGAATGTCATAAATCCGTTTGTATCAGAAAAAACAATTACATCAAATCCATTATTTCTTGTAAATGTAATTTGTGGTATCTCTGCCTCTAGAAGATTTTGATAGAACCAGTCACCAGTATTAATTTGACCATTTTGGAAAGCTAAGTAAAAATCAGAATATTTACCGATAGTCCCAGATGCTGTTCCAATACCTTGGATGTCTTGGGTCTTTACACCAATCTCACCAAGTGTAAATTCACTATCCTCTCTGTATAGAACAAAATTACCATCCCTTATATCTGATGGAACTGAAGAAGTTCCAAGATTGATTACTAGACTTCTGTCAGCTAAAGTGCTAGAATTTACCGAAGATACTGAAACTGATTGAGCTGAATACTTTCTACCAGTCGCAAAATCAATAATCATTGTTGCTTTTTCAGAATCAGTTGAGTCCAAAATATCAACGATTTTATTGAATATATCAATCTTTCTATGTCTTTCATAATTTCCGAGACTACCACCGTTTAGATTTGCACCATCTGTGTCTGTAAATTGTAATCTGAAGGATCCACTACCCAAATCTGTAATCGTGTAGTCGTTGGTACTAAATGTTCCAACTGTAAACTCTTTTGGAGTTCCATAAGTGCCGTTTATACCAACGTTGGTCCAAGAAACCTGACTAGCTAAGAAATATCCATTACTTACAGTAAAACTTAAGTAACCTAATACTAAATCGTTGATTCCAACCGAAGGTTGGACACTAGGTGCTGAAGCAGCTGAATTTTTAATTGTAATATTACCACTATTAGAATCTACGTAAGCTACTGAAATAAATGACGAAGTTCCTGTAATTCCAGTATAATTTGTTCTCGGAATAGAATAAGTAAACACAGCAGCTGAACCTGAGTTGATGAAGATTTGTTCTCCCCCAATCACCGCATATGGACCCCAAGATGTTGGAGCACCGCTGTAAGCATCGGGCATAATTGTTTCAAATCCAATTGTGAATGAAGATGTACTACTAAAAAATGCAGATGGTTCATGATAACCAACTCCATTTATGAAACCTTCTCTTAATAATGCAGTTCTTTGTACACCACCTTGACCACCCCAAACACCACCGTTGAAAAATGATATTGTTGGTCCAAATGCTATGACACTCTGTCCATTAGCACCACCAGCTACATCCAAAGGTGTATGTTCATATGTTAAGGTTTCAGCAATTGTCTCATTGTATGAGAGAAAAGAAACGGTATCTTGTTCAGTATCAACTAATGAATTATTTACCACAAGGTTGTTGCCAACCAAATCAACCATGCCATTAGGGAAGTCTCCTTCCAATTTATCAACGTCAAATGTGCAGAACACACCAGTTGAATCAGTGTCATCATTGATGACATTCTCAATAAAAATGTTTCTACCATTATTATCTTTAAAGTATGGTATCATTGATATACCTTCATAAAAATTTAATAAAGTTATATTTCTATCATTAGCAAAGTCACGAACTCTAGTTTTCCTAAGTCCATCAGGTGTAAAATATTGTGACCATTTTGTATCGACAGATAATTCAGCGTAATTTGTCCAGTCTCCAGTAACAATTAAAACATCGACTAAGTAATCAGAAGCATAATCCATCGGATTAAGATATAAAGGAACTTTTTCTGCCGTACCATAAGCCTCCAATAAACTCCTATCGAAACCAAATGTATTAGCGGCCTTGAAGATAAACAATGTTACATATCTATCAGAAAGATTTGTGAATGAAAGTAACCTACCAGCAGCTCCAGGATCATCCTTCACAAGATTATTGAAAGTCTCAGTATCACGTTTCCAAAACCCTGTGGTGTTGAAAAACCTTCTATACGGTCCTAGTCTTTTTACATCATTGTAAGCATCTGTACGAGTTGATACAGACTGATATTCAATCTGGTCTAACGTATCAGAAGTTAGCATAAGATTTATTGCATAAACTGGACTTGATTCTAACATTTTAGATATTGTTCTGTGAAAGAAAGAACCCTTTCTTTCAAGATTTCTGTCAAGTGCGCCGAATATATTTTCTAAATCCCTTGTATTTTGTAGTAATACAGGGGTATTTACAGGTCCCTTTTTCGAGAATCCTAAAACTAAGGATACTATACCACCTGTTATTGCTGGTGAGGTGATTATAGATGCATCGAATTCTTCTACAAAGATACCTGGTCTTTTGTATTTACCGATTTGAATTGCCATATTAGTTCGATATTTTTTATTTAAAAGTATATATTAAAAGAAAAAATTATATTTTTCTAAATTTTACAAATTATCAGATCTGATCTCCTTTTCAATATTTTTGAGTTTTTCTTCATAATCCCTGACTACATCATTTTTATTTTTTTCTTTTTTAAGTAGTAATTCACGAAGTCTCTGTAATTCTTTTTGAATATTAGATTGATCTGTTTGTATTTTGGTAATATTTTCTTCACTATTCTCTTTTGACTGTGGTTCTAATGGAGATATATTAGTCCGTTGTGTTTTAACATCTTGTTTCAATTTATTAAGTTCGAGTTCTTTTTTTCTCAGTTGTCTTGAAATATTGCAGACATCGACTTCTAATTGAGTGAGTTCATTATCAAACACAAATTTCTTAGTATCTTTATCTTTTAAAAAATCTTTTAATTGATTTGGAATATCAACATCCGATAACTTATCATTTGAGAAAACAGTTCTGACTTTAGTTATTTGATTTTGGTATTCTTTGATCTTATCTTGTAAGTCTTTCTTGTTAAATGACCTACTAGCAACCATTGGGTCGACTTCATTGGAAGTTTGTTCTAAAATAAAATCTCTATACAGACTAATAAATTTCATAAATGTATATATTGATTTGGTGATTTTATAAAAAATTTAAACCCGACTTAATCGGGTTTAAATTGACATTAGGTCCAACCAAAATCGTCCTTACCCCTCTTCAAAAGTTCGTCATAAAGTTTGGTTTTTGATTTAGTATTTAGTTTACCTAAATCTCTATCATATTTTTCTTTGTTAACTTCTATATCTTTGTTTGAAGTAACATCTTGCTTTTTCTTATCTTTGTCATAAGAAATTAATTTAGCAAAGAATAAATTTGAACTCTCACCGGAGTTTAATTTTATTTTATCTCGGTTGATTTGATAATTCGAACTATTTTTTGTTTTTGGTTCTCCTATGGATGGATCCGCTTCAAAACCTGCACTCAAACTACCAGATACATTCGCAAAGGTTATTTCAAATCCAGATGTAAAATCATTTTTCATAATGCCATAATAAACATTTTGACCTTTAGACCCTCCATCCGAAGACCAATCAGTTTTTTTGTAATTGATCATTTTTTCTACATTGTCATTAACTTCATCTTGATAATTAACCGTGAATTTAATTTCAACTTTTCTAGTTGTAACTGAGATTGGTCTCACGAATAGGACGGTATGAGTATTTGGTGTCTGTGACTTCCGTAAATCCTTTACTGGTACCGCAAACAGTTTATTCTCATCGGATTTCTGAAATGAATTTTGTTTGAAAGGTTCCCATACACAAGTATTTGGTTCTATATCATTTTTACTCATTGGTATTTCTTGACGTTCTTTTACACCAGATGCTCTCAAATTGGAAGATTCAACATTTAGACCAAAAAATCTTCTTAAAGATTTGGAAACATACTCATCAAAGTCAGCTTGATTTTTCAACCTAAGCATATCTATTACAAATTCTTTCAGTATTTCATTGGATGGTATAACCGATTTATTCATATCAGAAACTTTATTGGTATCTTGTTCATTGATTTTATCAAAGTATTCAATATCAACCTTTATATTTTCAATCATGTTTTTTACATTCTTGAATATGTCTTTGAATTTAGGGTTTGCCATCATCTCATAAACACCCTCTTTCCAAGCATTGAAAAATGGTTTATAAACCCATATAGATCCACCAGGAGCCGCTCCCGGTCTAGTAGGTCCACCGGGTGTACCAGACCCAACAAATGCATACTTTCTGTAGGTCACTGGCCAAACCTCACCACCAGATCTTCCTGATGGAATAACTGGTGTTGTGTATATTGAATTAGCTAACTCAAAAAGCCTGATAATTTTTATTAAAGGTTCTGGCTCTTTTTGGATAGAATAAGCTAAATCCAAATCTTTTGGTTTGAAACTTTTTAATTTTTTCACATCATCCAACGTCATTTTAGCTGGTAAGATTTCATTAACCGTCTCAAAAAAGTTGTTCCATAATTCCTCAACTCTTGGGACATTCACAGTCGATGGACTTGGAGTAGGTGTTGGACTTGGAGCAGGTGGTGCCGGTACAGGAGACGGAGCAGGTGGAGCAGGAGCAGGTGTTGGACTTGGAGCAGGTGGTGACGGTACAGGAGACGGAGTTGGAGTGGGTACCGGAGCAGGTGGAGCTGGTGCTCCCCCTCTGACTCTCTTAGCTAATTTAGCTTTTCTCTTAACTTCTTCTGTTAATATTTCTTCGGTCCTACCAACCGTATCTTCAAGAATCATTTTGATATAAGTACTATATCTTGTATTATATCTTTCAAATTTTTTATCCTCCTCAGATTGTACACTTTTAATAATTTCTTCATCATTTTCAGCTTTAACTTCCTCCTCTGAGTCATCAATTATAGATGGTTCGGTAGTTGGTTTTGATGAGGTTTGTGTTTGAGTATCCAAATCACCAGGTTTATCTTCTTTTTTTGACATCTGTACTTGTTCAGTTGGTTCTATAACAGGTTTTGTTTGAGTTGGATTTTCTATTTTTTCTTGAGGAACGTCTTCCGAATCATCTTTGAAAATTGGCTTTTCTTTGATGGTTTCCGGTGTTTTTATCTGTGATGACTTTTCTGTATTATTTTGGAATTCTATTTTTGTGACCTGTTTTAAATCATCTATAAGACCATTTTCTTCCAAATAGTTTAATTCATCAGTATTTAAATTTTTTAAAGTTTTAACAAATTCAATATACTCGCCACTATCTTCTAATTTTTGATCTGGGTTCTCATCTAATAAAAGAATTAGTTTGTCCGATAAATCTTTTAACTTTTTAAGATTTACCATTTCAATCTCACCCTCTTGGTTTTCTTTAATAAAATCGTAGTATGATAAAAACTTTGATTGTTTGGAACTTTCATTTTGTAAATTCAATTGTGTCAATTTTTTCAATACTGGTAGTAATTCTAGGTTAAATGGTTTTGCTGTACTAGTTGATAGAGGAGTGTTTGGGTGTTGTATCTCATAAGCTAATCTCCTCAACTCATCCATAAAATCAGAAAGTGTATCAAGATAGTTCTTGATTATGGTTGGATTAAATGATCCCTCTAATCTTTCCCTCATTTTATTACGAGCAATTTTATCATAACATTTTTGTACTAAGCAAGGTACAATTATTTTTCTTTTTCTGTAATAACCAGGTATATCAGCTTTTGGATCTTTTGGATTATATGTTGTTTTCACACCATCCCATCCTATCAAAATCTTCAACTTTTCATCATCATTGAGGGTACTTATACATACATTTTTAATTTCCTCCAAAGTAGACTTCAGATATAAAGTTGGATATTCCCTTGTTATTTGTTCAAATTTGAGTCTGTCTACCATTATTTGTAGACTGTCTTCCAAATCTCCCAATAATAAAGATATTTCTGCTCTCTTATAAGCTCTTTTAAACATTTGGATAGTGGAATTTACCAATCTACCAAAATAGGTATCTCCAAATTTATAATCATTTTGTAAAAATTCATTAACTAAATTCGAATTTTCGATCTGTGATTTGAAATCTGTTTGATTATGAATAAAATCATTTCTGTATTTAAGAAATTTCATTATTATTTTAATTTTTTTTATATATTAAAACGTCTTCAAGATAAAAATAAAATGATGTATTATTTTTTTGAAAATATCAGTGATATAGGAATTAAGTATAATATTGGTTGAATATATAATTTTGTAATAATAATTATGAGATTTAAACAAATTGTAGTAGGTGATAAAAAAATCACAAATCAAAAATCCATACTAGAACTTCTAGAACAAAATGGTTTTGATTGGTTGATAGACTCCGAGATAGAAGATGCGGACTTAGAACTAAAAAACAACACATTGATATGGAATGGTGGAGATTTTTATTCAGGATCTTGGCATTATGGTATTTTTAAATCAGGTAACTTTTACGGAATTTTCGAAAATGGAATTTTCGAAAATGGAAATTTTGAAGGTAAATTTTTGAGTGGTATCAAAATGTAAAAGTAAAAAAAATAATTTTTTTGTTATGGGAAAAAGAAAGTTCACCAAAACAAACGAAATTGACTTTTTAATGAATAGTCAGTCCGTTGAGGTAAGTGAGGGTGCTGGTAATTGCTTATTTTTTGAAATAGGTGATTTTTGTACCACAGATATATGTGAAGGTGTCGCACTCATGATGAGAAATAAAATCACAGATCCCAATATTTGGAACAGAGATATAACAAAATTTTTGGACATTGATCACGTTGATACTAAAAAATGTTTATATTGGCTTTCTGGTGGAGATGATGAGTGGGATAAGAGAACTTTCTATAAAAGACCTTGGAATGAATGTGACCTGCTTTTTCAAGAGGAATTTGGTGTGACAGTTTTGGTAATTTACAAAAAGTCTAGAACTCTAGGGGATTTAAAAAATGGTTTTAATAAATTTTTGAATTTGCCAGTTTTCTATGAATTTTCTTTAAGTAGAGATATAATTTGATTACGATCTTTCACTAAGATTATTTAATATATACACTTATGTCAAATAAGGCTCATTTTTTTGATCTAAATTGTTTATTGGATACAAACCAAAAGGCATGGATTGTTAATAAAAAAAATCCAAACCAACCACTATACAAATTATCACCGTCAGAATTCAGACTTATTAAAAATGGTATTTATCAAAAACAAGGTAATAAAATAGAATTTAACGGAACAAATTACTACCTGCCTGATAATCTTTGGAATAAACTTAAAGTTTTATCATCAAAAAATCGGATTAATTTATCTGATTTTGTAATAAGCCTACAAGAGTTTTTGAATAAAGAACTCATAGAAGAAATGGATTATGAATTGAAATTAAAACAGATTTTAGATTTGAAAAATGAAATGGATGATATTTATATAATTTGTTCCAAACAAACAAGAAATTTGTATCAGAAATTGATCGAAGAAATTGTTGAAGAATTGAGAATAAATGGGATCAAAATCAAAAATTTTTACTATTTGAATGAAAATTTTCTAAATCAAAATTCTGATGAACTCTATTTCAAAAAAATAAAACTACTCCTTCAACACAGTGTTGGATATAAAAGCGATACAGATAAATTTACGGATTTTGAAATAACTAAATATGACTTCATACATTTATATGATAAATCTTTACCAAAACTAAATTTATCATCTTCGATAAAACATATCTTTACATCTATGATGAGGAATACAGAGAAGGGCTTATCTGATGTTATAAAAGATGATTTCACCATTTCAAACCCCTCAATCTATATCCATAGGATTGAAGATAATGAATATAACCCAACACACATTGACAAAATTGATTTGTCTCTACCCCACCTCATCAAAAGATTTGAAGCTTTTGATAATTTTAAATCTTACCTTTGATTACTTTGTCAATCATCTCATTCAAACTCCTAGAGTCTACTATTTTACCAGTCTCATTTTCTTCATCCACAATTGGTTGATTTTTCTGTTCCATCATTTCAGAAAGCTCGTTGAGACCCAAATCCTTCCTCATATCTTTCCAAAATTTTTCAAACTCTGTTCTTTGAGTTTGGGAAAATTTTATATTGTCTCTTATCTGTGATACAGATTGGTTTACAACTTCGTGCATCCTCGCTGAATTATCTCCGTTATCAACTTGTTTTAATTGTGTCAAAAAATTGCGTCTTGTCATTTTTTGTAAAAATAAAGTGTCTGCATAAACTTTAGCGTCTTCCTTCATTTTTTGCTGAACGTATTTGTGATGTATCAAATCAGGATAATCACCTAGATATAAATCGACCATCGATTCCAAAACTTCATCCGCTTGCTCTTTTGTTTCATCGATGTCCTTATCATAGTCATATATTTGGATTGTGCCCAAGTCTGGTAAATGGTCTTCTCTTTTTGCTAGATATTTTGATACATCCAAATCTTTGTTATCCTCTTGAATTCTGGAGAACTCATCTTGTAGATTCTGTATTTTTTCCTCTTTTTTAGACATTCGGGTCAAAGAATTTGGTATATATATCCTAAATTACTAATTCCTCATGGCTCAACAAAAACAAAAAGAAGAGGAGAGGAAATTCATTTTTACAACCAAACTTGTCGATGAGGTTACTGAAAAAATCAACGACGGGGTTGTAATAAAAAGGTTTCAAAATCCTTGGTTTTCCAGTGAAATAGGTTTACGTAAATCGGGCATCACCTTCATGATGGCCGAAGATGAAATTCAAGAATACATCAAATGCAAATTGGATATTCATTATTTTGCTGAAAAGTATTGTAGAATTAAAACAGAGGATGGTTCAATTCAAAATATAAAATTAAGAGATTATCAAAAAGAAATCCTCAATCTATATAACAATAATAGGTTTAGCATTCTTATGGGGTCGAGACAAATAGGAAAAACTATTAATGCTGCCATAACCATGTTACACTATGTGACATTTAATAATGATAAAAACATTATGATTGTTGCTAACATAGCCGGAACTACAATAGAAATCATTGATAAGATAAAATCAATTTACCAACAATTACCGTTTTTTCTAAAAGTCGGTTTAAAAAACTGGAATCAAAGAACTATTATTTTTGAAAATGGATGTAGAATAAAATCATCCGCAAGAAGTAAGACACCAGCAATTGGTTTTACAATTGACTTCTTGTATCTAGATGAATTTGCACACATTCCCTCAAATATAATAGAACCATACTACACCGCGGTTTTTCCTGTGGTATCAGCAGTTGAAAACTCTAAAATTGTAATCACCTCCACCCCAAATGGTATGAACTTATTTTACAAATTATTAACCGATGCTGAGAGGCCAGATGGTGACCCACTCAAAAATAACTACAAGGCTAAAAGAGTTTATTGGTATCAAGTTCCAGGTAGATTTGTAACTTATCTGAGATTAAATCCACACAAAATGCATGAACATGGAGTTAGTAAGGATAACCTGTTAAAACAAGTCAACGAAGAATTTTCCGATATTACTAAAGTTGAATTAAGATTTAATACCGACTTAATGAAGGATGTAATTCATGTATTCAATAATGATAATTGTTCTGATAAGTTAGTTAGAACTTTTCAATATAAAGATGATGATGGTAGAGAAATACCGATACAATCATTTTGTGAGTTAACTACTTGGAAAGAAGAAGCAATAAAGGATATTGGTGGTGAAGATGCTTTCAACCAAGAGTATGGTCTGAGGTTTGTAAATGCTACTAGGTCTTTGCTCGATGAGAGCGTAATCGAAAACCTGATGAACAATAAGAAAAATTATGTTTATGAAAAAATTCAAGAATTGGATGATAGATTGAAGTTCTCATATGAAGGTTTGAAGTGGATTGATGATGATGATATATTTTCACCAATTATGAGAAAATCAATAAGGGGTGTAATTTCTGTAGATATATCAGAGGGTTTAGGTCAAGATTATTCCATAATTAATATTTTTAAAATTTCACCAAAAAATCAAGAGTATGTTGAGCAGAATAAATTTAAATATACACATTTATCAGATTTTTTCTGTTTGGAACAAATAGGAATATTCCGATCAAATTTAGTATCAGTCAAACAATTATCTGAGGTTTTTTATTGTTTACTATTTGAGTATTTTGACTATGAAAATTTCAAGGTGGTTCTAGAATTAAATAATTACGGTAATGAATTTTTAGCACATTTACCAAATATATTTGATGGTAAAAATAATTATGGTTCAAGTGTATTTTTTAGATACAAACATCGTGTTGATGCTGTAGATGAAAAAATTGGTCTAAAAGTTGGTGAGAATAAAAACATATTGGTCAAAGACTATCAAGAATGTATGGACAAAAGGAATTTTCTGATAAACAATGAGGATACAATTAAAGAAATCACGACATTTGTGAAACACATAACACCATCTGGTAACGTCAGATATGCTGCGGATATCGGAAATGATGATTGTGTAATGACATTGGTCAATACAAGTAGTGTATTTTCAAAACATTCTTGGAAGGAAATGGTTGAAGATTACGCTCCTAATATTTTGGACACATATCTATTGAGTCACTATAGGGATATTTTGAAAAATGTTGACTACCAAGAAGCTACAGATTATCGAGCTCTATTGAATGTTAGAAGGCAACGAAGAATGTACCAACAATATCAGGAGTCCAATACGAGAAATTTGTGGAATTAAGACATTTCCATAGTTACGTTAAGACCACAAGATTTCAACTTGTTATACATTGGCATAATTGTGTCATGATCTCCTCTTTTTACGTCACATTTTCCTGTAAAATGAACTATATGAGCACATTGAGAAGCTTGATTTGGCTCATGTTTACAAATTTTGATTAGACATTCAATGACCCATTCAAAGGTATTATAATCATCATTATGCAGTATGAGTATAAATGGTTCACTCAAAACTTTTTCAAGTTGTTTATCTGTCTTTGATTTTGTAATTGTAGCCATAGAAATTTATATTTTATTATATATACAAAGGTAAGAAAAAATTATTATAATTACAAATGGTTCCTAAAAAAATTGTTGTCGAATGGAAAGATTTATTTATTATAGTACTATTGTGTGTTTGTATTTGGATATATTTCAAACCATTTGATAGTAAAAAAATAGATAATCTTCAAGATGACAATTCGACCAAACAACAAGACATATCGAAAATTCAAAAAGAGAGAGACTCTCTACTTGTAGAAAGAAAAATATTGGACATCGAGTTAAATAGATTGAGACAACTATCATATTTAAGATCTGATACAATAAATTTTTATAAAAAAATTGCAAAATCAAAAGATTCGGAAATTATAAACCTGAGAGAAGATCTCAAGTTGTATAATGAAATGTTGGCTAGGAGAAAAAAAGAAATAGATGATCTTATAGATAAACCTATTGTTCTACCAAAATCAAAATTGGTAGAAAAAACTGCAGAAAAATTAAAATAATAGATGAGAAAAATACTTTGCTTAATAGTAATCTTATTTTGTCACTTTTCATTAAAAGCGCAACAAGAAGAATTTCCTAAATACTATATTCAAAATGGTGATACAATAGGTGTTATTTACACAATAGAACAGGTACAAAAGATTTATAATCATGAAGTTCTTCTATCACTTTTTAAAGATGTTAGACTAGGATGTGATAGTTTACTCAAAAGATTTTTTGTAGTTGTCAATAAATATGAACAAAAACAACTAGTTGATAAACTATTGATTGATCAATATGAAAAGAGCATCAAAGATAATGAATTAAGCATTCAAACCCAAGATAAAAAAATATTGAATTTGGAAGCTGATTTGAAAAAATGTGATGATCAAGGAAAATTACAATCTGGTCAAATCGAAAATTTTAATAAGATTGTGGAACAATTACAATCTGAAAGGAGGTGGTTGATTGGAGGAACTGTTGGATTTGGAGCACTATCACTATTTCTCCTTGGAACTTTGGTGAATTAATAAAAATCGTTTTAAAAATAGAATATATAAGTCAATAAAAAATATTATTAAGATAATGAATCATATCAGAAAATTTTTATCCTATAAATCTAAAAAGAACCCAACCCAAGTTGTTAAAGAATCGGTTCTTCAAGTTGATGACAATTACAAAGTACGTGTTATTGTAGATGTTAAAAAAACGATGGTTAATTCCTATATAAAGAAGGTATCCGATAATACACAAAAAAATCTAAGAGATTTTTATAGTGATATGGATATTGTCGAGGAACTTGTTAAACACGTAGTTGAAACTGGTATGAACGTTGATAATATACCAGCAACAATCTTAGTTGGTGGTGCTCAAGGACAGGCTCAAGGACAAGGACAGGCTCAAGCTCAACCACAGGCACAAATGCAAGGACAATCACAACAAGCTCAAGTTCAAACCGAACCCGCTCAGGATTTCGAAGAGGTTCAAGCTCAACCACAGGGACAAGGACAAATTCAAGCTCAACCACAGGGACAAGGACAAATTCAAGCTCAACCACAGGGACAAGGACAGGCTCAAGGTGAAGAAGAGGAGGAAGAGGAAGAGGGTGAAGAAGAAGAACTACCTACAGCATAAATCATAAAAAAACCCATCTTCGGATGGGTTTTTATTTTATTGGACAGTGTGTCGCGGAATAAATATATTCATCAATTTTTGATATATCCAGTCCTAGAGATTCACAAGTCGTTATAATGTCATCCAAACATTCACCCTTAGCCCCACCAACTATATGTATAGTTGTGTTTTCTGATTGTGCTTGTTTTAATTCATTTAAAAGATCATACAATTTTTTGGGGACGTGGAACCACTTATGATTATTTCCTATATAAACAATTATGGTTCCCTCAGTTGTTGGAAAGTATTGACCTTTGGATAGATTTTTTTCGTTATCTTTTATTTTCTGATAAATCTCATCATCAAGAATTTTTTTATAAAAATTAGCGTCTACATCATAATTATACCTTTTTTCAATCAGGTCTCTTTGATTTGGAAATGTGTACAAGTCCGATTTATTGTCTAAAGTTGGCTTATTATCATATAAATAGTCTTTGTCAACATTTTTACCTTCGTGATGATTATCAAAAATTTGATAGACACTGCCATATTTTGTCGATAAATCTTTAATCGATTTTATATAATTATCAGTAAAATATTTTTTGAAGGATTTTTGCACATCTACTATTATCAATACTGATTTTGTAGAATTGAATTTTTCAAATTGATAAATATATCTCATATAATGTATATATTATAGATAAGTTCCAATTTGATTCACTATTTCAAATTCATCTAATTTAAAACTTATTAACATTATTTCCTGAAAATTTTCAGGATCTTGCTCGAATACAACCTGTAATTCATATGGTGTTTGTGATATTTCTGGTATGTATGAAACTATTTGTTGATTTATTTTTTCTTGGGTTGGACCAGAGGATAACTTTGTCTGATATAGTAGTTCCAATAAATTTGTTCCAATATTAACATCACCTAATACATCACCTTTGTTCGTATAAACCAAAACTTGATATTTCTGTATAATCAATCTAATTAAATCATCTTCAATAAGTTCGGTGTCGTTGAACTTATTGAAAGACGGATCCAAAATATAAAAGTCGGTATAATCAAAAGCAGCCATAACCTATATATTAGTTCAGAAATAGGTCTCTAGTTTTACCCACTACTGTCATACCTAAAATTATCGGATCTGTGTTGGTTTCTAATAATTTTTGATGTTCACATATTATGTAAGTATGATGAAATAAATTTTGATCACAATCTTTTCTTTCATTCATACAATACTCGATGAAGGGCTTTGATAGTAATTCGAATAAAACATCAATCCTTTCAGGTCCAAAATTTTCCATCAAAAAAGTGAATGTATCTTCAAATGTAATTGTTTTATCAAAAATCAGATTATATAAATCTTGTCTTATTTTGATATTTGATCCAGTATTGTTTTGGGTAGAGTGACCAGTTAATTTGAATTGGTCCACTTCAATCAATATAGACCTAAAATCTGGAAATTTTTTATTTATAATTTTAACCAATATTTCTTTTGGTATTGTAAAATTTTCAATTTGACAAATTTGTTTTGTAATTTTTTTGAAAATTTCTGTTTTTAAATACTTTTCTTCTTCAGCATTTTGACAATCGAAATTAATTTCAACCAGTCTTGACCTTATACCTGGACTAACTTTATTAATGTGATTTGTAGTCAATATAAATCTGACATTTTTACTTGAAAATTCTTCTATATAAGCTTTTAATGCATCTTGATATTGTATTGAAGTTCTATCAAACTCATCTAGAAATACGTACTTGATTGTATCCCTAGGTAAATCTTCTACTAAATCGAGACCCATATAAACTTTAGAACAAAATTCATCGATCTTGTTTCTAAGTGTATCAATTGATGTATAAAAAGAACTATTTAATTCCAAAAAAGGTTTATTTTTTGAATACTTACCGATCAAAATTCTCGCAAGTGTGGTCTTACCCGTACCAAAGTTACCATAGAGGATAACATTTTGTTGAACACCATTTTCGAATAGTTTACGAATTCTAGGCAGTAGAATGGTATCTTCCAAAGTTTTTGGCCTCCATCTTTCGGATAAAAGTAGATTTTTCATGATTTTTTATAGGTTCGGTAAAAGGATAAGTTTTCAATATATAAGTTTATGATAGGTGAAAGATTTAACTTCGAAGATGTTTTTTTTAGGGACCTCACAATTTGTGTTTTAGACACTTTGGAGGGTGAAATCAATTGGACAAATAAATTCACTAGTGGAGATATAAAAGTTAGTGTACCCTTCTACTATTCGATGGCGGGAGATGACAGATTTTTATTGGATTCATTTTCAGATGATGTTGTATCTAATAACAGATTTGTTGAATTGAATACAGATAAGATACCTAGAGGTCATCTGACACTCACCTCTTATGACATCAGAGCAGATGAATTTGCAAATCCTAATGTTTGGTTAAGGATGGTCATAGAAAAAGACGATGAAATTAGAAAAATGTTGACTAAAGTCAGAGCTGTACCAGTTTCAGTAAAGTATGATTTATCAATACTCTTATCTAGTGAGATCGATGTTTTTAAGTGTTCACAAGCTATAATGGACACATTGTGGGTTTATAGATTTATGTATTTTGAGCATAATTTTATGAATATAGACGCGGTCATGTTAATACCAGATACCAACCAAGTAGAGATTCAAAGAGAAAAAAATCTAACATCAGATAATACAATAAAATTGACTGTTTCATTTGAGGTACAAACATATTACCCAGCTTACCGTAAAGATCCAGATCCAATAATCTATCCAAAGGGCACTAGGTGGTATCTACAAATGAAGAGTAATGCTAGGAGTGATAAATCAAATTTACCACGTACAGATGCTACAAAGTTATCCAAAAGAAAATAAAAAATATAAATTTAATATATAAACCTCATAGAGATATAAAATTGTAAAAAACACATATTTTTTATATAATATATACTTTAGAAAACTAAAAAATTAATTTTTGTCATTATGAAGAATCTCAAAATGGAGTTATTCAATTTTAGAAAATCCTTAACTGTGGACCAAATGGAAATTTCTACGGTGCTTGAGGGACATATGAATGCTTGTAATGAATTATCGGAGAAGGTTGTAATTAATTCATTGAATGAAAAACTTAAGCCATTCACTTACGACAAACAAGTGAAAGGTTTCTTAGAATCATTAACTGATGATATGAACCAATATCAACTTGTATATGAGTTAAAACATTTATACAATGTTTTGGACAGCAAAAACCAAGGACAACTTTACAGACAACCAATCAATGTGCTCTTACAAACAATCAATCTTGATTCAGATCAAGATCGGATGTCAAAAATTCTCAATGAATTAGCTGTCTATGACTGGGTTCCTGAGATTAAATTATTTGTTCATAATTTGACAAAAAATCCAGAACAAAAAACAAACCTTCTATCCGGTGGTAATGCTGAGTCAGTATATACAATTGTAGAACAAGTTGAAGATGGATATCTTTGTATGATAAGAGATTCTTGGTTTTTACTTACCGATGACAATATCGAAAAAACTCTTCTTGAAACTCACGTGGTGGATTCTGAAAAACTTAAAACATTAAGAAATTTAGAAATCGGTATGAGATTTGCAAGTCTTAACGATGAAAAAATTAATTTTAGAATTTCTGAAAATTTAACAATTGGTTTATCTGTAAACAAGAAAGGTATAATTTATATTAATGATGATGAAATGAATAAGGAGACAACTTTAGAAAGTTTATTCTCATCCCCAATCATTCCTATCGTAAATAAGAACTTCTATCCTGTTCTTTTAGAGACATCCCACAATCTGAATAAATTTGTCGAAATGGATGTTATCAAAAGAGTTTCAAATCTTGTTAATCCACACCTTGAAGTTTATGCATTTAACTACAAAAATGCTATTTATCTTTATAGATGTGACCAGAGATATGGTAACTCGTTCTTCAAATATGAATCAGCTATCGAGTTAGTAAATGAAGTTAAAAATGAATTAAATTTTGATTTAACATATTTCTATGAAAATAATCTTGAAAAAGAAATTGTTACAAAAAGAAAACTTGAAGACAAAGAAAGAGAAATAACTTTGAAATTAGAAGATGTACAATTAAACATTGAAAAAATTCAAAATTCACTACAAATGCTTGGTGAATCAAATTCCTTACAAGTTGCTTTGGGTAATTTAGCAAAGAGAAAGGACCAACTTGAAAAAGACCTTTTATCTGTTAGGGAATTACAATATAGAGAAAGAGAAAAAGAAAGATTAATGTAATAAAAAAACCTCCTTTTGGAGGTTTTTTTATTATAAACAAATTTAAAAACAATAGTATACTTACTATAGAAATTATTAAGAATTTAAATTCTTAAAAAATAATTTCATTTATGTACCTTCAGAATAAAGATCTATATGTAGAAATAATTATATCAAAAGCACAAGGAAAATTGACAAGAAACTCTAAATTAATGTTAGAGACCCTAGCAAAAAGAACAATTAAAAAAATGCGTTATTATAACAATGATGATAGAATGGATTGTTATCAGTCTGGTTTATTGGATATGTTTTCAAATTGGTATAATTTCAACGAGGAAAAATCGGATAATGCTTTCGCATACTTCACCGAAATATTTAAAAGGGGTCTAGCTAAGGGTTTCAACGAATTATATAAGAAAAAGGGTGATAATGACCATCAGATTAGGTTAATCTCAATTGAATCATCTAATGATGGTATGGGACTACATTCATTATGATTATATGAAAATTATACTCTATACGATATCACTTTTATTTGTGTGGGTAGAATGGACACAAATAACAAAAAAAAATGTGGTCTATAAAAAAATTATAGATGATAAACAACATTTACATTTATTCATTTTTTCGTTATCGAAATTGATGAATATTATCTGTGTTTTATTAGGTTTATCAACTCCTTTTTGGATTTACTATGCTTGTATAATTTTTATCGAGTTTTTAAAATTTCCCATTTTGAGTCTCAAGAATTTCAAAATTATAAATTTTTATTCTCTTATTGCGACATTTACAAACATTGTTATTTATTTAACAATTTTTATCCAAGGTGTTCTTCTGTTATTATTATAAATTGGAAATCTTTCCTATCACAGTATTCAATCATATATTTCCACTTACTCAAATTTTTATTATACATTTTTAGAGCATATTCGAAATTTTTTAGTTGTTTTGTAGTTGGTTTATCTTGTAATCTAGGTTCCTTTGTTTCAGAATTAGGTTTAACTTCGGCTACTACCCTAGAAATAGTACCATCTTCTCTCAATAGTTCATAATAAAAATCAGGATAGTAACTGTGTTCTGATGTTTTGAATTCTTGTGTCTCACTTACCCATTCGGTTTTTACATAGGGTATTCTCAAATGTTCAGCTCCCCAATGGATTATTTTGGAATTATTATCTAAATAAATCATCATTTTTTGTTCAAGTCCAGATCTATAGTATAGACCTCCTTGTGAATTAAGTTTTATCACTTTATCTTTGTTGTTTGGAGTAAAGAGCCCTTGTTTATATTTGGTGGGTTGTCTTGGTGCGCTGTTGATCACTACTCTATTTGATTTTGAATATATATTGTTATGGGTGTTCTTTTGGAAAAAGTAAATGAATCTTTGAAAGTTTATGGCAATGGAATTGCGGATAATTATAAAAATAATTCACTTTATTATTATGACAAATATCAAAAATCAGATGAAAATGTACAAAGTACAAGAATAACTGATATACAAATGGGTCGTTTTTATTTTTTTCATTATAAAGATGATTCTAATTGGATGAAATATTCACCTGTTTTTACAGTAGCTCAGAAAAAGTTTGAAAATTTAACTATTATTCTAGCAATAAATTTAAATTTTATTCCAATTCAAATAAGAGCAAGTTTTTTTGACCAATTTTTTACTGATAAGGACATAGACCTTGATAGACCACTAAATGTTGAATTTAAGGGAACGTATGATGAATTGTTCAGATATAGTTTTGAGTATTCTATAGTAGAGTACAATATTTCTCAATTAGTATTTGTTCATAGAATTAATATGGAGAAGGTCCCAACATTCCTTTATGCTGGCCATCCAATCAATAAATATGATCCTGAAAAACTTTATGACATTTGGAAAGTAAAACTTAAAACAAAATATCAAAGGGACCAAGAAATGTCACAAGCTTTGATAAAAGACTTTTACAAAATGACAGATGATGTGAATGAAAATTATACAGTTTTGAAAAATCACATCCAAAGATTACAGAATAGCTTTAATAAATATGGAAGGCCAACTTAAATTATGAATATTCATAAATTTAATATATAAAACAAATTTGTGACCCTTAATGGCTGGAAGTTATAACCCACTAAATCAACAACAAAATCAAGGTACTAGTAATCTAGTATCCTCTTCTGTTGAGAACAAAGGTTTATTTAATAGACTTTTGAGAAGCCTATCGAATTTCGGTATGAAGTATGATGATATGATCATCAGAAATACTATTGGTGTTGGTATGAATGAGGATCCATATTCTCAGAAGAATAACTCCATGTATGATTTCTTTTCTCAAAAAGCTGTGGCTTCCGTTTTGAATAGAAAATCCATACCTTATTTAGATAGGTCATACGCTGACAAAAGAAGAATACTCAGAGAATATTCTATAAAAGATGAAATCAGAGATTTTGTATCAGCGGTTTGTGATGAAGCTATAGATTATGATGATGAGCAAGATTTCTGTTCACCAAGTCCCATCTCTAATGATTATTCTCAAGAGATAAAAGACAAATACCAAGAATTCTTTGAAAAGATTTACAATAAGTTCGGATTTTCAGATGGTATAACAGCTTGGAACATGATGAGGGATTATATGATTGATGGATATGTCGCACTCGAAATTGTTTGGGATGATAAAAAAAAGAATATTATCTATTTCAATAGATTGAGACCAGAAACACTTGTGCCTGCTTATGAGCCAGCAATAGGTAATTTGTGGATACAATTTCCAGAAGACCCTCAGTTGAGGAGAATATTCTTAGATTCACAAATTGTTTTCGTATCGTATTCCACTCAAAATGATTATTCAGAAACATCTTATGTAGAGGGCCTCATAAGACCATATAATCAACTAAAAATTCTTGAGCAAACAAGAATTATGTTTAATATCATAAATGCTACAATTTATCAGAAGTTTACCATACCAATCAAGGGTCTCCCAAGACAACGTGCTGAAGAACAAATAGGTCAGTTGATTGCTGACTATTCAGAGGAGATTGAGTGGGATGATACTTTAGGTACTGTTACAATAAATGGAAAAAAACACTTACCATACAATAAACAGATTTGGTTTCCCGAGGGAGATGCTGGCACACCAGCTATGGAATTAGTCAGTCCGGAGGGTCACAATTTAAATGAGAATGATATGTTGACCTGGTTTTTCAATGCGTTGAAAAGAGCTTCTAAAATTCCATTCCAGAGATTTGATAAGGAAAATGGAGGAGGAACAGTATTTGATGATGCAGCCTCGATGACAAGAGACGAGGTTAAATTCAATAATTTCATAAGTCGAATAAGAGCAAATTATAAAGAAATTATTGTAAAGCCGATCAAATTACAGATGTGTATTGAATTTCCAGAACTCAAAGATGATGAGGTTTTTCTTAATCAGGTTGATGTAATTTTCCATTCTAATCAACTATTCGAAGAGTGGAAAAAACTAGGTAATTTGGAAAAACGTTCTGGTCTCCTATCTACTTTGTTGGGAATTGTCAAAGCTGATGGAACACCTTATTTTCACATTGATTACCTTGTAGATAAAATACTCAAACTCACACCTGAGGAAAAAGAGGAGAACAAGGCTTATTGGATTAAGTCGGCTCAAGGTGGTGGTAGTGCTCCAGAAGGGGGTGGAGCTGAAGGTGGGGCTGGTGCTGAAGGTGGGGCTGAAGCCGGTGGTGGAGCAGAAGCTTCTGCTGAAACCGCTCCAGCTCAAGGAGGGGCTCAGGCAGCTCCAGCTCAAGGAGGGGCTCAGGCAGCTCCAGCTCAAGGAGGAGCCCAAGCTGGTGGGGGTGGAGAATTTGAGTTTTAAGATTTGATTTTTTTGTTAATCAATTCTTTGGATTTTGATGGATTATCTACTCCGAACTTTTGTATCATAGTTGTTTCGATTTTTTTTCTGATATCCTTATTTTGTATTGGATACTCAACACCAAAATTTTGGACTAACGTGGCTTTTCTTTTTGATTCGGAACATTTACGACAATAATATTCTCCCCAACGATTACCATATTTTATGTAATTTTTGAAAATTACATCTTTATGTTTACCACATCCATCACATTTACATTCAATTTTATAGTGACTACCAGTAGACAATAATTCTATAGGAATTTCTATAGTTTCTCCAATCGTTACATCATAACCCAATTCTTCATAGTAGGAATAATTGGACTCATTTATTTTTATGAGTATTTCTCTAGTGAGGATCATGCCGCGATGTTACTTATATTAAAATCTATATCAAAAGTTGCAATTTTCCAATTAGAATTTTTATCGGGTCTATAGTAAACAGGTTGCAATATACCTTTGGAAAAATCTATGACATCACCGTAATCTGAAGGTTCCAAAATTCCATAAATTTTGTCGGTATCAAATTCTAAAAAGGTTATGGTGTGAGATATTGCATAAATATTATCATTTCCTCTGAGATAGGATTGAAAAGTGCTCCCATAAACTTTTTCTAATTTGATTTTATTATTAATAGTGAAATATTCTCTTTTTTTATCGAGGGATAGACTATCGTTTAATATATTATGAATAGAAAAATCTCTTCTGAATTGAGAAGATTTTTCGGATAAAAAAATTAAAAGGTCATCAAAAAAGGTCTCTTTTTTTGGAAATATTTCAACTTTATACATGGTGTGTTTAAGCCTTATATATTGAACTTAAATTAAGTTTTATACTCCTCCATAAAAAATCCTCCTTAAAAAAATAAGGTTTTTTAAGACCTAATATATAATAAAAATAAAAATAAAATCATATACATGAAACCAATCCTAATTGTTGAAAACAATACAACTCCTTTGAAGGAGAATGTACAGGTTTCTGGAGGCAAAAAGGAATATGTCCTTGGTGGTATATTTACCGAGTTCGGTGTAAAAAATCGTAACGAGAGAATTTATACGGCTGAGAAATTTATCCCTTGTCTCAAAGAACTGAATGAACGTATCAACACCATGGGTGTAGTATACGGTGAATTTGACCATCCCGATGTTTTTGATACATCTCTATCAAGAGCTTCACACACTATCAGAAAAGCTAACTTTATAAAAGAATCTAATCGTGTAGAGGGTGAAATCAAATTACTTAATACCTATTGGGGAAAAGAAGCACAATCTCTTGTAGAAGATGGTTGTCCAGTTTTTGTTTCTTCAAGAGCCGCTGGTGTAACTGAGAATGACGGAACAGTCACTCTTAAAAAACTTTTTACTTATGATATAGTTGCTGATCCTGGATTTGCTTCTGCGAGAATGAGTTCTATCAACGAATCACTTGGATTCAAAAAAGAAACTAACTTTAGGATATATGAAATGTCCGACGAGTCAAAAATAAACGATCTATTCAATATGAACAAGAATGAATACGTTACCAAACAACAACTAACTGACTATTCGAAGTATCTTATCAATGAGATTGCTTCTGCTAAAAAAGAAGTTAAGAATGCTGTGAAGACAGGTAACATGGCACCAAAAAAATTAGAGCAACTCTTAGAATATTATGAAGAGTTGAATAACACAAATACTCAAATTGTTAAGTATCTCGATTATTTAGCAGAGAGAGTTCAGGTTGTTGTAAATGAAAACACTTCTCTAAAATCAACTGCTGAGAAGTTAATTTCACATAATGATTATTTAGCTGAGAATTTAGAAAAAGCAATTAATTATTCTGAGTACCTAGCAGAAAATCTCGATAAGAATATTTCCTACTCTGAGTACCTAGCAGAAAACCTCGATAAGAATATTTCCTACTCTGAGTACCTAGCAGAAAACCTCGATAAGAATATTGCTTATTCAGAGTATATCGCAGAAAATCTCGATAAGAATATTGCTTATTCAGAGTATATCGCAGAAAATCTTGATAAGGGTATTTCTTATTCAGAATACCTAGCTGAACACCTTGACAATTCAATCGCTTATTCAGAATACCTAGCTGAACACGTTGAGGGCAACATCGCATATTCTGAATATATCGCTGAGCATCTTGATGATAATATTTCTTATTCGGAATATTTAGCAGAGAATTTAGACAAAACCGTTTCTTATGCTGGTATGATTGCAGAAAAATTGAATTCCAATAAAGTTAATGAAAGTAAGGACAATAAATTCATACCTACATTAGAAGAATTCGGGTTTGAAGAAATGCCAGAAGAGGATGAAATGCCAGAAGAAGATATGTACTCCGAGGAGGATGATGAGGAAGAAACATCTTACCTTATGAATATGGAGGATGATGAAATGTCGTCTGATGAAGAGGGTATGGAAATGATGGAAACTGGTGATGAAGAAGAAGGTGAAGAAGGTGAAGAAATGATGGATGAACCTTCTGAAATGAAATATGAAAAAAATTCGGATACTGACCTATCCAAACAAATTGACAAACTTATATTAGAAGCTACAAAACGCAAAGTTTCTGAAACAAATGAGTTACATTTCTTGAGGTTTTTGAACAAACGTCAGGTTGATAGTTACTATAATCTATCACAAGACGAACAAGAGCAAGTAAAACTTTACATAAACGAAAAGAGTTATTTTACAGGCACTGATGTTTTAAGACTTATTCAAGAAGCGTTATCAGCTCAAAATGAATCTCTTGAAGAGAGATTGATTAGATTGATGCCCGAAAACATTAAGCCAATCTGGTCCCAACTAAACGAATCTACTAAGAGATCCGTAATTTCACAGGCTAGACTTTATCCTGACCTGACAACTGAAGCTAATATCGAACACTTCTGGATGACAAGGAACATGAAGAAAAAAGAGCAAACATCGAAAACTCTTTTAACATCTGAACCATTAATCCAAGAAGATAGATTAGCAGAAAATGAAATGAAATCAATCTTAGAAAGATTCAAAAATCTATAAAAAATCCACGTCTAAAAAAAGGTAAAAATAAGGGATTTATATATAGATAATAAAAAAAAAATAAAAAAACACTATGTCACACATTAGAATTGACAAATCAAAAGCTCTTAAGAAGTGGGCTCCAGTTCTTGAGAACATGGGTGTTGCGGGCGAAGATAGACTTGATTGGATGTCTGAGTATGCCGAGTTTCACTCAATCAACGAAAACGCGTATGTAAACGCAACATTAGCAGGTATGGGTTCTGTAACCTCTCCTCAACCATCTATCTACGCTGGTAGCACAATCAACGCTGTAGCAAGTGGTTCCAGTAACTTTGGTGTACAAGGTTCTGGTGACCTTGGTCAAAACCTCCTTCCTGTAGCTATGAAGATTGCAGCTCAAACAATTGGTCTTGACCTTGTTGCTGTAAAGCCTTCACCAGGTCCAAAATTAGATCTCCTTTATATTGATTTCCAATATGATGATCTTAAAAATGGTGGAACGACTGGTCGTCCACAAGTATTCAAAGTAACTGCTGCTACATCTCTTGCATCTTTCAAAGCAAACTATCCGGCTCAATTAGCTCTATCTGGTGTATATCCTACCGCAGATGGTCTTAGAGGTGGTAGAGTTTGGTTGACAGTAGCTACTGGTGCTGCTGGTATTTATTGGAAAGGTGCTGCTGGTGAAACTGCTATCGCACAAGTTGAACCAACTGTTTATGGTGGTGCTGTAGAATTCTTAGGTTTCTCTCGTATTGATGGAAACCCTATCTTCAGAGCGTACAGACAAGCAAATTCTGAAAGAGTTGATGGTAACTATGCTTACACATTCGATGCTTCTCAGAATACATTCGTAAGTCCTACACAGTCTATGAAAGATCAGTTAAAGCTTCTCGGAACTTATTCATTGACAACAAATGATACCACTATTGAACTAGTGTCTGCACTTGAAGATCATCTTCCTGGTTTCTCTGCTAACTGGTTCGGACCAACAAATTCAGCTTCTGGTTTCTATCCAATGTCCCGTGATACCGATGATAACACATACTCTGGTGTAATCGGACCGAAGATTTCTTCTAAGTCTATCGCAGTTGGTACTATTGAAGTATCTTCAGCTCTTAGAAGAACTGAAATCGAAGATATCAAAGCTAACACTGGTATGGATATCGTTCAAAAGATGGAGTCAATCCTCGTAAACGAACTTTCTCAGACTATCTCCAAGCAAATCGTTGCTAATATCTTCAATTTAGGAGATAATAACAGATCTTCTGCTCCTCTTAAGAGTGGTTATACTTCTTACGGAACTGCTGGTCTTACTGCTACGACTATCTTCGATTTAGATACTGCTTACGCTTCGTTCCCAGGTGGTGAAACTACACACGCTGTACAAAGAAAGCTTATCACTAAAATGGTACACGCTTCTAACTACATCGCAACTGAAGGTCGTGTGGGTCCTGCACAGTACGCTGTTACTAACGGGGGTCTTGCAGCAGCTCTTATGGATATCGCTGGTTATACTATCAACCCAACTAAATCCAAAATCAATGGTTCTGGTCAGCTTTATCCAGTTGGTCAAATCGGTGACATTCAGATTTATGTTGATCCATATATGAAGTACAACGATAACAGAATCGTTCTTGGTAGAAAGAACAATGCTGACCAACCAGGTCTTATCTTCGTACCTTACTTAATGGCTCAGTCTATCAGCCTTATCTCCGAAGCTACTTTCGCT